TTTTAAATTCTTCTACAGACAGCACAACACGAACATTTTCAAAAGTTGCCAATTTAGTTGAAGTTACAGCCACGACTAAAGTTTATTACATTGAAGAAGTTGAAGATGGACAATTTGAAATTAAATTTGGTGATGGTGTTTTTGGTGTAGCGTTAGATGCAGGCAATATTGTTGTTCTTGAGTATCTTGTGTCTAATGGTTCTTCGGCAAACGACATTGAGACATTGACATATGCAGATGCTATTGCTGGCGTAACAACAATTACCTTTGTTTCATCTGATCCAGCCGTTGGTGGCGCAGACAGAGAAACAATTAGTAAAATTAAATTTAATGCGTCAAAATCATATGAAGCGCAAAATCGTGCTGTAACAGCCGATGATTATACAACATTGATGCTACAACAATCTACTGTAGATTCTTGCATTGTTTGGGGTGGTGAAGACAATGATCCACCAACATATGGTAAAGTATTCATTGCAGTTAAACCTACCGTTGGTGATGTATTGACGGCAACAGAAAAACTCAATTTGATTAATTCTGTAATCAACCCGAAAAAAGTTTTAACTATATCTACAGAAATTGTTGATCCCGAATATACATATATTATTGTTGGTGCGACTGTGAAGTATCAGTCTGATGCAACAATATCAACTGCGGCTGAAATTGAACAACTTGTAATTGACACAATTAAAACGTACAATACAGATGAAATCAATCAATTCTCAAAATATTTTAGATATTCAAAATTATCTAGGCTGATTGACGTTTCAGAAAGATCAATCTTAAGTAGTGTTACTACAGCACAAATGCGAAAAGAAATTGACGTTCAATTAGGTGTAGGTACACGATATGAGATTAATTTCTCAAATGCAATTGACAATGCAACAGATGGAAGACCAACAACTCAATCATTTGGTGTTGGTAATAAAATCACATCCAATGCATTTACTTTGGGTGGGTTTTCAAACTGTTTTTTAGAAGATAACAATGGTTTAATTCGTATCTACAGAGTACTAGGCATTGAAAACGTTGCGGTATCTGTTAATGCGGGTACAATTAATTACGTTACAGGTAAAATTATATTAACTAACTTTGCACCAACTGCGTTCAATGATGGTGGCACAACATTAAAAATAACTGCAACACCTCAAGACAAAGACATTCTTCCATTAAGAGGTCAGATTATTTCAATTAGAGATGCAGATATTACAGTCACAATGGTTGATGATAAATCAATTAGTTTAGTTAGCAGATAAAAATGAATGATGCATTTTTCAAGCCCTCATTAAATGTAGGCTCATTTATAGGTGAGAATTCTTCCGTTGATACGGAACGATTCTTGCTGTTTATAAAAGCATACTATGAGTGGATGCAATCTACAACTCTAACACTAACCAGTACAACTGGAACATTTGTAGTTGGTGAAACTGTTGTTGGTGCGTCTTCTGGTGCATCAGCTACAATTGTAGAAGTTAAAACCAGTTCTATTGTTGTTCAATTAGTATCAAGAACAATATTTAATTATAAAGAAATTATCAATGGGCAAACATCAAGTGCAACTGCAACCATCAATTCACTTAAAGATAATGTTGGGCGTGCAACTGGTAACTTATTAAATTATAAAACGCTTGAAACATCTGTTGACAAATATGTTGAATATCTTAGAGAGGAATTGTATCCTAGTATACCTGCATCATATTATGGTGATAAAAGACTTATAGCACAATACTTTAAAGACTTTTATCAGTCAAAGAGTAATGAACAATCCTATAGATTTTTATTCAAACTTCTATACGATGAAGACATTGAATTTTATTATCCAGGAACTGACCTTCTTCGTATATCGGATGGTAATTTTGAAAAGACTCAAATTATCAGAACGGTTGCAATATCAGCCGACACTAGAGATATATTTTTATTCTTAAATAAAACTATTCGTGGGCAGACTTCTGGTGTTCTTGCAAACGTAGTTGACATTAAAAAGTTCTTTATTGGTTCGTTAGAAATTGCTGAGATGACACTCAAACTCGTCAGCGGTACGTTTACTGCCGGTGAAGATATTGTTAATATTGATGATGAAGATTTATCTACAACAATCTATGGTATTGTATCGGGTATTACAGTTGTTGATGGTGGTTCTGGATATCAAGAAGGTAATATTATTACCATTACTGGTGATGGATCCGAAGCCCAAGCCATAGTCTCATCAATCAAAGAATCTCCAATTAGTGCATTAAAAGTAAATACAATTGGGCATGGTTATAGATTAAATACTGAAGCAGTAATCAACAACAGCGGAACTGGTGGTAGTGGTTTTCTTTTTAAAGTTTCTGAACTTGCAAACACATACACAGTAACTTCTGGCGCAAATACATATACTGTTGGTGAAATTTCTGGAATATCTATTATCAATAGAGGTGAGGGATATTTCAAAAAACCAACCGTCACATTACAAGACACAACAATTTCTTCTTTGGGATTGTTGTCCAACAATCTAATTACAATTGTCAATGCTGGTTCTAACTATGGCGTTGGGAATACACTCATATTTACTGGCGGCGCTGGTACAAACGCAGCCGGACAAATTGCATCTGTCACAGAAACTACTACATACGATCTTCTTTTTGAAGATGGGCAACGAATGTTAGCTGATGGTAGTTACTACGATATTATTAAAAATCAAGATTGGGCAGTAAAAGGTCCAATCAAACGTATTGAGTTAACCAACTTTGGTACTGGATACACTTCAGCAAATTTACCTTCAATTACTATATCTACAACAACTGGTTCTAGTGCAAATTTAATTGCAACAAACATTCAAGGTAAGAGTGCAAATGTTAGTATAGACACAGCAAACAATGTCACAGGTATTGGTTCTATTCGTGCTGTTCAAATTACAAATTTTGGCATTAACTATAGTGCGGCCAATGTATCTGCATCTGCTATTGGTGATGGCAATGCAAATCTTGTTTCAGTTGTTGCTGGCCTTGGAATTAGAGAAGGTGTTTTTCTAAATGATGATGGTAAAGTTAATTACAAAATTATTCAAGACTCTTATTACTATCAAGACTACTCTTACGTTATTAAGAGTGGATTAGCATTTAGAACATATTCTGATACATTAAAGGCAGTTATTCATCCTGCTGGATTGCAATCTTTTGGTGAAATTCTACTGTACAATCAAATTGATGTGTCAATGTTGATGAGTAGCACAATAACTACAATTGAAAATATTAATGAATATATAGTAGATATACTTTCTGAAATAGACGTTCAACATTCAATTGTAAATTCTCAAAGTAAAGCAAATCGAATATTTAGTTTGAATGCCAATACTGCTATTGGGACTAATGAGAAGTTGACAATATCTCCAAATCGTAGTTTGATTTCTACAGATTTTGGTGTTTCTAGTAAACTTGATTTCCATGTAGAAGTTGATGCGTTAGATTTAACTGGAACAATATATTCCTACATAGGTAATGTAAAAACTATAGTAAGTAACATCATAACATCATATAAAATTGGTGATCTTCCAATTTTTTGGCTTTCGGCAGAACAAATAGAAGGCTATTCAACTTTAAATTTTGATACTACTATATTACCTACTAAGACATATATTCCTGTTTGGAAATTAATTAACGGAACAATTAGTTTTTCATCGTATGCATATTCATTGGCACAAATATCTACCTATGCAAATACTCAAATATCGGCTCTTCAATTGGCTACATTCTCATCTAGCGTGAATCATGTCATTGGAACAGGTACTAATCTTTTATTAGATTTTGCTGTCAATGATACATTTTTGGCAAATAATGAATTCGGTAAAGTAAGTCTTCTTTTGAGTAATACTGAGATGGACATTTATGTTCCTCCATCAAGCCCGTATACCAATGTTCCTGCATATAAAATTATAGCTGGACCATAAAATCAATAAAGCATTGTATAAATAAGTAGATAAAATACTACTATCACAGTAAAGGACAAACAACATGGCTTCTCTCGTAACAAGCAAATTTAGAGTACATAATGCACAGCAATTTGCCGAAGCATTTACTGAAACATCAAATACTGTCATGTATTTGTTTGTTGGCAAAAATAATGCATGGACAAATGACAATAGTCCTCCAACTCCAGTAAATTCAACAGCTAACGTTGAATATGCTCCATGGCGTGATATGTATGCCGCAAAACGAATTACCTCATCAGACGTAACACATGCGGCTCCAAGATATGATTGGACTTCTGGCACAGTATATGTGTACTATGACGATACAGATACAAATTTAATTGAATCTGACAACTTCTATGTTATGACTGAAGACTATAACGTTTACAAATGTTTGTGGAATGCAAGCGGTGCGGCATCAACAACAAAACCAACAGGCGTAAGCACATCACCATTTACAGCCGCAGACGGATACATTTGGAAATACATGTATACAGTTACGACTGCCAAAGCATTGAAATTCTTAACTAACGATTATATTCCGGTTCAGACATTAGCTTCTGACGGTGGTGAAGATCAATGGGATGTTCAAACGGCCGCAGTTGATGGTGGTATTCACGTTGTTAAAGTAACAGCAGGTGGTACTGGATATGCTAGTGCGCCAGCAGTTACGATTACTGGTGATGGTACTGGCGCAACAGCTAATTCTACAATTACTGCTAACGTGGTTACAGCAGTTACAATTACAGCGGCTGGTACAGGATACACAAGAGCATCTGTCACATTTGCATCTGGTGCGGCTGCCGCAACAGCAATCATTTCACCAAAAGGTGGGCATGGTGCTGATGCAGTTGAAGAACTCGGTGGTAAGTATATTATGTTGAACGTTCGTTTAGATGGTACTGAATCTAATACATTCTCTGTAGCTAACGAATTCCGTCAAGTTGGTATCGTTCGTGATCCATATTTGTATGGCACAACAACTAGAGCAGTTGCTTCTTCTTTCAGACAATCATACAAATATCAATTGTCTGGAATCTCTGGTACATTCACAGTAGACGAAACTATCACTAGCGGTTCTAACACAGCATCTCTCATTGAATTCACAACACCAAACTTGTTCACAACATTGCCAGTACACAGAGCGTTTGCTAACTCAACAAGCGTAACTGGTGGAACATCTGGTGCAACAGGAACAATTGCAGTTATTACAACTCCAGGTTTACAACCTTATACTGGCGACATTATATATGTTGAAAATCGTGTGCCAATTGCAAGAGCATCTGACCAAATTGAAGACGTTAAACTAGTTATTCAATTCTAATTTTAAAAAAACGTAGGCTTGAAAAATAAATGGCAAATACAAATCCTGGTGGAGTGGACTTAAACACAAGCCCATACTTTGATGATTATGATGAAGATAAAAAGTTTGTAAGGGTTCTTTATCGTCCTGGACGTGCTGTTCAGGCTAGAGAACTTACACAAGCACAAACTCTTCAACAAGTGCAAACTAGACGCTTTGCTGAATATTTTTTCAAGCAAGGCGCATTAGTTGACGGGTGTGAACAAAATCTAGACTTAAATTTAAGTTTTGTTAAACTTCAAACAAACTACAATGGTAGCGCAGTTGATGTTGAAGACTTTAATGGTAGTATAGTTTATGGTGCAAACAGCGGTATCAAAGCATATTGTGGACTAGTTACCGATATTGACGGAGATGATCCAAAAACATTGTTTGTTAGTTATGCGACAAATGGAACACAAGTTCTTACAGTAAATACTGCACCAACTACACTTGTATCAGGAAATACAATTACCTTTTCAACAGGTAATACTGCAACAATTGAAGCATATTACACAGATCCAATTACGGGTGTAAATAAAATCTTTGTATCAAATACAAGTGGAACATTAAGCGTAACAACAGCAAACACAACATTAAGCACTGGTGTAAATCAAGTGCTTAACATAACAGTCATTTCGGATCAAAGAGCAAATACTTCATTTGCAAACTCAGAAACTATTTTTACAGCAAACACGACAGGTAGATACTATGCGGCTGGTGCATTAACAAATGCAGTAAGAAATGTCGTTGATGAGGGACTTGCTACAGAACAAGTATATAACTACGGTTCTAAGATTACCGTCTCTGAGGGTGTTGTATATGTTGCAGACCATTTTGTTAAACATACCACACAAACAATTATTCTTGACAAGTACACGAACGAACCTTCTTATAAAATTGGATTAGTTCCAAACAAATCTTTTGTTGATTACATTGAAGATCAAAGTCTTGTTGACAATGCACAGGGCACACCAAACTATCAAGCGCCTGGTGCTGACAGATTAAAAATTGATACAACTCTAACAAAAATTGCGTTAGATGCAACTACCGATGAAAATGAATTCATCACAGTTACAGAAATTGATACTGGCGTTGCAAGAAAAAGAAAAACAATTACTGTAGATAGTAAACTGGAAGATGTTTTAGCAAAACGAACACAAGAAGAATCTGGTAACTATACGTTGTCCGATCCAATTGTTTTTGTTCGTGAGCATTTACAAAATGGTAACAATGGTGGTAGATACACTTCGGCTGAAGGCGGTAATACAGATTTACTTTTGGTTGAAGTTGATCCATTTACATCTTATGTCTCTGGTTATAGAAATCAAATTATTGCAAAAACTCCAATAGAAATTGAAAAAGGTCTTAGCACAGCTTACGTGCAACAAACTAATACACAAATCAATTATGGACAATATATTGAAGTTAAAGAAGTTGTTGGTGGTTGGGACATTATGGAATCAACTACTGTTGATCTGTACAATACAGCACAGCAAGTTATTACAAACTTAGCGCACTCAACTGCAACCGTAGCCGGTAGTGCAATTGGTACTGCAAGAGTACGTTCTATTGAATACGTGAGTGGTACTAAAGGTACTGCCGATGCAAGATACTATTTTTACTTGTACGATATTGTGATGAATTCGGGAAAAGATTTCAAAGACGTTCGTTCCATTTATGATTCTGCAACACCAAAACGTTTTGCTGATATTGTAACAACTGCCGCTGGTGCTGTTTTACTAGAAACATCATTCAGCACAATGATTTTTCCGTTGCCATATGATGCAATTAAAACAGTACGTGACTCTGCACAAAATGTTGAAACTGCATTTAGATTTAAAAAGAAATTTGCAGTTTCATTCTCTTCTGGTGTTGCTACTGTCGCAACTGACGTTGTTACAGAAACATTTGTTGGTACGGATGTATTAAATGCTACACAGAAAAACGATTACTACATGGTTGTCGTTAACAATGCAGGCGCAAATGTAGAAACATCTGCATTGACTGGTACTCTTACTATTGCGGCCGCAAATACTATTGTTACTGGAAGTGGAACAGCATTCACTACACAATTGAATGTTGGAGACCTAATTAAAGTCAATAGTTTGACTAGACAAGTCTCTTCTATCACAAATGCAACATCGTTGATTCTTACATCTGCACATACAACTGGTTCTACTGCTAACACGTTCACCAAGATTATTCCAACAGGAACAATTTTATCGCTTTCTGGCAATGGTGGTTCAGGAGCCACACGAACAGTTAATGTTACGTCTCCTGGAACAGTAGCAATTGATGTTAAAGAAAACGCAACATTTACTGCTGACGTTATTGTGTCTATGGACAGAGCAAGTGCAAAAGAAAAAATTAAAACATTAAGTTTTCAAACTCAAGCAAATATTAATCCAAATACACACATTAATGGATTGTCTGGACCATTTGGTTTAGGTTATGGTGATATCTATCAGCTATCTGCTGTTTATCAATCATCATCATTTGCAGTTGCGGCATCTACAGCAAACACAAACGTTACTGCATACTACACATTAGATAATGGACAACGTGACTATGCATACGAACATGGAACAATTAAACCAAGTACTGGTTACGTTCCAACAGGTAGATTGTTAGCAGTCTTTAATAACTTCACACACGATACATCTCAAGGTGTTGGATATACATCAGTCAATTCATATCCAGTTGACGACAACGCAACATCAAATACTACAATCACAACTGGCGACATTCCTATATTCACAAGTCCTACGACTAAGAACATTTTTAAACTTCGTGACAGTATTGATTTTAGACCAATTAAAACTGCAAACACATCTTTAAATCCAATTGATGTTGGCACATATCAAGTTCCAACTTTTGGACTTCGTATTCCCGAATCTGGTTCAGATTTTAATGCAGATTTAATTTACTACAAAGGTAGAGTTTCTAAAGTATACATCAACAATCGTGGCGTGTTTGGTATCAATGATGGTGTTCCTGCACAAGCTGGTAATCAAAGAGCAGAAACACCACCAACTAAACCTGATACGTTAGAGATTGCAGAATTAACCATTCCAGCATATCCATCATTGCCATCTGAAGTTAAAATTAAATTACTGAAAAACAAACGCTTCACAATGCGTGATGTTGCTAAGATGAATGAAAGACTTGAAAGACTTGAGTACTTTACTGCATTGAGTTTCTTAGAGAAACAAGCAACAGATACGACAGAATTGGATGCTGATGGTTTAGACAGATTCAAGAATGGTATTCTTGTTGATCCATTTACAGGTTGGGCTATAGCATCTACATCTGATGATGGTAAAAATTGTTCTATTGACAAGAAAAATAAATTCTTAACGTGTTTGCAAAATAATTCAAATACGGCTGGACTTCGCTATTCTACTACTACATCAACAACAACAATAAATTCTGGTAACAAAGTTATGTTACCATATAGTGAAGTTGAAGCGCCAGGACTAAAACAAGCATATGCGTCTAAGCAACTAAGACTTGCAGAAGAATTAAATTTTGTTTGGACTGGTGAATTATCTGTCATGCCATTTACGGACAACTTCTTTGAAACTCAAAATGATATAGATAAAGCAGTTGTGTATAATGATGACAACGGCGCAGACAACTGGAAGGCTTTACAAAACGCATGGAATACAGAAGTTGCTCCATTAAATCAAAAATGGCTTGGTGGCACTCAACAAACTGGAATTGTTGCTGGTACAAATCAAACAACTCAAGTGGGAACCAACATGGTTACCACAGCATTACAACAAACAACTCAAGTTGCATACAATCAATTAGCATCTGGTAATCAATCAACTGCATCTACACAAGATGTTAAGTTTGATAGGGTTGTTCAAGTTGAAGCCGCACTTTGGATGCGTCAACGTGAATTCGTTATTCAAGCTAGAGGCTTGAAAAACTCGGCTAGAGTTTATGCATTCTTTGATGGTATTAACGTTACTGCAAACTGCTATCAAATTGAATTGATTGGTGCATCTACTACGCTACAAACATTAAATTCTAAATTTGCTGTTAATACTGCAACTGGTCTTATTGAATTGGGAGATGAAAACGTTTCTTGGCGTACAATTGCTGATGGTGCAAACACATCACAACCATTAATTGTTAAGAATAATCAAATTTATTTGTTGTTTCAAGTTCCTTCAACGAAATTCTACACTGGTCAACGTGAATTTAAAATCACCGACAGCCCAACAAATTCTGAAAGCACAACATTAACTAGCGCAAGAAACAACATCTATGCACAAGGTATTATACAGAGAACTGGCACAGTTACAATTAACTCTCGCCCGTTTAACGTATCATTTAACAATACAAATAACATCACAAACTTAGGTAGAAAAGTTGTTTCTCAACAGCGTGTTGAAACTGCAAGTGTGCCAATTCCGCCACCACCAGTTAGAAGTACCGACCCATTGTCTCAGAGTTTTTATGTTGATCCAGATACGTATCCAAAAGGATTCTATTTGACTTCTATTGATTTGTTCTTCAAATCAAAATCTCAAGACAATAATAGAAACGTTACTATGGAAATTCGTGAACTTGAAAATGGATATCCATCACCACAATTTGTTAGTGATGGAGACATTGCGCTTGTTAACAATAGAAATATTGCCATTAGTGATGATGCAACGTCAGCAACAAAATTCACATTCAAGAATCCTATTTACTTAAATGCTGGTAATGATTATTGTTTTGCTGTTAAACCTGAGAACAACGATCCAGACTATGCAATTTGGGTTGCTGAATTGGGCGCAATTGATATCACTAATCCAGACAAGCAAACAAGAATTGAACAAGCATACAATAGCGGATTGTTATTCACATCTTCTACCGATAGGACGTGGACTGCAAAACAAAATATTGATATGAAATTTACAATGAGAGTTGCAGAATTCAGCACTTCTGCTAAACTTGCATATTGGACCAATATTTCAGTACCAACTGCATTCACATACGATGCATTGACTCCTGCTATTAGCGATCAGATTCTTCCTGGAACAAGTATCAGTTACGACATTAAGACAGCAGACAGCACATATGCAGTTGATTCTGATTATACGACACTCAAGAATTATGAAAGATTGATATTACGTTCCAGAAAACAAATCTCAACAACTACGGCAGAGACAGCAAATGCATTCAAGTCTCTGCAAGTAAGAGCAACATTGTCTACAACGAATAAGTTTATCAGCCCATATATTGATGATGAGAATATCATCTTTCACTTTGATAAGAATGTTATCAACAATTCTTATGAAACAGCAATAACTGGTACAGTCAGATATGGATCAAGCAACAATATTGTTGTTGGTTCTGGCACAAGTTTTACAACTGAAGTATTTCCTGGTGAATATGCATATTTCGGTGATGAGTATCGTAGAATTGCTTCAGTATCAAATAATACATACTTGACTGTTACAAATAACTTTACTACAGCTAATGCTGTTAGTCAAGCAATGACTATTCGCAATGAAGAAAATCCAACAGGACCATATTCTTCAGAGTCTAGATACATTACTAAAGTTGTGACGTTGAATGACGGATTTGAAGCAACCGATTTGGTTACGTACTTGAGAATCAATCGCCCACCAGGAACTTCAATTAAAGTCTATGCTAAATTATTGAATGAAAACGATACAGATGCGTTTGATGATAAATTCTATACTCCTATGGAATTGGTTGGAACAGAAACGTTCACACTCAATCAAAATGAATACAAAGAAGAGAAATTCATTGTTCCGTCTGCAACAAAAACTGGTGGTTCTGAATTGCTTTCTGGTACAGTTGCAACCTCTAATACGTCAACTACAGTTACTGGCACATCTACTCGCTTCATTGAAGACTTGAAGATTGGTGACACAATTGCTGTTGGCTTGGCTAGAACAGAGCGTGTAGTTTCTACGATTGCAAATAACACATCATTGACAGTTGAATCTGTATATTCTACAATTTCTTCTGGAGAAAACGTTTTCCGTGTTCTAAATAACACAGTCGCATATACAACACCCGATGGAAGAACATTCCAAGGATACAAGTATTTTGCTATTAAGATTGTTTTCTTATCTGGTAATCCAAGCTATGCGGCAAAAGTTAAAGATTTGAGAGGGATAGCATTAGCATGATAGTTGAAAAGATTAAAATTGCAGAACCTGTTCGTGGGTTTACCGAAAGAGATAGGAACTCTAAAGCTATACTAAATACAGACATGGATTCATTATTGAAATACAAAATTCAGAAAAGAAAAATTTCTGATATAAATAAGAGTAGAAATGATATTGCTTTGATTCGTGACGAAGTGGACAGTATTAAATCAGACCTCAGCGAAATCAAACAATTATTGTTAAAAATTACTAAAGAGAGAAAAGAATAATGGCAATATCACAAGTAGCGTTATCAAACACGTTTAACGAATTTAGAAGCACGTTCAATGATGCGGCTAATACAGTAAACACTTTAGTTCCTAGTGCGAATGCAATTTCCGCAAATACATTAAGTTTGGGTGGTACTACAGACGCATCTTCAACCACTACAGGAACTTTGATTGTTGCTGGTGGTGTTGGTGTTGCTAAGAAATTATATGTTGGAACTGATTTGTCTGTTGCTGGAAATGCAACTTTCACAGGAAATGTAACCTTCTTAGGTTCAAATTCTGAAATTAGCACCACACAAATTAATATTAATGATTCATTACTTCAATTAGCAAATAACAATACATCAAATACTGTTGACATTGGTTTGTTTGGGCAGTATAATTCTGGTTCTGGAAATGTTCATTCGGGACTTTTCAGAGATGCTTCAGATGGTATTTGGAAATTCTTTAAAGATTATAATGTAGAACCTGACTCAACAATTAATATATCAGGCAATGGATTCTCTTATGCAAATGTGGGTATTGGCGCTCTTTCAGCGGCTAATAATATTACCATAGGAACAGGGCAAGCATATCAGATTAATGGTGCAAATGTATTGTCTAGCACAGTTCTAGGTAGTACTGTAGTAACCTCGTCACTCACAACTGTTGGAACAATTGGTTCTGGTGTTTGGCAAGGTACAGTAATTACTCCTACATATGGTGGTACAGGTTTATCAACCTTAACAGCAAACAGCGTTATTATTGGTAACGGCACATCTAATCCAACTTTTGTAGCACCCAGTTCTAATGGCAACATTTTAACGTCCAACGGCACTAATTGGATATCGTCTGCACCAGCGGCAAGTACTGGTGTAACAGCAGGTAAAGCTATCGCATTCGCAATAGTCATGGGATTTTAAGGAAAAACTATTATGGCAAACACAAATATCACAGCAGTAACAGCCATTTATGGCAAAACTACATATTTAACACCTCAAGTAGCAACTCCTGTTGTTTTACTAGCGAATGCGGCCGGGTCTGCAAACACTTGTAAAATCAATCAGATTGTCGCTTCAAACATAAGTTCATCAAGTGCAGTAAATGCATCATTGTGGATATACACTAATGGCGCACAAGCGCAGAATAGTGCTCCAACAAGTGGTGTTTCTCATTGTGTAGCAAATGCTATTTCTGTTCCTGTTAATGCTTCTTTGATTCTTGTTGATAAGACAACAGCAATTTATTTAGAAGAAGGAACATCAATTGTAGTTTCTTCGGGTACTGCAAATGGAATCACATACTCGTTGTCATACGAATTAATCTCTTAAAAAGTAATTTAACATGTCATTGCGATATACTGGCAATATTGTTTCAGCCGGTTTGAACGGCATCAACTATCCTGTCACAGCGGTGGAGTACCTTGTCGTTGCAGGTGGTGGTGGTACTGGAGCAACAGCTAATCCAAATGCTGGTTCTGGTGGTTCTGGTGGTGGAGGTGCTGGTGGTTTAATCAGCGGCATAAATTATCCAATAACTGTGGGTTCATCTATTACTGTAACTGTTGGTGCTGGTGGTGCTGGTGGTGCAAGTGGTGCTCAAGGTGTGAATGGTGATAATTCTGTATTTGGCACAGTCACCGCTAATGGCGGTGGTGGATCAGCGGGACATAGTACATCTGGCACTCCAACTGGCGCTTCTACAGCAGGTTCTGGTAGTGGCGGTGGTGGTTTTGGCGGTCAAAGTGCTAATGGTGGAATATACGGGCAAGGCAACGCCGGCGGTGTACCACAGAATAGTGGCGGTGGCGGTGGTGGCGCAGGAGCAATCGGTGTGGCAGCAATAGCTGGTTCTCCCCAAAACTGCTCTGGGTCTAGTGGAGGAGCAGGTATTACATCATCCATTTCTGGTACATCAATTCAATATGCAGGCGGTGGCGGCGGAGGTTGTTATAATGGTGATTATTCTTTTGGATTTGGTGTTGCAGGTGGTGGTAATGGTGGTGGATATTCTGTTCGAGCAACATCAGGTTTAAATAATACAGGCGGTGGCGGTGGCGGCGTGGGTAGTGTGTATGCTAATAGCACATGGTTATACGCCGCTGGAACTAATGGTGGTTCTGGCATAGTCATCATCCGTTATCCTTCATACTTAGCCCAAGCCACATCAACAACTGGATCACCAGAAACATACATTACCGGTCAGTATCGGGTGTATAAATTCGTTGCATCTGGCACAATTACATTCTGAGGATATATGGCACAAGGTATTTTTACACTCAAACAAGTTAACCAAGCTATTCGTCAAACCGCATGGCCTTCTTCTGTTTTGTCTAATGGATATTCTGTTAATTTAAAGGCATCTATAGATTCTGGATTAGGATTAACTGGACCATCAAGTTTTAACGCAACAGGCGATTTTACAATTGAAGGTTTTGTTAATGAAAATTCAGTTACTCAAAACTTTTCAGGTCAACCAAGATATTTTAATTTTGGTGCAAGTAATTTTGCTGTAGTTTCTCAAGTGGATGGAGCAATTAGAACAGATATTAACGGTCAAACTTTTACTTCATCATCTAGTATTCTTAGTTTAGGTGCTTGGAGACATTGGGCTGTTACTAGAAGCGGCACATCTGTTAAGTTATTTTACAACGGTGTTAACGTTGCTAGTGGAACTGTTAGTGGAACCGTAACAATGGCAGGTGCTTGTTTTATTGGTTGCTATGGCTTTGGCGGCAATTCCAATGTTTCAGGAAATATGTCCAATTTTAGATTGGTTGTTGGAACTGCTCTTTATACAACCACGTTTACTCCGCCAACATCACCATTAACAGCAATATCCGGAACACAATTATTAACTTGTCAGAATCAAGTCATTATTGATAATTCATCCAATGCTATAGCAATAAACGGTGGCTCACGCTCAGATACTGTAAATCCATTTACGTCAACTGTAAAACCTTCCTCAGTCCAATATTTAGTTGTTGCTGGTGGTGGTGGTGGCGCAACTCAACATGGTGGTGGAGGCGGTGCTGGTGGATTACTTCAAGGAATTTTACCTATAACAATTGGTACACCTTTAACAGTTACAGTTGGTGGCGGTGGAACAGGGTCAGCAGGAACATCTAGTCAAGCGGGTCTTGTTGGTGGAAGTGGTCAAAATTCAGTTTTTAGTAGTATTACTTCAAGTGGTGGTGGTGGTGGCGCACCCTATAGATATACAAGTGATATACAAGGTGTTGCAGGCGGCTCGGGCGGTGGAGGCTGTGCAACAGATTTTTCTGCAACTTCAGTAGGCGGTCAAAGAATCTTTGGGCAAGGTAACAATGGTGGAAATGGAAGACCCGGAACAGGAAGTAACTATCTTGCGGGTGGTGGTGGAGGAGCAGGAACACAAGGTGAATCACCAATAGGATCAAGTAATGTTGCTGGTTTTGGTGGTGCAGGCATTGCATCTGCTATATCTGGCACAGTAACTACTTATGCGGGTGGTGGTGGTGGCGGTACGCCTAATTCTGGTGGAATTGGAGGGACGGGTGGTGTAGGTGGTGGCGGAACAGGTGGTTCTGCAACTGTTGTTGGAACGGCGGGCACTACAAATACTGGTGGCGGAGGTGGTGGTGCAAGCGGGCAAGGTATTACTGCGTACAATGGCGGTTCAGGCATCGTCATCATTTCATATCCAGATATTTACAATATACCCACAGCATTAACTTATGGTTATCAACAGGGTGAACTTGCTTTTAGTTCTACAAGCGGATCGGGTAGTTTAGTTGGGGCAGGCGGGCTTGGCGGTAACATGATTGTGTACCCCAATTCAAATAATTCTAGTTTTGCTTTTGGTACAAGCAATTTCACTATTGAACTTTGGTTCTACACCACTTCTTTTTCGTCTTCACCTGTTCTTTATGACAGCCGCCCTTCTGCTACGCAAGGCGCTTATCCGTGCATTTATGTCGATGTGAGTGGTGTGATCTATTGGTATGTCAATACTAGCGCACCAATTGTTGGATCTACATTAAGTTTAAATACTTGGTATCACGTTGCTGTGGCTCGTTCTGGATCAAGCACTAAAATGTTTATTAATGGAACTCAAGTTGGTTCTACATACACAGATACAAATACATATTTAAACTCATACCCGTTTCTTGCATCAAGTTCATTTAGCGTTGGAAATAACTATCTTGCTGGCGCTATGACAAATGTCAGGGTTAATAACACAACTGCTGTTTACACAAGTAACTTTACTGCACCAACAGCACCTTTAACCAATATATCGGGAACGGTTTTGTTGTTGACTTGTAATTCAAATGCGTATTTGACTGACTCTTCTTCAAATCAATGTTTAATGCGATCGGCAGGACCAGCGGAGTGGAGTTCTATATCTCCATTTCCTACTGGTATGGGATACAAAAATCGTGTGTACAGTTGGAAAGCATCTGGAACAGTCACATTTTAAGGACAAAGCATGAGTCAAACTTTATTAGGTGGATTTATTTCCGCAACTTTTAATCCACTAGCAGGTGATAAACCGACCACAGTTGAATATCTAGTTGTCGCAGGTGGAGGTGGTGGCGGTGGTAATGGTTCTTCACAAGGTATTGCTGGAGGTGGTGGTGCGGGTGGTCTTTTAACTGCCGCTAATTTTGCTGTTGCCGCAGGATCTGCTTTAACCATTACTGTAGGTGCAGGTGGTGCAGGTGGTGCATCTGGATCAAATAAAGGTTCAAATGGAACTGATTCTATTTTTAGTTCTATTGGTGCTGTTGGAGGCGGTGCGGGCGCATCAGGTAGAGATGGAAGCGTAGCTGGTACTACTGGTGGATCAGGTGGTGGTGGTGGCGGAGGTGGCGGTGGTTCTAATCAAACGGGTTTGGCTGGTACGCCAGGTCAAGGAAACGCTGGTGGAAATGGTAGTACATCTGGTCAAAACTATCCCGGTGCAGGTGGTGGCGGTGCAGGTTCCGTAGGTGAATCTGGTCCAGGAAATAGATTTGGCGGCCAAGGCGGTACTGGTTTGTGTTCGTCTATCACTGGCACACGGGTGTTTTACGCTGGCGGTGGCGGTGGCGGCATCAATATGTACAATAGTGCATATCTTGCTTCTTTGCCTACTGGTGGAGGTGGTGGAGGCGGTGGTCGTAACTCCAACGGATTTCCTGGAACAGCAGGCACTGGAGGCGGTGGTGGAGGCGGTGGTGGAGATGACGCACACTCTGGCGGAACTGGTGGTTCTGGCATTGTCATCATTCGTTACCCTGTATCACAATTAGCACCCACTTCTACAACAGGAAACCCTCAGATAAACTACGCTGATGGGTATCAGATATATATATTCACAAGTAGTGGAACAATTACTTTTTAAACGGAGATAAAATATGGCACATTTTGCTAAAGTAGAAAACGGTGTAGTGACTTCAGTCATTGTGATCGATCAAGAAACATTAAACACAGGTCATTGGGGTGACCCATCATTGTGGGTTCAAACATCTTACAACACTTCGGGCGGACAACATCCTGAAGGGCGTCCATTGCGTAAAAATTATGCAGGTATTGGATACACCTATGATGTGCAAAGAGATGCATTTATTCCTCCTAAACCTTTTGCTTCTTGGGTGATAAATGAAACAACTTGTTTGTGGGATGCACCAACACCTATGCCTGTTGAAGAAGGTAAGACATTTATTTGGAATGAACCTACAACATCTTGGGTTGAGTATGTAATACCAACAACACCATCTGTTACTGAAACACCCTCTGCTAATACGCCTTATATTTACCCACCAGCCTAATAGGAATAATCATGGCTCAATATAGTGGAATGTGGACGTTAAGTCAGGTCAGTCAAGCGGTTAAAAACCAGACTTGGACGGGTCTGCCTCCGTCTGTTGTTGAATATTTGGTTGTTGCTGGTGGTGGTGGAGGTGAAAACGGTGGAGGTGGCGCTGGTGGTTTACTTGCAGGGCATGTAGGCATCATTCCTGGTGCATCTTACTTTGTGACAGTTGGTGCTGGAGGCACTGGTGTTTCTAATGCTACAAATGGGGGGAATTCTGTATTGATTGCATCATCTTCAGGCGCAACTACAGGAAACATTGTTGCTTTTGGAGGCGGTAGAGGTAGTCAAGGTGTTAATAACTATCCATCAGATGTGTCGGGTGGTGCATACTCAGGTGGATCAGGTGGAGGTGCTTATCAGACTTCTGCAGGCGGTAACGGCACATCTGGTCAAGGAAATGCAGGCGGTAATGCTAGTAACGGCGCAACATCTACAACAGGTGGTGGTGGCGGTGCTGGAACAGTAGGACTTCAATCGCCGGCAAATTATGTAGGTGCTAATGGTGGTGCAGGCATTGCATCTGCTATATCTGGCACAGCCACTACTTATGCTGGAGGCGGTGCTGGTGGTGGTTATCAAAGTATTGGTGTAGGTGGAGTAGGTGGTGGCGGTGATGCTGGATATGCTGGCGCAGTTAATAGCGGAGGTGGTGGAGGCGGTTATCGCCAAGATCCTGGTAATCTTTCGGGAGCCGCAGGCGGTTCAGGCATTGTCATCATTCGTTATCCAGGTACAACTCAGTTCTTCACTGGTGGTACATTAAGCTACGCTAATGGATACATCATCCACACATTCTACGCAAATGGTGTCTTGGCTCCAAAAACACCAACGTTGTACACAAATCCTGATTATCAGATTTCACGTAGCATAAGATTAAACAAACCTGATCTTGCGTTTTTTAATCGTACTGTTGGTGCTAGTGGAAATCGTAAAACATGGACATGGAGTGGATGGGTAAAAAGAACATCTATAAACACTTCTAATCTTGAAACTCCTGCTATTTTTGGAGCATCAGACTTATCAACAGGAACTGGCCAATTAACATTTGGTTCATATAATTCAAATGTAGACACTCTTGTTTGGTCTGACTCGTCTGTATCGACTGATACCGTTGAAACATCTGCCGTTTTTAAAGATTTATCTGCATGGTATCATATAGTACTGGCACATGATTCAACGCAATTAACTTCAACTGATAGAGTAAAAATATATGTAAACGGTGTTAGGCAAGCATTGACTACTGGTTCAGCTTTACCTACACGTAATAAAGACTCATATATGAATTATACTTCATTTACACATAGAATAGGCGCTTATAGTTCTAGTGGACAAGGCTATCAACTTAATGCATATTTGGCAGAAATAAATTTTATTGATGGTCAAGCATTAACCCCTTCATCATTTGGTTGGACAAATCCAAATACAGGAGTATGGGCACCACTCAAGTATATTGGTACATACGGAACTAATGGTTACTATTTGAACTTCTCAGACAACAGCAACACAACAGCGGCTACATTAGGCGCAGACTCATCAGGTAACGGCAACAACTGGACACCTAATAACTTCTCTGTGTCTGCTGGTGCGGGTAATGACTCTCTTGTTGATACACCAACATCGTATGGAACTGATACTGGTGTGGGTGGTGAGGTGCGAGGAAATTACTCAACAATGAACCCCCTCAATAAAGGTTCAACAGTAACGCTGACAAATGGCAACTTAGACCAAGTAACTGCTTCTGGTGGTTGGAATTCTGCACGGGCATCTATTGCTGTAGCAAGTGGAAAATGGTATTGGGAGGTAACAATAACAGGTACATCTCAACTTGTTATGCATGGCGTTGATGACAATACATACAACGTAACCACCAATCCAAGTACCAGTTATGTCGGTGCATACAATAATTCTTGGGGCGTATACGCTTCAGATGGGAATAAAAGAAACAACACAGGATCAGGAACTGCGTATGGTTCTGCGTTTGCCCAAAATGATGTGATGATTGTTGCTATGGATATGGATTCAGGCAAAATTTGGTGGGGTAAAAACGGTACTTGGTTTGCAAGTGGTGACCCAGTAGCGGGAACAAATGCCGCATATACCAATTTGTCAGGCTACACATTAAATCCAGCTACAAGCGGTTTTGATACAACAGACAGTTGCACACATAACTTCGGTCAACGCCCATTTGCCTACACAGCACCAAGTGGCTTCAAAGCACTTTGCACACAGAACTTACCAACGCCTACGATTGGGGCAACGGCCGCAACTTTGGCTAGTGAGTTTTTTGATGCTAGTACATGGGCTGCAAATGGTGACAATGTTAATCCTCGACCCATCACAAGCAATGTAGACTTAGCTAATGGTGGTGGTTTAATATGGGTAAAAGGTCGTGATCTTGCAGTAGCTCATTTTCTTGTTGATTCGGTTAGAGGATACACAAATTATATCGCAATAAACTCTACAGCCGCTGAAAGCGCCTACAACTTTGGCATCGCAGGAACCACTAATGGATTTACGTTTACTACTAGTTCTGGTTCTTTAAATCAAAGTCCTTACACTTATGTAGGCTGGCAATGGAAAGCTGGCGGCACAGCAGTAACAAACACATCAGGCTCTATTACTTCTACAGTAAGTGCTAACCCTACAAGTGGGTTTAGTGTGGTGACTTATACGGGTGTTACAAATGGAACAGTTGGCCACGGTCTTGGTGTTGCACCTAGTATGATTATTGTTAAAAGTAGAGCAGGCGTTCAAAATTGGTTTATTTACCATATAGGTACGGGCGCTACCAAATACACAACAATGTCAACAGATGCGGCAACAACATCAAGCGGAGCGTGGAATGATACAGCACCAACATCTTCTGTATTTACGACAGGTTCATTCTTTAGTACCAACACAATGCTTGCTTACTGCTTTGCACCAGTAGCAGGATATTCTGCGTTTGGTACTTACACAGGCAATGGTTCTGCTGATGGTCCTTTTGTACACACAGGATTTAAACCCGCATTTGTGATGATTAAATCATCGAGTGGGTACTCATCTGATTGGTGGATAACCGATACTTCAAGAAACCCATCAAATATTACAAATTATGGAATAAGAGCAGATACCAATGAAACACAAGTAAGTGATGTTGGACAACTTATTTTGTCTAATGGATTTAAATATTCAAATGATACTGGTTCGCCTAATCAATCTGGCGTAACTTATATTTATGCCGCATTTGCTTCTACACCTTTTAAATATTCACTCGCACGATAAGGAAAAAAAATATGTACGCATTAATAACACAAAACAACGAAATCTCAGAAATTGGTGAATTACGAACTCTGTTTCCAAATGAACCTGCACCTAGCCATCTCTATGGTATTCAACATGGTGCTAGACCAATTGTTGACGGGCATCAAGAAGATCAACAATTCTATTTCGTCACATTTGACAAATATGAAGTGGGCGCAGATTCTGTCACACGAACATATGTCAGCACACCTAAGATTTTAGAAGATAGATTAGAAGTCAATGAAGATAACACACCCATGTATGTTAAAGTCTGGGATGCTACGGCTGGTGAACACGGCGCAATGGTAGATTCAACTGAACAACTAGTCACTAAAGGATTGAAATCACAATACAAGACTCAGTTTAAGCAAACAGCTAATTCAATGCTTGCTCAGACTGATTGGATGGTGATTCGCAAAGCAGAACGCAATATAGCAATTCCTACTGATGTAGCAACTAAACGTGCGGCCATTCTTACCGAATGCGATAGATTAATTGCGGCTGTGACAGCGGCCGCTGACATGCCAGCATTCATTACAGCAGTTAAATCTGCTAATTGGACTTAATGCCACTCTAATAGTATACTCAACAAAACCCGCCTCATCAGCGGGTTTTTTGTTTCTTTAGATATTATAAATAGAAGATGATATATAAGGGGAAAAAATGAGTACTAGCAAACCAGCATCAAGAGAAGAATTAAAACAATTCTGTCTTAGAAGACTAGGTGCACCTCTCTTAGAGATAAACGTAGATGACGATCAAGTTGAAGATTGTATTGAAATGTCATTCTCATACTACTACGACTATCACTACGATGCAACAGAAAAAGTCTATCTAGCACACGCAGTCACACAAACAGACATTGATAATAAGTATCTTTCAATAGATGATTCTGTCATTGGTGTAATCAATATTCTTCCATTAGGTAATAGTTATTCCACAAACAATCTATTCAATTTGAGATATCAGATTGCATTGAATGACTTGTTTGCTTTCAATACTGGTCCATTTGCACCATACTACATGGCATTGCAAAACGTTGCTTTAGCTGAAGAATTGTTCGTTGGCAAACAAGCCATTCGTTTTCAAAGACACGCAAATAGATTAAATATAGACATTGCTTGGGGTGAAAAAGTTTTGCTTGGCGAATATATTATTATTGAAGCATATCAAAAGATAAACCCTGACACATACACAGATGTTTATAACGACAGATGGTTGCAAAAATATTGCACCGCACAAATCAAAAAGCAATGGGGCGAAAACTTGAAAAAGTTTGAAGGACTCTCTATGCCAGGTGGTATTACGTTCAATGGGCAGAAGATATGGGATGAAGCTACAGACGAAATTCAAGCTATAGAAGCTGAAATGATTAGTTCGTATTCTTTACCTGTTACTGACATGCTAGGGTAATCATGGCACGTAATCGTTATTTTAATCAGTATGCTTTTGTAAAACAAGAGCAGAATCTAATCCACAGTTTAGTCTCTGAAGCTATAAAAATTTATGGTATAGATGGATATTACATCCCAAGAACACAAGTTAACTTGGATAAAATTTATGGTGAAGATGGATTAGTAAAATATGAAGATGCATTGTCTATGGAAATGTATGTCAAGAGTTATGATGGCTTTCAAGGACAAGAAGATTTCTTATCTAAATTTGGTCTTCAGATTGATGAATCGATTACGTTTCTTGTTGCACAGCACAGATTCATTGAATCACTCAAGCCACTAATCAATACTGAGTATGGATACAATATTCGACTTGAAGATGATGGATATCTCATAGATATGCAAACATATGACTACACAGATATTTTAAGACCAAGAGAGGGAGACTTAATTTGGATTCCTTTGCTTGGTTATATGTACGAAATTAAATTTGCAGAGAACATTGAAAATTTTTATCAGTTAGGTGACGTATACACATTCGAAATGCGTTGTGATAGATTTGAATACTCTAGCGAAAAACTTGATACTGGTGTTGCAGAGATCGATGCAATCGAAGATCAATACAGTCTTTCTACTGATAATATTGAAAAACTATTAGATGAAGTAGATAACAGTATTTTTGCTTTAGAAGATGGCACTAGACTCCTTGCAGAAGGAGATACAATCATACCATTTGAGGTGGCTGCGGACAACGAAATAATTGGACAGAAAATCATTGACGGTGATATTCTCGACTTCTCTGAACAAAATCCATTTGCACTTACAAGGACTTATTAACTATGATGTTCGGTCACGATTTTTATCACGGCACTTTAAGGCGCTATGTCGTTATGTTTGGAAACTTGTTTAATGAAATTCAAGTCGAAAGATATGATAGCGATGGAAATAAACAACAAACAATCAGCGTTCCTATTGAATATTCGCCTAAACAAAAATTTGTTCAACGTGTTTTAGCCGATCCAACATTGAATCGTCCACTTGCTGTTACTCTTCCTAGAATGGGGTTTGAGTTTACCAGCATCACATATGCACCACAAAGAAAATTAAATAGCGCACATAAGACCGTAAAAGGACTCAATACTGGAGGTAATGATTTTAGTTATACTTACACACCAGTTCCATATGATATCAACTTTTCTTTATATGCATTGGTTCGATATGCAGAAGATGGTACGCAAATTGTAGAACAAATTATTCCATTTTTTACACCAGATTGGATTGTTACAATGAAACTTATTCCTGAATTAGGAATTAACATGGACGTACCAATTGAATTAACCAACGTAAGTGTCGATGATTCATATGAAGGCGATTTTGATGGACGTAGAGTCCTTTCGTGGCAGATGGACTTTACTGTCAAAGGATATCTATTTGGACCTAGCATAAAGTTCAAATATATTTCGAATGCAGATGTTAACACTTCAGTAACAAATGGGATTAATTCTAACATCATAAATATACAGTCATTTAGTGGTGATTCCGAATTTAACGTTAGTGAAACAATTACAAATAATACATGAAAAAATCTGTTAATGATAAATTGAATGACATTTTTGATGTGCAAGGTAAGATTGTTGAACAAGCATCGGTACCTGTAGTAGTAGAACAACCAAAAGAAACTACTGGCGCACCAAATGATGAATCTATTGATGCTGACTATGAATATGCGAGAGAGAATCTAAAGCTATTCATTGAGCAAGGCAAAGTTGCTATGGAAAACATTATCTTTTTAGCTAAAGAAGGCGAATCACCAAGAGCATATGAAGTTGTTGGACAATTGATTAAAACATTGTCAGACACTAACAAAGATTTGTTAGACTTAGGTAAAAAAGTAAAAGACTTGAAATCTAAAAAAGATGACACACAACAACCACAGCATGTCACTAATGCATTGTTTGTTGGTAGCACAGCAGAATTACAAAAACTAATTGGTAAGAGATGACAGCAAAATCCTATCTAGGAAATTCTCTTTTAAAAGCATCTGGTGTTCCATTAAATTTCACAAAAGACGAAATTGAAGAATACTTGAAATGCGCTGACGATCCGATATACTTCATAGAAAGTTATTGTAAGATTGTCACGCTAGATCACGGGCTTCAGCCATTCAAACTTTATGATTGTCAAAAGAATAAAGTAAAAATCATCCATGAGAATCGTAAAGTTATTCTTATGGAAGGGCGCCAACAAGGCAAAACAACAACTTCAGCCGCATATATTCTTTGGTACACATTGTTTCAAGGAAGCAAGACTGTAGCAATTCTAGCAAACAAAGCGACTGCCGCTAGAGAGGTTTTATATCGTTATCAAATCATGTATGAGAATCTTCCTACGTGGCTTCAGCAAGGTGTCACCACATGGAACAAAGGTGACATTGCTTTAGAGAATGGGTCAATCGTATTCACAGCCGCAACAAGCGCATCAGGTATTCGTGGTAAATCAGTTAACTTATTGTATGTTGACGAAGCCGCTATCATACCGAACAATGTAGCAGAACAATTCTTCACCTCAGTTTATCCTACGATTTCTGCTGGTGAAACAACAAAGATTTTGCTAAGTTCTACCCCTCTAGGATACAATCATTTCTGGAAGTTTTGGAATGATGCAGAGAGCGACAGAAATGGATTTGTCAATTTGTTTATTCCCTATTGGGAGATTCCTGGACGTGACGAAGCATGGGCGACTGAACAGCGAAGATTACTTGGTGAATTAAAGTTCAATCAAGAAGTGCTATGTAACTTCTTAGGTTCTAGTTTGACACTCATTGCTTCAGACTCTATTGCACAAATGTCTGCTAAACCTATCATGTATCAAAAAGATGGGTTAGATATATATGAGAAGGTAGAAAAAGATCATGCGTATTGTATTGTTGCAGACACCGCTAAAGGTGTCGGTGGTGACTATTCAGCATTTCAGATTATTGACATAACTCAGATGCCATATAAAATTGTAGGCAAATACAGAAACAATCAAATCAGCCCACTTTTATATCCATCAGTACTTTACAGAATAGGTAAAGAATACAATGAAGCATACGTTCTAATTGAAATCAATTCTTCAGAACAAGTTGCAGAGATTCTTTATGCGGAATACGAATATGAGAATATCATATCCGTTTCTAGAACACCTCAAGGGCAAGTTGTCAATGGGGGATTTGGTGGGGGTAAGACACAACTAGGTGTTATTACAGACAAGAAAGTTAAACGCATCGGATGTTCTAACTTTAAATCAATGGTTGAAGAAAAAAAACTTATCATTACAGATGCTGACACTATAGCAGAAATTTCAACGTTCATTGAAAAAAGAAACAGTTACTCTGCTGATGAGGGATATCACGATGACTTAGTTATGCCTTTAGTGTTATTTTCGTGGTTGACAACAAACTCTTATTTCAAAGAGTTAACTAACATTAATATACGAAAAGAATTGTACGAAGCAAGAATCAAAATGATTGAAGAGGAAATTACTCCTTTTGGCTTCATAAATAATGGAGAAGAAGAGAATCAATTAGTTGATGTGAGTGGACAGGTTTGGCAGGTAGAGAATTATCACAAATCTGATTTTTTATAAATAAATTAAACAAACCTAACAACAAAACATCATTATAACAAGGAGAATTCAATGGCTATAAGTCTAATTTCACCAGGAATCAAGATCACCGAAACAGATTTGGTGTCTTCCTCACAGTCGGTATCTACAACATCTGGCGCATTTGCTGGTCAATTCCGTTGGGGTCCTATCGATAAAGCAGTACAAGTTACAAACGAAACCGATTTAGTTACTAGATTTGGTAAACCAAATGCAACTAACGTAGTTGACTTTTTAACAGCCGCTAACTTTTTAGGTTATTCTGGTTCATTGTATATTGTTCGTAGTGCAAACACAGCGTTGAATGCTACAGCAGAAGCAACAACTGGTTCAGGCACAGCAGGTACTGGTACAGCTATTAAGAATGATGATGCATACATTAATACAGCATCTTGGAACGTTGGTCCATGGGCGGCTCGCTATTCTGGTGCATTAGGAAACGCAGTTAAAGTTTCTGTTTGCCCAAGTTCAGCGGCTTATTCTAACACATTAACTGGAACATTTACTGTAACAGCAGGTTCTACAACAGTTACCGGTTCAGGAAGTCTTGCAAATACACAAATGCAAGTTGGTGATTTTATTGTATTGTCTGGTCGTTCAACTAAAGTTGTTGCGATTGCTAATGCAACATCATTTACATTAGAGTCTGCACACTTAACTGGTGCTACTGCTGTTTCAGGAACACGCCGTTGGGAATTCTTTGGTGAATTTGATTCTGCACCAGGAACATCTACAGCCGGAACAGCCGCAGGCGCATCTGGCGATGAATTGCACGTTGTTGTTCAAGACAGAACAGGTGAAATTACTGGTACAGCAAATACAGTTTTAGAGAAATTTGGTTATCTCTCTAAAGGTTCTAATGCTAAAGCGGATAGTGGTGGTAGCAATTACTACAAAGATGTAGTTAATGATCGTTCTAACTACGTTTGGTGGACTGCACATGACAATGCTGGCTCTAATTGGGGTAACACATTGTCTGCCACAACTTACACAGCAGTAACGACACCTAAAGCATATTCTTTAGCTGGTGGTTCTGATGGTAACGCATTGACAGATGGCGACAGATCAACATCTTATGTATTGCTTTCAAACAAACAAGAGGTTCCAACATCTATTATTGTAGCTGGTCAAGCAACTGCTACAGTAGTAAATAGAATTATAGCTGATGTTGCCGAAACTAGAAAAGATGCTGTTGTTTGTATCTCTCCATTGAGAGCAAACGTTGTTAGCAATGCTGGTTCTGAAGCATCTGCTATTAGCACATGGGCAGACACAGTTTCACGCTCAACATACGCAGTTGCGGACAGCGGTTGGAAATATCAGTACGACAAATACAATGACGTATATGTTTATGTTCCGTTGAATGCTGACACAGCAGGTTGTATGGCACGTAACGATTTGAATCGTGAACCATGGTTGTCTCCAGCTGGTTTCCAAAATGGTCGTATTCAAAACTTAGTTCGTTTAGCATACAATCCAACACAAGCTGACAGAGACACATTGTACAAGGCAGCCATCAATCCAATTATCACACAAATTGGTCGTGGCACAGTATTGTTTGGTGACAAGACATTCACATTGAAGAACACATCAATGAATCGTGTTAATGTTCGTAGATTGTTTATTGAATTGCAAAGAACAATTGGACAAGCCGCAGACAATGTATTGTTTGACCAAAACGATGCAATAACAAGAAGCGGTTTTGTAAGTCTAGTTGTTCCTTACTTGAGAAGCGTTCAGTCTAGAAGAGGTATTACAGCATTCAGAGTTGTTTGTGATGAAACAAATAATCCAGAAGATGTAGTAAATGCCAATGAATTTGTTTGCGATATTTTCGTACAACCAATTCGTTCTGTCAACTTCATTCAACTTAACTTTGTCTCTGTAAGAGGTACCGCCACATTTGCTGAAATTGCCGCATAAATACTAGAGAATAAACAAGGAGAATTATATGGCAATTACAACAATTCAAAATTTGAAGGACGTTCTTAAAACGGGCGCCCGTTCAAATTTGTTTAGAGTTACTCTATCTGGACTATCTAATGATTTGAATGAAGATTTCACTTACTTGTGCAAAGCCGCTCAACTTCCAGGCTCCACAGTAGGTGTTATTGAAGTTCCATTTGCAGCCGGTAGACGATTCAAAGCGGCTGGAGACAGAACATTTGCTGACTGGACAACAACAGTTATCAATGATTCTAATCACAGAATCAGAGAAGCGTTAGAAGACTTACAAAAACAATATGGTACTACAGACTACAACTCAGAAACAGCTAAAACATTAACTGGAGGAGATGCAACAGATTTCTCATCTATTTTAGTTGAACAGCTTAATCAAGCAGGTGACGTAGTTTATTCATACACGCTAGTTAACTGCTGGCCTAGTGATGTTAGTACAATTGACTTATCGTATGACTCTACAGATACGCTTGAAGAGTTTACTGTAACTTGGTCTTATGACTACTTTACATTCGAATAAGGAATAAAAAATGGCAAACGAATTTTTCAATATCAATACATTTAGATCAAAACTAAATGGCGGTTCAAAAGCAAATTTATTCCGAATTCAAATTGAACCGGAAGAAAATATAGCTGGCGTTGACTTAAGCAATCTTTCCATCCTATGTAAGTCTGGTGCAATTCCAGCATTTACATTGGGTGTGATTGAAGTTCCATTTAGAGGAAGACGAATTAAAGTTCCTGGAGATAGAACATATGCAGATTGGACAGCAACAATTGTTAACGATGACGCACAAAACGTTCGTAAATCTTTTGATAATTGGTTAAACAGCATCATCGATGTTAATGGTGAGAATTCACTAAGAGACGGAACAAATTCATATCGTTGCAAGATTACCGTTCAGCAATTGAGACCAGACGGCACAGTTTCTAGAGTGTATGAATTGTACGATGCATTTCCAACTGATGTTTCTGCTATTGATTTGTCTTACGATACTACAGATGCAGTTCAAGAGTTTACTGTTACTTTCCAATATCACTATTTGGATGTTGGTGGCACTTCTGAATCCGGTACTAATGCCAGCGAACCTAGTGCTGGTGTTTCTAGTGCGGCTTCAGCGAGTAATGTAAAAGGCACAACGGCTGCCAAAACGCCAGCCAAAGTATAAAAAGACTTAAATAATGAATTTTACGCAACATAAATAATTGCGTAATAGTTGTCAATAATGGGGGCTATTACGCCCCCATTTCTTTTTAGAGAGACTCAAATATGGCGATAAAACTTTTTGGATATAAAATTGGTAAGGATGATGTTGAATCAGAACAGTTAAAATCGTTTGTCACACCTACCGATGATGATGCGGCAGTATCAATTTCTGGTGGTGGTGTATATGGAACATACATGGACCTTGAAGGTCAGATTAGAAGCGATGCCGATTTAATTAAAAAATATCGTGAGATGGCACTTCAACCAGAATGCGATGCCGCAATTGAAGACATTGTTAACGAAGCACTAGTCTTTGAAGATGGTGATTATCCAGTTCAAATTATTTTAGATAAACTCCAGCAACCCGAATCAATCAAGAAAAAGATTCGTGATGAGTTCTATTACATAATGAAACTACTTGACTTCAACAATCAAGGCTACGATATTTTCCGTAGATGGTATGTTGATGGACGTTTGTACTATCACATGTTGATTGACGATAAAAATCCTAGAGCAGGATTAAAAGAAGTTCGTTACATTGACCCACGTAAAATTCGTAAAGTGCGTGAAGATAAGAAACAACCTAATAATCCAGGAATAGCAAACACGACACAAAAATTCCATGAATATTTTATCTATTCAGATAAAGGTTTTTCTAGAGATGGCGCACAGGGCATTAAGATTGCAGTAGATGCAATTTGCTATGCAAACTCTGGCATCTCAGACAAAGATGGTAAGATTATTGTTTCACATCTACACAAAGCAATCAAACCACTCAATCAATTACGTATGCTTGAAGATGCGACAGTTATCTATCGTATTTCAAGAGCACCAGAACGTAGAATCTTTTACATTGACGTAGGTAACTTGCCTAAGATGAAGGCAGAGCAATACTTACGTGAAATCATGCAGAAGTATAAAAACAAACTAGTGTATGATGCAAACACTGGTGAGATTCGTGACGATAGACGCTATCAGACAATGCTTGAAGACTTTTGGTTGCCACGTAGAGAAGGTGGTAAAGGTACAGAGATTACTACACTATCAGGTGGCCAGAATCTTGGAGAGATTGATGACGTATTGTACTTTCAAAAGAAAATGTTTAAGTCATTGAATGTTCCAGTTTCACGTTTAGAGGCCGACACAGGATTCTCTTTAGGACGTGCTTCAGAAATTACTAGAGATGAATTGAAATTTGGTAAATTCATTTCACGTTTGCGTTTAAGATTCTCTATCCTATTTGATAAAATGCTTGAGACACAGCTTCTTCTTAAAGGCGTTTGTACCCGTAAAGAATGGGATCAAATGAAAGAAGAAATTAGTTATGACTATCAATCAGACGCACATTTTGCAGAACTAAAGAACGTTGAAATTATGAAAGAACGTTTAGGCATTCTTTCTGACATTGATGGATATGTTGGTAAATACTTCTCTGTAAAATATATCAGAACAAACATTCTACATCAGAGTGAAGATGATATTAAGCAAATGGATGAAGAGATGGAAGAAGACAAGGCAAATATGGATGAAGATGGTATGTCTTCAGAAGAATTGCCACCTTCTCCACCACCTGCGCCGCCACCACAACAACTTGTTGTTAGCGTAAAAAAAGAAGAAGCCGCAAGAGAAATTGATGATGCGGATCAAAAAGAATTAGCTAAATCTATGACTGCATTTTTTGGCACATTAGTTGAAGAGGCTAAAGGTGACAAAGAAGGAAACTAATCTTAGCACTACTCTCAGCGAAGCGGTTTCTGTTGCAACGTCTGTAGCATATACAAGACAAGAGATACAAAAACTTAAAACAGAGTTAGTATCTCTTTTAGAAAAGAAAACAACAGAAGTAATCGTTGAACAAGTTCCTGGTCCTGTTGGTCCACGTGGATCTCTTGGCGCAACTGGCGCACAAGGTTCTAAGGGTGACAAAGGAGATAAGGGAGATGCGGGTGAGCGTGGTGATAAAGGCGAAGTTGGACCCCAAGGAAACATGGGGCATGATGGACCACGTGGATTAAAAGGTGATAAGGGAGACAAGGGCGAACAAGGTGATGTTGGTCTTCAAGGTGAACAAGGCATACAAGGTATTACTGGTGATCGTGGCGACAAAGGCGAGAAAGGTGATAGGGGCGCAGATGGAAAAAATGGTCTGGACGGAAGAGATGGACAAACAGGCGCAGTTGGTCCGATTGGACCAGTTGGTCCGCAAGGAATTCAAGGTGAACGAGGACTTAAGGGCGACAAAGGCGAACGAGGAAAAGACGGACAACAAGGACTCGCAGGACCAACAGGATCACAAGGTGAAATTGGACCACAGGGCGTTCAAGGCATTGCAGGTAAGGATGGTAAAGACGGAGACATAAAACCTGTTGAAGAGAAGTTTCAAAAGTTTATTGATAATGTTCAGAGAGATGTTAACGCATTTAAAACAAGAGTCAATGCAGTAATTATTAAATCTGGTGGACAGCACGGAGGTTCAACTGGTTCTGGTGAAGTCAATTTAAGATACTTGGATGACGTTGATAGAGATAGTATCACAGATGGTTATGTTTTATCTTACAATCAAGCATCACAGAAGTTTGTATTCGTAGAACAATCTGGTGGCGGTGGAGGTACCGTAGATACCGTAGCAAGAACAAGATCAACATCCGCTTGGTACACAGCAAACTTAGCATATTCACAAGCCAACAGCGCATTCTCTACCTCAAATAATTCATACACACAATCAAATTCTGCATTAAGTATTGCACAGTCAGCATTTGCAAAAGCCAATACTGGTGGTGCCGCTGGCACAGATAATCTTGCACGTTCTATTGCAAATAGTTCATTTTCTACAGCAAACTCAGCACTTAGCATTGCACAATCTGCGTTTGCACAAGCAAATACTGGAGGTGGAGGAGTTGGATATGACCAAAATCTTAATACATCAAACACAGTTTCTTTTGTTGGATTAACTGTAGCAGGAAATACAATAGTTCAACATGTTATTCCTTCAGCAAACATCACATATGATTTAGGAGCGCCAACTTCTAGATTCAGAGATTTATATTTAAGTGGAAGCAGTATTAATTTAGGTGGTGCTTCAATTAAAGCAGATGTTGTTACCGGAGCAATTGCAATAATTCCGCAGCCAACTGTAGAAAATCCAAACCCAACAGGTGTTGTTGTGTCGCCTACAGGAACTATAGGTACGGTATCTACCACCGGTGGCACCTTAACTGCAAATGCGATTAGCAATTCGTCTAATACAGCAGTTACAGCTGGAGGTGCAACAGAATCATTAAATGTTAAATTTAGCAATAGTACCGGTGATGCGTATAAAGTTGTTGCTTTGAATTCTACAGCCAATACTGTTTTGGCTTCAGCATTAGATATAGCACAAGTAGATAAAGTTTTAGGAGTTTTGGACGTTTCAGGAGAGACAGTAACTTTTGGTTCAATAACTAATCCATCGTGGACTTGGACAGCAGAACAATCTTTATATCTTGGAAGTAATGGTAATATTGTGGCAACATCAACAATCAATGGTGCATCATTTTCATTGAAACTTGGATACGCTATATCGGCAACAAAAGCATTTATAAAAATCGGAACACCAATCGTATTATAAATAAGTAAAAATTAAGGAGAATTTTATGGCAAACGCATTGTACCCAAAAGCAAAAGAATCATTCATTAATGCTCATATCAACATGAGTGCAAATACAATTACTATTGCGCTTGTTGACACTGGAGTATACACTTATAGCACATCACATCAATATCGTAGTGATGTTTCAAATAGTGCTGTAATATCAAGTACAACATTAGCTAATAAAACTGTTACCAACGGAGTTTTTGACGCAGATGACGCAACATTCACATCCGTTACTGGTGCAAATTGTGAAGCATTATTGATATTTCAAGATACTGGAGTACAATCTACTTCCAGATTGATTGCTTATATTGATAGCGCAACTGGTTTGCCAATTCTTCCTAACGGCGGTGATATTACAGTTGTATTCTCTTCTGGCGCAAGTAGAATATTTGCACTTTAAAATAATTAATTAAAAAATAAAGAAACCTTGATTATGGATCAAGTGATTGTCTTAGATGTTGCATTATCAGAATTTGCTAGTACATTTTTATCAGCACTTCAAGACACACCGATAATACAATTCATAGACACCAACGATAGAGCAATTGACTCTACGGTGGTGTTTCCAGACACGCATTATGTATATGTAAATGTTAGACAGAATTTATATCTTTCTGATACTTTATTTGGTATTGAAAACGCAGAAATTCAAGTATATCAGTCAAATACAATTCAGCAATTAACTGATGCCTTTGACCGTTCTATTGCAAGTGGACTTTCTTTTGGCGTAAACAATCTATTTGTTCAGATACATCCAAATTCAGGCGAATCTACACTTGCATTTGGTTCATCACAATTAAATACAATAATTTATGCACAAAGTGTAGTATCTACATTAGCATTTGGTTCTGAGAATTTAAACTTTACTGTAACTGTAAATTCTGTAAATTCTGCATTAAGTTTTGGCACCCCTTCTATTGTGCCATTGATTGCACCACAGTCTGTTACAATACAGAATAGTTTTGGAACATCAAAATTAAATTATATATTATATCCTAATTCATATGAATCTGCGCTTGCATTTGGTACGTCAAAGATTAATATGGGAATTAAAGATGTTCCATTCCCATCAATTACATCTACTTTAGTAATACCAAATCCAAGCGTTAAATTTATTATCAAGCCGTTGAGTATAGCAACAACTGTTAACTTTGGTACTGCTGGATTCATAGACAATATTCATAGGTTGCTTGTCTTTAAAGATGATAATATTTCTAAGATTGGCGGAAACGATGCTACAGTTATTGCTGGAGGTATTAGGGTTAATCCATCAAGTACCCTTTCAGAAACTGCAACATCAGGAAGCGCAACTTTACCAAATAATCCGGCAGGATTTATGTCCATAAATATAGATGGAAGAGATTACTTGATGCCATATTACAATGCTTAAAAACGGTATTGTATAAATAAGTTAACAGACAAAAAGGAAATATAATATGGAAAATGTACAGACAGCAATTCAACACGCATATGATGCAAAACCGGCCGAGTTTAAAAACTCAATTCTTGACGCACTAAACGACAAGATACAGGATCATATTGAAGTTAAAAGAATGGAATTGGCAGGGTCTATTTTTAAAGATAGCGAAGAAGAAGTCGCATCTGGTGAAGAGGAATTTCAATCCAGTTCAGAAGGAAATGTAGATGAAGAACTTTAAAAGTTTTATCCAGTTGGATGAAATAGAAAGAGTAAAGTACAAAGATGCTATTGCCAATAAAATGGCAGCCGTGTCATATCTTGCTCAAACTAAAGACCCTGGAGATTTAGAAAAAGTCGGACCTGAAGAAATCGGACCACACGACACTAAAAAAGGTTCTGGCAAACGTCCTGCTGATAGACTCGACAACAAGCAACCATTTGGTGAAGTTGATAGTCATCAGTCTAAGACTACAATGAAACACATTAGTAATCCAAATGCCGCTGAAAAGAAAGCCGCTAAAGATATCAAACCTGGTGTTGCTGGATACAAAGATAGAGTTGCAATGCTTAAAGCCGCACAGGCACGTGGTGCTTTGAAAAACGAAGATGTTGATTTACTCTCTAATCTTTACGATCAGTTAGACGAAAGCAATCAAGAAATCTTTTTGAATCAGTTGGAAGAAGATGCTGAAGTACTTTTAGCATTTGCAAAAACTATAGCGAAAGAATAAAATGGCAGATACCGTAACCTCACAAACGCTAAAAGATCATGCATCAGCATGGGCGGTTAAGTTAACAAACATTTCTGATGGCACTGGTGAAACTAACATAACTAAAGTTAATGCAAATACTTTAATTGCATCTAATGGTGATGGTAGCACACGGTTATCAATCACAAAATTATTTTGGAATGTATCAAAAGGAACGTCATCCACTATGGATCCTAGAGTTACTTTATTTTGGGCTAACTCAATTAATGGTGGCGCAAATACAACTATTGCAACTTTAAGTGGTTCTGGTATTGTAGATTTAACAGTAAACTTGCAAGCACCATTCACAAACAATGCGCCAAACACAGCAGGTAGCATTCTATTATCTACTACTGGATTTACTGCTAATGCCGCATATACATTAGTTCTTGAAGGTAAGAAAACTGCTGGATATTCTAGTCGTGAAACTACGGATGACGGTCAGACGTAATGTTAAAATTTAAAGATTTTATATCTTTGTCTGACGAACAGGTAGACGAAGCTAGGCTTGTTAAAGTCAATAGAGTACGTGCTGGAATTGTTCAGCGCAGAAAAATTGTATCAGCAACACCTGGATATAAAGTCTTAGGAGGCAAACTTGTAAGAATGTCTTCACAAGAAAAAATGCATCGTAAAATGGCACAACGCAAAGCGGCTAGAAAACGTGCACCAAAACTTGCTTTGATTCTACGCAAAAGAACAAGGTCACTTAGAAAAAGAACATCGGCAGGACTAAAATGAAACTAATCACAGAAATTAATGAGCAAGTAAATATCATTACTGAAGCAAACGAAGCTGGCGGTAGAAGTTTCTACATTGAAGGTATCTTCATGCAAGCAGAACAAAAGAATCGTAATGGAAGAATGTATCCATTAGCAGTTTTGCAAAAAGAAACAGATCGATATGTTACTGAAAGTGTAATGAAGAATCGTGCTTATGGTGAGTTAGGGCATCCAGATGGTCCAACTATCAATTTAGAACGTGTGTCACACATTACTAAGAGTTTGCGTCAAGATGGAAACAACTTCATCGGTAAAGCAAAGATTATGGAAACACCATACGGTAACATCGTAAAGAATTTAATGACTGAAGGCGCAACGCTAGGCGTATCTACAAGAGGCTTAGGTAGTCTCGTAGAAGGAAAAGATGGAACTAAAGTTGTTGGTAACGATTTTTATCTCGCAACATGTGCAGATATCGTAGCCGATCCTTCAGCACCAGATGCATATGTACGTGGTATTATGGAAAATAAAGCATGGGTTTGGGATAACGGAATCATTAGAGAAGCCGACATTTCAACACAGAGACAAGTCATTCAGAAGTCTTCTAAGAAAGACTTGGAAGAAAACATGATAAAAGTGTTTAAAGATTTCCTCTCCAAGCTATAATTTTGTATAAATACATATACTAATAATTTTAAATATCGTATAAAGGAGACCTATTATGACTGATGTAAATAACAAGGATGATGAATTGTTGGAAGGAGAACTTCCACCTGCGTTAAAAGCGGCCATCGAAAAGAAAAAAGCTAAAGAAATGAAAGATGATGATGCCGATGAACCAAAAGGAAAAGCGGCGGATGAAAAAGAAGACGAAAAAGAAAAAATGATGAAAGAGAAAAAACAAGCAAAAGTAAAAGAAGACATTGATGCTATTTTCTCTGGTGAATCTCTTTCTGAAGAATTTAAAAATAATGCTAAAGCTATTTTTGAAGCGGCTATTTTTGCTAAAGTAGAAGAAGCAACAACTGCATTAGAAGAAGAATATGCAGAAAAATTAGAAACAGAAGTTGCATCTATCAACGAAAATTTGGTTACAAAAGTTGACGAATACCTTGAGTATGTCGTTACTGAGTGGATGGAAGAAAACAAACTTGCTATCGAAAAGGGTATCAAGGCTGAATTAGCTGAAGATTTTATGATTGGTTTAAAGAACCTATTCACAGAGCATTATGTTGACATTCCAGAAGACAAAGTAAATGTTGTTGAGGAATTTGCAGAACAAGTTGAAACACTTGAATCTGAACTAGACAAAGCAGTTACTGAAGTTGCAAACTTGAATTCACAAATCAATATCTTCAAAAAAGAACACATTGTTAGCGAAGTTTCAGAAGGCCTTAGCGAAGTTCAATTTGCAAAATTAAAATCTCTTGCAGAAGGAATTGAATTCGTTTCAGAACAAGACTACAAAGAAAAACTTCTTTTAACAAAAAAGAAATATTTTGATGAATCTTCACAAGATACAGTTAAAAAAGCGGCTCCAATGGACGATGATGTTTCTACTATTGAAGAATCATTCACTCCAGTAATGAACCACTATGTACAAAATATTTCTAGAACACTCAAGAAATAAGTTTTTATAAATAAATTAAACAATACTCAAAGGAGAAAAACATGAGCGTAGAAAATCTTTTAAAAAAATGGGCACCAGTTCTTGACCATGGCGCTTTAGCCTCAATCAAGGATTCCCATAAGCGTGCCGTAACAGCACAACTTCTTGAGAACCAAGAACGTGCTTGCCGTGAAGATGCACAGGGTTCTGGTGGTTATCGCAATCAAACATCGTTGTTGTCTGAAACTGCACCTGCTAACGCAATGGGCGCATCTTCATCTACAGCGGCCGATGGTGCAATCGACATTTATGATCCAGTTTTAATTAGCTTGGTTCGCCGTTCTGCACCTAACTTAATCGCATACGACATTTGCGGTGTTCAACCAATGACAGGTCCAACAGGCTTGATCTTTGCAATGCGTAGCCGTTACACCACACAAGGTGGAACTGAAGCATTGTTCAACGAAGCAAACACTTCATTCTCTTCTGTTGCAGGTGGAACATCTCCAGTTGCCGCAGCCCACACAGGTGCATCTCCAGCTGACTTGTCAGGTGGTACAGAGTACACACGTGGTACAGGTATGACAACAGCCAATGCTGAAGCATTAGGTGATGGTTCTGGTAATCAATTCCAAGAGATGGCATTCTCCATTGAAAAGATTGCTGTTACTGCAAAGAGCCGTGCTTTGAAAGCAGAATACACAATGGAACTTGCACAAGACTTGAAAGCAGTCCATGGTTTGGATGCTGAACAAGAATTAGCAAACATTCTTTCTACAGAAATCTTAGCTGAAATTAACCGTGAAGTTGTTCGTACTATCAACTTGACAGCTACTATTGGCGCACAAGAGAACGTTACAACTGCTGGCACATTCAACCTTGATGTTGACTCTAACGGTCGTTGGTCTGTTGAGAAGTTCAAAGGTTTGATGTTCCAATTAGAGCGTGAAGCCAATGCAATTGCTAAAGCAACTCGTAGAGGTAAAGGTAACGTGCTTATCTGTTCTTCAGACGTAGCATCTGCATTGCAAATGGCTGGTGTTCTTGATTACACTCCAGCACTTGCATCTAACAACTTACAAGTTGATGACACAGGTAACACATTCGCTGGTGTATTGAATGGTCGTATCAAAGTTTATATTGATCCATATTTTGCCGCAACATCTGGTACACACTATGCAACAATCGGCTACAAAGGCACTTCAGCTTTTGATGCTGGCTTGTTCTATTGCCCATACGTTCCATTGCAAATGGTTCGTGCAGTTGGTCAAGACACATTCCAACCAAAGATTGGTTTCAAAACACGTTACGGTATGGTCGCAAACCCATTCGCAACATCGGCTGCTGATGGTACATTGACTTTCGCTAACAAGAACATCTACTATCGTAGATTTTCAATTACGAACTTGATGTAATTGATTAAACCGAGAACACATCGGTATTAAGAAGAGGACCTTAGGGTCCTCTTTTTTTGTCTGCATAAATAGAAGACAAGAGGAGATAACATGGCTACACTATCAACAACACCAGCAAATAGAAGTTTTCTTTCTAATAATAAATTTGATTTTGTTCTTAGACGAATTCCCAACTTCACATATTTTGTGCAAGCTGTAAATTTACCAAGCATGTCGCTACAATCAACTAGCATTAACACACCATTTTCTGCATTGAGTGTACCAGGAAATCAAATCAGCTTTGGCACATTAACATTGACGTTTATAGTCGATGAAGATATGCAATCATGGTATGAATTATATAATTGGATATTTAAACTAGGTAATCCAAAAGGCTATGATAAAAGAGGTGGGCTAAAAGATAATGATGAATTGCTTGACAGCGTAACTTCTGATGCAACACTATTCATTAAAACAAACGCAAACAATCCAAACTTTAAAATTGATTTCTATGGTGCATATCCTACCGAATTGGGAGACATGCAATTTTCAGCCGTGGACAATCAAGAGTTTATTACCTCTACAGTAACGTTTAACTACACCTACTACGAAGCAACAAACATTTGACATTTGCCTTGGAATGTGTTATTATAATGATGAATACGAATATTGAATTGAAGGATTATTATGACGTTAGATCAAATGATGGAAGAGTGGAGACTTGACGCTACAGTTGACTCCACAGAGTTAGGTATCGCATCTTTGAAGATACCAGAACTGCACAGCAAATATCTCAAAATTTATTTTGATGAAAGACGCAAACTCAAAGCACTTGAGTTTCAAAGCAAAGATTTATCTTTGAAGAAGTATGAGTATTACAATGGAAAACTTTCACAAGAAGAACTTGACGAACTCAATTGGGAGCCTTTCGTTAAACGTTTGATGAAGAATGAAGTTGATATGTATCTTGACTCTGATAAAGATATTATACACAACAATGTTCGCATAATCAATCAAAAAGAAAAATTAGCGTTTCTGGAAGAAGTACTTAAGAACGTCAACCAACGCAATTTTCAGATTAAGAATGCTATAGAATGGAAGAAGTTTACGCAAGGTGTACAATAAACTCTATATCTCAAAAGTAGATGAAGTCTACGCACACATCAAGTGTGAGAACTCCGATGCAATGGAGTTGAATGAATACTTCACGTTCTACGTTCCCGGTTACAAATTCATGCCCGCATTCAGAAACAAAGTGTGGGATGGAAAGATACGTCTATTCAATTCTCAGAACAGACAAATTTATTATGGTTTGATTCCATACTTAGAAAAGTTTGCTAAAGAACGTGACTACGTAATTGAATTTGATGAATCAGTAGAAACGTATGACGAATTTTCTGTAACAGAAGCAAAAGACTTTATTGATACGCTAGGTGTACCATTTGAAGTTAGAGACTATCAAATAGATGCATTCATTCATGCAGTACGTAGTAGAAGAAACTTATTAGTATCACCAACAGCATCTGGCAAGTCGCTTATCATATATCTCATTGCGAGATATTTAAATTGCAAAACTCTTATCATTGTTCCTACGATATCACTTGTTGCACAGTTATACAAAGACTTTGCAGACTATGGATTCGAGAGTGATAAATACATACACCAGATTATGTCAGGTGCAAGCAAAGAAACTGATTGCCCCATTGTCATATCTACATGGCAATCAATTTACAAGATGCCAAAAGAATGGTTTGAAGAATTTGAATTAGTTGTTGGAGATGAAGCGCATTTGTTTAAAGCAAAGTCGTTGATATCAATTCTAACAAAACTAACAGAGTGCAAATATAGATTTGGATTGACAGGCACACTAGATGGCACACAGACACATAGATTAGTTTTAGAAGGATTGTTTGGTAAAGTCAAACAGATTACAACAACAAAAGAATTGATTGACTCTGGACGATTAGCTAAGTTTAGAATCAAAGCATTGGTGCTTAAGCATAACGAAGAATCATGTAAGCTAGGTAAGAATTTTAAATATCAAGATGAGATAAATTATATTATAGGTAAGCCGTCACGTAATAGATTCATTAGAAATCTAACTATGGGTTTAGAAGGTAACACTCTGTTGCTGTATCAATTCGTTGAAAAGCACGGCAGAATACTGTATAATATGATTAAGGACGCAGTAGAAGAAAATAGACCTGTATTTTTTATTCATGGTGCTGTTGGAGTAGATGAACGAGAAGAAGTTCGTAGAATTACTGAAGAAGAAGAGAATGCAATCATCGTAGCATCGTATGGAACATTCTCTACTGGTATCAATATTCGTAATCTACACAATGTTATTTTTGCTTCACCAAGCAAGAGTAAGATTAGAACACTACAGTCTATTGGGCGAGGATTGCGTTTGGGTGACAATAAAAAAGAAGCTATTCTATATGACATATCTGATGACATGACTTATAAAAGTAGAAAGAATTTTACGTTAGAACATTTTATTGAACGGATGAAAATCTACAACGATGAAAAGTTTGAATATAAAATCTATACGTTAAATTTAAAGGAAGAATAATGCTGTGCAAAGTACTAAAATTAACAAACGGTGATACTCTCATCGGAAATGTTGTTGAAGAAAGTAGAGGCTTCATTGAAGTGCATCGCCCTATGAGAGTTGTTGTTGTTCCTAGAGATGAACACATGTATAGTTTATCTCTTACAAAATGGGATCCACTTATGAATTTTAGCATTCCCGCTAGAATCTTTAAGCAAAGTATTGTTTCCGTATCAGAAGCTACTACAGAAATTGTTAGAGTTTATGGGGAAGCGTATAACGAATTTGATTCGGACAATGAACCTGATATTGAGATTGATGATGAAAATCAATCGGAAGACAGGATGTCTGAAATTAAGGAAGAGATTGATAGGATGAGAATGGCAATGACTTCATCTAACAATCATATATTACATTAAGTCTTTATCAAACAGGACACAGCAATAATAACTCATTGTCAAGTGTTTGTCAACTAACTGAGGTGAAACATGACTATTACTACCACTACCGTGAAAACAACAAAAGTGAAGCATTACGTAAACAACGAACATTTCCTACAAGAGATGGTTGTTTTTCGTGCGGCTGTTAAAGAAGCAAAAGAAATAAATGGAGAACGTCCAAGAGTACCTGAGTACATTGGCGAATGCTTGTTTAAAATTGCAACGCACTTGGCACGTAAACCAAACTTTGCAAACTATACATTCAAAGAAGATATGGTATCTGATGGTATTGAAAACTGTCTACTGTACATTGATAACTTTGATCCTGAGAAGTCTAAAAATCCATTTGCATACTTTACTCAAATCATTTACTATGCATTCTTGCGAAGAATTCAAAAAGAGAAAAAACATTTATATATAAAATACAAGAGCATGGACAATCTTATCATTACTTCACTCATCGAAAACAATGGAGAAGACTATGTGACTTCAGGACTCAATGGAGTATTACATGACGCATACAGCGAAGAATTCATTAGTGATTTCATTAATGCATTTGAAGCAAACAAAGAAAAAAAGATTGCCAATGCAAAGCCTAGAAAGAAAAAGAAAGAAACTATATTTGATGAATTTCTGGAGAAAGATAATGCAGACACCCATTCCAGTCCAACTTGAAAACTGGCTAAAGATTGTGAATAATAAAAGATCGCCGCAAGATTTAAGAGATGCCGCTATCTTGCATTTGACTGCAATTCGTGCTATAATTGATAAATCTTTAGGTACAACAATGAAGAAGCAAGGGCAACGGAAGTATGAGAATATGTCTATTAGGTGATACGCACTTTGGTGTTAGAAATGACTCCAAAGCGTTTCATGCTTACTATGAAAAATTTTATGATGAAACATTCTTTCCAAAATTAGAAGAGCATGGCGTAAGAACAATCATTCAACTTGGTGATTTGTTTGACAGACGAAAGTATATTAACTTTCTTTCGCTGATGGAAAGTCGTAGATACTTTTTTGATAGATGCGTTGAAGAAGGCATTACTGTTCACGCATTGATTGGCAATCACGATATCTTCTGGAAAGAAAGTTTAGAAGTTAATTCACCAGACTTGTTGTTGAGAGACTATCACAATATTGTTCTATGGCAGAAACCAGGAACACTTGAAGTTGATGGAATCAAAATTGATATGATACCATGGATTTGCAAAAGCAATGAAGCAGAAGTTTTTGAGTTTGTAAAGAACACATCTTCTCCATTGTGCATGGGACACTTTGAACTCGCTGGTTTTCCATTGTTCCGTGGTGTAGATAGCCATGAAGGACTTGACTATAAGTTTCTAAACAATTATAATCATGTATACAGCGGACACTATCATACGCCATCACAGCACGACAACATCACATATGTTGGTGCACCATATGAATTGTTTTGGAATGACTACAAAGATAAAAAACAATTTGGCATCTTAGATACTGAAACAATGAAGACAACATTCTTAGAGAATCCTCACAGAATGTTTTACAAAGTAAATTATGACGATAACAATAGCACAGACAAATTAAAAATTGAAGACTTAAAGAAACTTGATTTCAGTAAATATGCAAATGCTTATGTGAAAGTCATTGTTGCTAATAAACAAGACCCATATTTGTTTGAGAAACTTATAGATGAAATTTATAAAGTTGGTCCAGTTGATGTGACAATTGTTGAAGACTTTACAGAATTGAATGAAGAGACAACTGAAAAAGATATTATTGACCAAGCGCAAGATACTATGACAATTCTTTCTACATTCATTGATGCACAAAGCCTAAATATTTCTGATACAAATAAACTTAAAACATTGATGCGTGAACTTTATGTTGAGGCACTATCCACAGAAAACATTGAATGATAATTTTTCGTAATTTAAGATGGAAGAACCTTCTATCTACAGGTAACTTTTTTACTGAACTGAACTTAGATAGCAACAATACTACATTGATTGTTGGCGCTAATGGTTCAGGTAAGTCTACGATGCTTGACGCATTGTGCTTTGTGCTGTTTGGTAAACCATTTCGCAATATTAACAAAGGGCAACTTGTTAATACGATCAATCAAAAAGATTGCGTTGCCGAAATTGAATTTGACACAGGCAACAAGACATACAAAATTGTTCGTGGTATCAAACCAAATATCTTTGAGATTTATTGTAATGGGCATCTAGTCAATCAAGATGCCGCAGTCAAAGACTATCAGGAACATCTAGAGAAATTCATTCTCAAACTCAACTATAAATCATTTACTCAAATCGTTCTATTGGGTTCAGCATCATTTACTCCATTCATGCAATTGTCTGCAAGCGATAGACGTTCTATCATTGAAGACTTGTTAGACATTCAAATCTTCTCTCGCATGAATAGCGCACTTAAAGATAAGTTTTTGTTGTTGAAAGAAAAACATTCTCAAACAAAATACGCAGTTGATTTGAAGAGTGAAAAGATACAATATCAAATTCAATTTATTGATTCGTTAAACAAAAGTAATGCCGCACAACTTTCATCTAAGCAACAAGACATTGCTAACACTCAACATTTAGTTATAGAGAGTGAAACTAACTGTACAACGTTACGTCAAAGTTTGTCTGATTTGTGTACACAGATTTCAGACAAAGATAAAGTTGATGGAAAGATAACAAAATTCTCAGGCATCAAACTCAATCTAGGTAAAACACTTAAGAAAGTTAATACTGACATTTCATTCTATCACGACAACAATGATTGCCCAACATGTAAGCAGACAATCGGTGATGAATACAAATCACACATCATTGAAGAGCGATCTAAAAAACTTGAAGAAGTTGATATCGCATTGAAAAAAGTTGATGAAGAGATTGATACACTTAATGTTAGATGTGATGAGATTGAAAAGATTGTAGGACAAATTCAAACGTTGAATTCACAATTGACATTTGAACAGAGCGAGATTAAAGCCAATCGTAGATACATTGAAAGTCTTGAAAAAGAAATTGAACGATTGTCGTTAGTCAAAGATGACCTGCAAACTGAACAAACAAAACTTGAAACATTGAATCAAGAACTTGCTGAATTGGAATCTGAGATTAAAGTTATTTCTGAAGAACGTTTGTATTATGAGATTGCAACGAACTTATTAAAAGATACCGGTATCAAAACGAAAATTATTCGTCAATACATACCAGTCATCAACAAGTTAGTTAACAAGTATCTTGCATCATTAGATTTCTTTGTGAACTTTAATTTAGATGAGTCATTCAAAGAAACAATCAAGTCTCGCCATCGTGATGATTTCACATATGCATCATTCAGCGAAGGTGAAAAGCAACGTATTGATATGGCATTGATGTTGACTTGGCGTGCTGTTGCCAAGTTGAAGAATTCAGCAAGTACAAACATATTGATACTTGACGAAATCTTTGATTCATCATTAGATACAAATGGTACAGAAGATTTGATGAAAATTCTAAACATGCTTGAAGGATCAAACCTGTTTGTCATATCACACAAAGGTGATATTCTGCAAGACAAGTTTGCCAACGTGATTAGATTTGAAAAAGTAAATAATTTCTCAAGGATAACAAAATGATTGAATTGAATTTAGTTTCGGAAACATCACCCGTTCTTTTGCAAGAATGTAAAGAGTTTGATTTTAATAACCCACCATTTGATCCAAAAGAGTTTGCACAAGCATTGCATGATAAGATGATTAAGAATGATGGACTTGGATTGTCAGCTAATCAAGTTGGGCAACCATATCGTGTTTTTGTTATGAGAACTAGTGAGAAACCATATGCAGTATTTAATCCAAAAATAGTTGATGTATCAGATAAAGAACTGACAATGAAAGAAGGATGTTTAAGTTTTCCTCTATTGTATCTAAACGTTAAACGTCCAGACTCAATACGTATTCGTTTTCAAGATGAGACAGGTGAAACAAGAACTGAAAAGTTTATTGGCATGACTGCACGAATTGCATTGCACGAATTTGACCATATGCTTGGAAAAGTATATACTCAAAAGGCATCATCATTTGAAACACAACGTGCTATACGCAAACGCATGATTTTAAAACGTAAGGTAAAAAAATGAAACCTTGGCAACATGGATATGACATAGATTATCTCAAAGGGCTTGAGGCACAGTATGCAGACTACAATGCATATACATTATCTCCTTTCGCAAAGTATAAGAAGAACAACATTGCAGAGTCTTTGAAAAAAGGTAATCTTATTTTTAGTGAATTTGGTCTTGAACCTTCAATGTTTGAAGTTACGAATAGTAAAGTTGCATCAGATATTACAATGCATGGAGACACAGTTATTGCAACAAAAGTAAAAGGTGATGTTTCAATCGGAAAACTTTCAGGCAATATTAATACGATTAAGCATCAAATTTCTTTATTGTCAGGAAACAATTTTTGGTTAACTGTATGGGCAGAAAACAAAGCACATTGTGACTTAGCTGAAGAGTTGGGTTTCTGTTATGTTGGTCCTAAGATTACAACATACGGAGAAGTACATGCAATTTACTTTAAGAGTAACAGTCCTATTCCACGTTCATTTCCTAAAGTTGAATCAACAGAATATCTAAGCATCAAAAAGATTGGTGCAATCACATCAGAATTTATTGAATCTGTTTCTGCTAAGTTAGCAACGTTACCAGCATTCACAAATCATTATAGTAACTACAACAAAGATAAAGCATGGTCTGCATTGTCACTACGTGGCTATCGTCCAGAATCAGACTTCATTACAAAGCCTTCAGAGATGAGTGATGACTGGAAAGAAAAAAACAAAGACATAAAATTTGAATTGCAAGACACACCACTCTATGATATGTTTCCTGAAGTGCGTGAGTTGTTGAGTAAATATAAACAAGTGCATCGTGTTCGTTTCATGCAATTGAAACCTGGCGGTGGAGAACTTGAACGACATACCGATCAAGTAGATAAAGACTCTGGTGGTTCTAAAGGCAAACTTGCAAGACTACACATACCAATCATTACTAATCCAAACATGATTTTTACTGTGTGGGATCCAAAAGGCAATCCACAAAAGGTACATATGGATGTTGGAGACTTGTGGTTTCTAGATACACGTAAGCCACATCAAGCTATCAACAATGGAACTGAAAATAGAATTCACTTAGTCATAGATGCAATCTCGGAAGGAGACCTGTATGAGTCGCTTGTATCCTGAAGAATCTTATGATATAATACAAGGATGGAAAGACCCAAACCCTGCACCAATAGTTGAAATGCACCATGGCTTTCATGTTGTGCGTGATGACTTGTTAGAGTATGGAAGCAAAAGTAGATTCATTGACCATCTTGTGAAAACTACTCAATGTGATGAATGGGTCTTTGGTGGTGCAAACAAAGTTGGTTGGGGTCCTATATCTTTAACATATGTGTGCAATCTGTATGGAAAAAAAGCAACGTTCTTCATGGCTAAACGCAAAGAGCCTACATGGCATCAACAAAGAGTGTTGGACCTTGGCGGCACTATTCATTGGGTTGACAATGGTATGCTTACTGTGACAAAAGCAAGAGCAAGACGATATCAAGAAGAAGATACAAAACGCAGACAATGCTTGCCTTTAGGATTAGAACATCCGTCTGTGCTTGCATCAATTGTTAAAGTCGCAACAGATTTGAAAATTAAACCAACAGAGATTTGGACTGTTGCATCAAGTGGAACATTGAATCGTGGATTGCAATTAGCATTTCCTGATGTGCCTGCATATGCAGTAGAGATTGGACATAAGATGAGTGACTATGAAAAAGGTCGTGCTATTACTATGCGTTCACCATATAAGTATGACCAAGCAATAGAAGAGGATCAAGCACCTCCATATCCATCTGAGAAGTACTACGATGCTAAACTTTGGCAGTTCGTAGTGAGTAGTGGGAAACCAGGCGCACTAATCTGGAATGTAGCGTAACAAATATTCAAAGGAAACGAACATGAGTAACGAAGAAGATAAATTCAAAAAATCTAAACGAATCCTTAAAGACGAAAATGCAATACGAAAACAATTAAAAATTGCTAAAGCATATAATATATCAGTTGAGTCTCCTCATCAATTAGCTAAACATCATGTACTAGATTGCGGAAATCCAAATTGTGTGATGTGTGCAAATCCTAGAAAAGTCTGGAAAGAAAAAACAATTCAAGAAAGACGTTTTGAACAAACTGAAAAATACGAAGACAATGATTAAAGAAAAATATCTAGGCGCATACATGAAGACTGCAAAAGTCTTTGCCGAATTGAGTAGCGCAAAAAGAAAACATGTTGGTGCTGTCATTGTAAAAGATGACAGGATCATTTCAATCGGCTACAATGGTATGCCAAGCGGATGGGATAATAATTGTGAGGACATGTTTATTACCCAAGAAGAAATTTCTCCTGGTGTTTTTTCTTTGACAAAAAAAACAGAACTCAAAACAAAATCCGAAGTTCTCCATGCAGAGTCTAACGCAATCGCAAAACTTGCTAAGTCTACCGAGAGTGGTGATGGTGCAAGTATGTTTATCACTTGCGCCCCATGCATGGACTGTGCTAAAATGATATTTCAAAGCGGAATTAAAGAAGTCTTCTATGGTGAAGATTATCGTGATGACACAGGAATCAGTTTCCTAAATAAATGCGGAATAACAGTAAAACAAATAATATGACAAAACATTTTTATGAACGTAACGATTGGTTATTGAACCACGAAACAAACAAGACATTTGAAGAAGTGCAATGGATGACTGAAGACGAATTTCGTCAATGGTTCATTGATTTGCGTAAAGCAGTTGTACACTCATGGGACACTATGGGTCAACCCCCTAGAGTTGGTTGGGATGAAGGTGCGATCAAAAAACAATTCAAAGAGATGTATGGATTCTCTGTGCATGAATTTGAACATGTTGATGAATTGACTGGTGAAAAAGATGTAATCAGAAATACTAGCGTAGTCGGCAATGCGGCTAATCAATGGTTCCCAACCATGATGAAAACACGCATTAACTACTCTAAGAATGACGATGGGCTTTCAATCTATGACCACTTTCTAAAAGATGAATTACTTGAGAAGACATTGAAGTATTCCAAACGACACTTCAAGCGTGATTCATTCTATGCATATTCAAATACAGTTAAAGTCAATGAGATTATTTCTGTTGGTTCTTATAATGTAAAATTTAAGAATGGCAATGACTTTGTTCGTTGGTTTGAAGACAATAACATTCGTCAATATGGTTATGACTATTGGGTAGAGAGTCGTGATGATGACGAAGAGTATAGTGGTTACAATGAACAACTCAAAGGCGTAAAGTATCTTGAAGTGACGCAAGATATTCTAGAGACAATTCCAACTAAGTCTACAATGAACATAAAGTCACATGACCAAAAGAAGTATCGTCTGCGTATGTACAAGTATGGACAAAAGATTTTTCCTGTCGGCTTGAAAGCATTCCGAGTATCGTGGTGCCAATATGCTGTTAACTTTCCACCATTGACTGCAAAACTTCTTTATGAAAAATTTACTAGACACGTTAAGAACCAAGATAGAATTGTTGTTTACGATCCCTCTTCTGGTTGGGGTGGGCGTATCTTGGGTGCTATGGCTTCTCGCACTTCTATTCCTTTACACTATGTGGGTACTGATCCTAATACCGATCACACTATTGGTGGGGATGGCGTCACTCCTAGTACTAAATATGCCGATTTGGCTGAGTTCTATAACTCCGCAAAGAACGAAGGAGTTTTGTTCGAACAGTCCAATACTTATGAAATTTTTCAACTTGGTTCTGAAGTTGTCCGAGATGATAGTTCGTTCCAAAAGTACAAGGGCGAATTAGACATGGTGTTCACTAGCCCTCCTTACTTTGCTAAGGAAGCGTATAGCGAAGACCCAACGCAATCGTATAAAAAGTTTACTGGCTATGATGCATGGCGTGAAGGTTTCTTGCGACCAACGTTAGAAACTGCTGTTGAGTATTTGCGTAATGACAGATACTTACTTTGGAATATTGCTGACGCTAAATTTGGTGCTGACATGTTGCCACTTGAAAAAGATAGCAAAGACATTTTGGAATCACTCGGTATGCAATTCAAAGGTGTAGTCAAAATGGCACTAGCACAAATGCCAGGTGGCAATCGTATTGATCCTGACACTGGTTTGCCGAAAGCAAAGAATTTTTGCAAGGTGAACGGGATGTGGTTGAAGTATGAACCGATTTTTGTTTTTTACAAGCCGTAACTTGTTGATTCTAAAGGGTTTTTTCCTGTTCTTTTAAGGAAAAGCCCTTTATTTTACACAAATGTGTTGTTTTAGTGCTACACTACGTAAAATAGTTGTTGACTTCTGTTCCTACTGTGCTATACTCTATATATAGATTGAGATTACAGAGGAATTTATGTCACACATTGAACACCCTTGCGCTTATAATGCCGCCATCAAGCGGAACATCATAAACAATGCCACCAAAACGTTCTATAAAACGTATTCCGATGCTGGCGATATCGTCCAGTTCCTTATTTCTAATTCTGAGAAGAATTCGTTCTACTCAAACCTTCTTGGTTCGTTGAACAGTTATGGCAAGTTGACAGAAAAACAAGTCCTTGCTGTACGTAAGTCTATCGCAACCTTTGCCGAACGCAAAGCACAATGGACTGCACAAGCGGCTACCAAAAACGCAACCCGTACATTCATTGGCACCGAAAAGAAAAAGATTACTGTTACTCTAACAGTTAAAAAAGCAATTGTAGTTGACCGCCCCAAATTCTACTGGGCTGATTCTGGCAGAAGTCTTCTCCGTATCTGTGAAGATACCGATGGCAATGTACTTGTCTTCAGCGGCAATGCAGATTTCCCTGCCGAAGGTGAAACTGCAACAATTACCGCTACTGTAAAAATGCACCGCTACTATAAACAAAACGACATTGAAGTTCCACAGACAGTTATCATCCGTCCAAAGATTGTTGCAATAATACAACAACCTGTGGCAGAAACAGCTTGACATTTCAATCCACTTGAGTTAAGATACATACATGCTTAATACACAACTTTCAAAATCCACTCTAGCAAAGTTACTTGCTACAGAAAATATTTCGGTAGAATATCGCAAGGTGCAAACTGCATCATTTGATATCGTCAATCGCCGTCTTACTCTTCCCATTATGAACGACACCACACCTGAAATGACAGACCTTTTGGTCGGGCATGAAGTGGGTCACGCATTAGACACACCACAATCATATGTTGATGCCGCTAAGGCTGGTGGTTCTGCATTTTCTACATTCTTGAATGTGATTGAAGATGCACGTATTGAACGTAGAATGAAAGACAGATATCCAGGTTTGCGTAAACCAATGGCTATTGCTTATCGTCAATTTACTGAACGTGACTTCTTTGGCATCAAAGGTCAAGATGTAAACGCAATGATGTTGATTGATAGAATCAATTTACATTTTAAACTTGGTGCTATTGCAGGCATTAAATTCAATGCTGAAGAAATGCTGTATGTTAAAGAAGTTGAAACGGCAGATTCGTTTGAGCAAGTGAAAGATATCACCGAACGTTTGTATGAATTTTGCAAAGCAGAGTTAGAACAAAAACGTCAAGAGGCTAAAGAAGAATTTCAAAAACGCAAAGAAAATGGCGAATTTGATGATGAAGAGTTTGATACTGAAGATGGCTTTGGTGATGATACCGAAGACTATGAAGACAAAAATCCAAACAGTTCTGGCTCCGATGACGGTGAAGATGATGACGATTATGAATCCGAAGACCGCTTTGACAATGGGTATTCTAACGAACCCACGTTTGAAAATACTATGCCTAATGAGTTAAAGGTGTATGGTGATGAAGTTAAATCTGTAACAGATGAAAAATTTCAACAAGCATTGAAAGGTCTTGCAGAAACAAAAGAAATTTATGTTGGCAAGATTGCAAGTCAAAAGAAAATTGATTTGAAAAATTATATTGTTCCTTTTAAAGAATTGAAGTTCTTTGAAGATAACTTTTACGATGATCCTGAGTTGGAAGTGCATGAGCGTTATGATGCTACTCTATTGACTAAATTTGAATCCAAGAATAAGAATGCTATTGCATATCTTATAAAAGAATTTGAAATGAAAAAGAAAGCGGCTGAGTTGCGCCGTGTAACAGTCTCCGATACTGGTACACTTGACACTAACAAATTGCATACTTACAAATTCAATGACGATATCTTCCGTAAGATTGGTGCCGTTGCTGATGGTAAGAATCATGGTATTGTAATGTTCATTGATTGGTCTGGTTCAATGGCTGACAATATGTCTGGTACGATTGAACAGTTAATTACAATGTCAACGTTCTGCCGCAAAGTGAATATTCCGTTTGATGTTTATGCTTTCAGTACTCAGTATCCAAAGAAACTAAAAGATATGCCAGTTGATTCTCCTGTAGATATTGAAGAAAATCAATTAGACATTGACTATTTTTCTTTGTTGAACATTTTGTCCAGCAGTATGAAAAACCAAACATATCGTAAATTTGCAAATGATTTGTTGCAAGTGGCTGAGGCATATCAACCTTATGTACAGCACCGCAGAAATTACAAGTCCAATTATATCCGTAATGATATGGGTCTTGGTGGCACTCCGTTGAATGCGACAATTCAAGTAGCATCTAATGTTGTGAATGATTTCCGTAAACGTACTCGCTCTGAAATTGTGAATGTTATCTTTTTGACAGACGGAGAAGACAGTACTACATTGTGGACTTCATCCGCCGATTGCCGTGGTACTAGAATCGGACCTTCTGACTTCCGTTCAGTATCTTATGTTGAAGATAAAGATTCTGCAAAAACTTATCGTGTGAGTGACAAAGGTGTGACGCCAACGTTATTGCAAATTCTAAAAGATCGTACTGGTTGCAATTTGATTGGATTCTACATCCTGCCAAAAAGCAAACGTTATTTTCAAAATGCAATGTCACGTTTCAACATGATAATGACGGATGATGGATACAAGCAATTCCGTAACGAAAAGTTTTTCTCTGTCAACGGATATGGATACTCTGAGTACTTCTTAATCCCTGGTGGTAATGATTTGACTACCGATGATGATTCGTTAGATGATATTCTTGGTGATACCAAAGATGTTTCTGCACGTAAGTTGAAAGGTGCATTCTTAAAGATGAACCAAAACCGTTTGACTAATCGTGTTCTTCTCTCTAAGGTAATCAAGGAAATTGCTTGATGTTGTATAAAAACAACAGTCAAAGTAACCCTTGACTTGCCATAAATATTCTGTTATACTACTAGTATTGAAATTGATTTTTAACTGAAAGGCAAATTATATTATGATTACGCAAAGTGAAAAAGTTGCATTTGTTACCGAAGCCGCAAAACGTTTTGGTGAAGTTGTAACCCGTCAGCAATTGGTAACACTTTCTGAAGAAACTGGCACCAAACGCCAGTTCTGGCTTGAAGCCGATCAGTACCGAGTTGGACGTGGCAAGTATCAATTGCCTCTCCAAGAATTTAATGTTAACATGGCTGGTCTTGCACTAGTCAAATCCAATCCAGTTTCTTCCATGCCAATCTCTGAACCCATTATGGCTCCTGTTGCAAAAGCGGTAGCAAAAATGTCTTCCGTTGCACGTATGCAAGAAGGCGCAATTATTCCCAAAGTGAATTCATTATATGTTCCTTTTGGATTCTTTGACAACATGAAACGTATTGTTGCATCAAAGAAATTTTATCCAGTATTCGTTTCTGGTCTCTCTGGCAACGGCAAGACTTTCATGGTTGAACAAGCATGTGCCCAATTGAAAGTTGAATGTCTCCGTGTAAATATTTCACCTGAGACTGATGAAGATGATTTGATTGGTGGCTTCCGTTTGATTGACGGAGAGACAAAGTGGTTTGATGGTCCAGTTGTTCAAGCAATGAAGTCTGGTGCCGTTTTGATTCTTGATGAAATTGATCGTGGTTCAAATAAACTAATGTGCTTGCAAGGTGTACTTGAAGGCAAAGGTTTGTTCGTTAAGAAAACTGGTGAATTTGTTGAACCAATTACAGGTTTCAATATTATCGCTACTGCAAACACCAAAGGTAAAGGTGATGAGACTGGTCGCTACATGGCGGCAACAATTCTTGATGATGCGTTCCTTGAGCGTTTCCCAATTACAGTTGAACAGGAATATCCTGACACTAAAGTTGAAACTAAGATTTTGACTAAACTGTTTGACAGTCTTGGTATCAACGATAAAGCATTCGCAGAAAATCTTGTGAAGTGGGCTGATATCATTCGTAAGACATTTGAAGAAGGTGCAATTGATGAATTGATTTCCACTCGCCGTTTGTCTCACATTGCCGAGGCATACACTATCTTCAATGATAAAATGGATGCAATCAAATATTGTATCAATCGTTTTGATGGCGAAACAAAGACTGCATTTCTTGACTTGTACAGCAAAATTGATGCTGGTATTGATCCAACTGCGGAAGTGAAGTCTGAATCAAATAAGGATGAAGTTCCTTTCTAAATCTCCTTGGCAGTAATGCCTTAGAGGCTACTTGACGTAGCCTCTTTTTTTATATATAATAGTGAGATAATTTTATTAAACATGGAGAGATTATGCAATTTGAAATTGATATTCAAAAACTAAGAACCAAAAAACTTTTTGTCGCAACCCCAATGTATGGTGGGCAATGTCATGGTTCGTATACTAAGGCAATCACAGACCTTATGATTCTTTGTACCAAATATGGTATTGAAGCAAAACTATTTTTTATCTTTAATGAATCACTAGTGCAACGTGCTAGAAATTATCTAACAGATGAATTTGTCCGAAGTGGTATGGACTACATGATTTTTATTGATAGTGATATTCATTTTGAGGCGCAGGATGTTTTGGTTATGATGCACTTTGCGGCAACCCGTGATGACATGGATGTTGTTTGTGGTCCATATCCAAAGAAAGCAATTTCTTGGGAGAAGATTAAAGTTGCAGTTGACAAAGGCTATGCAGATCAGAATCCAAATAATTTGGAAGAATTTGTTGGCGACTTTGTTTTCAATCCAGCAGATGGTGTAACTAAATTCAGAGTTGACGAACCAGTTGAAGTGAAAGAAAGCGGTACTGGCTTCATGCTCATTACCCGTGACGGACTTGAAAAATACGACAAAGCGTTTCCAGCACAAAGTTATAAACCAGATCATGTGCGTACCGCAAACTTTGATGGTAGCAGAGAAATCATGGCTTACTTTGATTGCGTTATTTGTCCAGACACAAAACGCTATCTATCAGAAGATTACATGTTCTGCCAATGGATGCGTAAGGCTGGTGGTAAGGTATGGTTGCTTCCATGGTTGCGTTTGAAACACGCTGGTAGTTATATCTTTGGTGGTTCTTTGCAAGCACTTGCATCTATTAATGTTTCACCTACTGCTGGTGATGATGTTATGAAGCGTGGTGATTCGGATTTAAAATGACGGATTATCGATACAATGAAGATAAGACTTTAACAGAATTGAAGTCTTACATTGACTCAACATACGGGCAACATTATTCCCGTGACAAATTTCAAGCAACAGAATTCATCATTGATGGTGGACATGGTGAAGGATTCTGTATTGGGAATGTGCTGAAATATGCACAAAGATATGGCAAGAAAGACGGACGAAATCGTAAAGACTTGCTAAAAATTTTACACTATGCTATAATCATGCTACACGTACACGACTTGAATGAAGGAAAACAAAATGAAATTAAGCGAATCAACAATTAACGTTCTCAAAAACTTTGCAACCATTAATGCTGGTATGCAATTCAAAGAAGGCTCTGTAGTGCGAACTATCTCCAAAGGACAGAACGTACTAGGCAAAGCAACTGTAACAGAAACATTTGAAAAAGATTTTGTCATTTATGACTTGAATCGATTCCTTTCTCTTTGCAGTTCTTTAACTGATCCAGAAATTGTTATCAATACTGATGCAAATAATCTTACAGTTAAATCTGGCACATCTAAAACTACATACGGACTTGCTGATGAATCTATGATTGTTGCACCACCAGCAAAAGAGATCAAGGTTGAAAACTCCGAAGTGAATTTCAAACTGACAAAAGACGATATGAATCAAGTATTGAAGTTGTCTGGTATCTTGGGTCTTCCAAACATTGCTGTTGTTGGTGATGGTACTGAAATCTCTATCTCTGCACTAGATGTTAAGAATGATGAGTCTGACAACTTCTCAATTAAAGTTGGTGAGACTACATCTAATTTCAAAATGATTTTCAATACAGAAAATCTTAAGATGGTTCCAGGTACATATGATGTATCTATTTCATCTAAAGGCATTTCGCATTTCAAACATGCGACTGACCAAATTGAATATTGGATTGCTACTGAAGCTGGCTCTAAGTACGAAGGTTAATATAATGAGTAGTAACGTAATTGTTCCGTCTTCTCCAGAGGATCGTAAAAAGATTCTGGATGCACTTGTTGAAATTTCAAACTCACTTACTCGCATTGAAGCAGAACGTGATTTGATTAAAGACATTCTTACTAGCGTGGAAGATAAATTTGAGTTGCCTAAAAAGTATACTCGCAAACTTGCAAAGATTTATCACAAACAAAACTTCACCGAGGTCCAACAAGAACAAGATGATGTTGAGACCCTCTATGAGAGTGTGGCTAAGTAACACTCGCTTGCATTCTAACATGCAATGTGTTAGAATATATTTTTATGTTATGATAAGGTGAACACATGCTACAAGATTTTTTGTGGGTCGAGAAGTATCGACCAAAAACTGTTGAAGACACAATTCTTCCAGCAGACTTAAAGGCTACGTTCCAACAATTCGTTGAGCAAAAGAACGTACCCAATCTAATTCTTACAGGCGGTCCTGGTGTAGGTAAAACTACTATCGCAAAGGCTATGCTTGAAGAACTTGGATGTAATTATATTGTTATCAATGGATCAATGAACGGCAACATTGATACGCTACGCAATGAAATTAAAAACTTTGCATCAACTGTATCATTCTCTGGTGGAAGAAAATATGTCATACTTGATGAGGCTGATTACCTTAACCCTCAATCTACTCAACCCGCACTCAGGAACTTCATGGAAGAGTTTTCTGCTAACTGTGGTTTTATCCTTACTTGCAACTTTCTTAATCGTATCATCGCCCCACTTCATAGCCGGTGCTCTGTTGTACAATTTAAGATAAACGCCGCAGACAAGCCAAAACTTGCTGGTCGTTTTATGAAACGCATGACTGGCATTCTGCAAAAAGAAAATGTAGAGTTTGAAGAAAAAGTTGTTGCTGAACTTATTATGAAACACTTTCCTGATTGGAGGCGTGTTCTCAATGAACTGCAACGTTACTCTGCTACGGGTAAGATTGATACTGGAATTCTTGCAAATATCTCAAGTGACAATTTCAAGACATTGGTTGAAAGATTGAAAGCAAAAGACTTCACGGGTATGCGTAAGTGGGTTGCAGAAAATCTAGACAATGAACCATCAGTATTATTCAAACGAATCTTTGACAATAGCAACGAATGTTTGAAACCCGATTCTATTCCACGTATGGTTCTATTGCTTGCTGACTATCAATACAAGTCTGCATTTGTCGTTGACCAAGAAATCAACTTTGTCGCTTTCTTAACCGAAGTAATGGTTGACTGTGAATTCAAATGACACCATTTGACTATTTAAACGCTATCAACCAATCAAAAGAAAACATGATGGTTGGTACTGACAATGATGACTTATCCGAAAAATCGTACAATGCGTACATCGTTAATAAAGGACTATCTTACTTTTCAGACACAATCTTATATGCAAATGAGATGAACAGCCGTCATCTCTTAGACAACAAACCTCAGTTTCTCTATTTACTAAATACCATCAGACCACGAAAAAGGTTCAGCAAATGGTTTAAGAATGAAATAGTTGAGGACATTAATGTGATTTCAGAATATTTTGGCTATAGTTATGCTAAAGCTAAACAAGTACAGAATCTCATAACCTCCGATCAACTTAAAATCATGCGACAAAAACTAGAAAAAGGTGGATTGAAGTCTAAGGAGAAAAAGAATGGCGGTGAACATTGAAGACTTACTTGAAGTAAGATTAAAGCAAGATGATGATTTTCTTAAGGTAAAAGAAACATTGACAAGAATAGGTGTAGCATCTAGAAAAGATAAAACTCTATATCAATCGTGTCATATTTTACATAAAAAAGGAAAATATTATATTGTACATTTTAAAGAGTTATTTGCATTAGATGGCAAACCAACTGACTTTGAAGAAAACGATTTAGCAAGACGTAATACGATAGGTAAACTATTAGCTGAATGGGGACTGATTGAAATTGTTCCTAAAGCAACAGATACCGAACAACCAATTGCACCTTTATCACAGATTAAAATTATTTCATATAAAGAAAAAGATGAATGGTTATTAACAGCAAAGTATAACATCGGAAGCAAAAAGAGGGAAGAAAATTAAATGGAAGAACTAGTACAATCATTAAAAGTAGTTTTGGCAAATCATTACGCATTTTATTTGAAGGCACATTACTATCATTGGAACATAACTGGTCCTAACTTTCCTCAGTATCACGAATTCTTAGAAAACATTTATACTGAAGTTTACGGCGTTGTGGATAAAATTGCAGAAGAAATTCGTTCATTGGATTCATATGCACCAGGAAGTTTTAATCGATTTATTCAGTTATCACAAATTCAAGGTGATGAAACTGTGTCACCAGCAGAAGTAATGTTACAAAGATTATCAGAAGACATTCCAGTAATGTTAGCAAGCATTGAACGTGCATACGAACTTGCCGAACAAAATCATGCACACAACATAAGTAATTTTATGGCTGATCGCCAAGATGCATTTGGTAAACACGCATGGATGATTAGGTCAACCTTAAAGGCTTGACAAACGTTATATATTATGAGATAATGTTATCTCAAAACAAATTAGGAGATTCTATGAAATCCATTAAAGTATTGACAGCAGTAGCACTTACTACTCTCTCCCTAGTTGCCGTTGCGGCAGACAAACCAGCAGAAACAAAACCTGCTGACAAACCTGCAACAACAGCATCAGCACCTGCCGCTAAAGCAGACTCTAAAGAGAAACCACATCCTAAAGTGATTACTCCAAAAGAGAAAGCCGCAAAAAAAACAGAGGCTGAAACACCTGCTAAGAAATAATTCTTAGCATTCTTTTTTATCATTAATTGATGAGGTATTTAAAATGGCATTTGTAAATTCTAGCAAAACACAGACAGAACTCTTGGTATCGTACTTGCGTGGTACAGGTCGTGGAATCTCTGCACCCCAAGCAAGGTCTTTGTTTGGCATTAAAAACCTTCGTGCCCGTATCAGCGACTTGCGCCAAAGCGGCTACAAGGTTCGTAAAGATATGAACACAGAAGGTAACACAACATATTTTGTTTCACGCAGAATGGTTGGACAGGCTTAATCTGTTATAAATAAACGTATCTCAGGGATGGGAACGTTAATGGCTCTTCTACCTTAGGAGCGTCTAACGCTGGTACAACGTTATGGTACCCCTGTATTCAGTAAGCAGGATTTTAATGATATGCCTTCGGGGTATCAAATTTTTTAAACTCGCTTAATAGGAGAAAAACTATGGGACACACACCATTACCCACTATCTTTGGTGGAACAGGTTTTAAAGATTTTGACAAATTCTTTGTCGGCTTTGATGACCAATTTAATCGCATGGCAAAGATGCATGACGATTTAACTAAAAACATTCCAAACTACCCACCTTACAACATTCGCAAGACTGGTGACAACACTTATGTCATTGAAATTGCTGTTGCTGGTTTTGGTAAACAAGAAATCGATATCACATTAGAAGCCAATAAACTTATTGTTTCTGGTAATACACAAGACGATAACGATAATTTCTTGTTCAAAGGAATCGCCAATCGTGCATTCACTCGCACATTTGCACTTGATGACCAAATCGAAATTCAAGATGCCGCTTTGATTAATGGCATGTTGAAGATTGCTTTGGAACGAATCATTCCAGAACACAAGAAGCCAAAGAAGATTGAAGTTAAGGATGCTGAATCTAAAACTAAAAAAACTTCTAAAGAATATTTAACTGAGGATGATGTATTATGAAATCAGTAAAAAAATTCTTCATGGCAATTCTTGAAGGTATTCAAGAAGCAAAATCTTATAAAGCAAAAGGTTTTGCTGAATACTATCTATCGCAATCTGTAGACCATAAAGATTTGGAAAACAAACAGCAAGAATTAGTACGCAAAGGTATGCTATGATTGATGCGCTACTAATGCTTCTAAGATGGAAGAGAGATGGTTGGGAAGTACATCCAATTATTGATCTAAAAGGTTGGATATGAACTGGTGGCCAGTATCCGATGAAGAGTGGGAACGTTTAAACTTCCCAGAGCGTTTTAAATAACACCATGGGTGCCGCAATGGCACCCATTTTTAATTATGGAGATATATTATGCAAAATGAACTTAGAATTTTAAAATTAAGCACTGGTGAAGAAATTGTTGGTAACATTACAGAACGTAATGGTGCTATATTTTCAATTGAAAACCCATGCTTACTTGCAATTGCAATGGGACCAAATGGCAAAGCAAGTCTTCAAATGCAACCTATGCTTATCTTCTCTGAACAAAAGAAGGTAGATATCAATCGTGCCAACGTAATCTATGATGTAACAGTTGCGCCCGAGATTGAAAACAAGTATAATGAGATATACGGCTCAGGTATAGTTATGCCTAAGACACAATCTATTATTATTTAATGAAATTTTACACACACTTCTCTAAACTCGGAAATCATATTCTTGTTCGTGGTTATAACAATGGCAAGAGATTCAATGATAAGATAGAATACAATCCAGTATTGTACGTATCTGCTAGTGGTAAAGACTCTGATTATAAAACACTAGACGGGCAAGCGGTTGCGCCTGTATCACAAGGCACCATGCGTGATGCTACTGAGTTTATGAAACGATATGAAGACGTTGACAACTTCAAAGTGTATGGCTCAACAAATTTCCCTTACGTTTATATCAATGAGGCGTATCCTGGTAAAGTAGATTATGATCCAGAACAAATTAAGATTGCAAATATTGACATTGAGGTTGGTTCTGAAAATGGTTTTCCTGAACCTGCGTCTGCGACTGAGCCAATTACAGCAATCACGTTTAAGATAGCTGGACACTTCTATGTGTTTGGCTGTGGTGACTTTGAAACCAATCGTGATGACGTAACGTACATGAAGTGTCGTGATGAGAATAATCTTATCATGCGCTTCCTTGACATGTGGGAAGAAACATCTCCAGACATTGTAACTGGTTGGAACATTCAATTCTTTGATATTCCATATCTGAACAATCGTATCACAAAACTCATGGGCGACAATACTGCAAAACGTCTATCACCATTTCGTAGAATCGGTGAACGTACAACTACGATCCATAACAAACAGCAAGTAGCATTTGACTTGGTGGGTATTGCTATTCTTGATTACATTGAACTATACAAGAAGTTTACATACTCACAACAAGAAAGTTTTAGTCTTAATCACATTGCGTATCTTGAACTTGGTGAAAAGAAATTAGACTACTCTGAAGTTGAAAGTCTGCATCAGTTGTACCGAACAAACTTTCAAAAGTTTATTGAGTATAACATCCATGACGTTGAACTTGTGGATCGTATTGATGCTAAGATGCAATTGATTGACATGGCACTTGCACTTGCATATGATGCTAAAGTTAATTACACCGATGTGTTCACGCAAGTACGCATGTGGGATACTTTGATTCATAATGAATTGATTGAACAGAAGATTGTTGTTCCGCAGAATGTTCGTACACCAAAAGATGAACAGTATGCTGGCGCTTATGTAAAAGATCCAATTGTTGGTATGCATGAATGGGTTGTGTCGTTTGACTTGAACTCATTGTATCCACACTTGATTATGCAGTACAATGTTTCACCTGAAACAATTATTGAAGGTCGCCACACAAGTATCTCTATTGATAATTTGCTGAACAGCGAATATCAAGCACAGGGTGAATATTGCATGGCAGCCAATGGGCATTACTTCAAGCGTGACAAGCAAGGCTTTCTGCCTGCTATGATGCAACGCATGTATGATGATCGGTCATTGTACAAAAAGAAAATGATTGAGGCTCAAAAGGCTTACGAAAAAGAAACAGACAAAGAACGTAAACGTGAAATAACAAATCAGATTTCAAAGTACAAGAACTTACAACTCGCAAAGAAAGTACAATTGAACTCCGCTTATGGCGCACTTGGTAATCAATACTTTAGGTTCTTTGACATTCGCCAAGCAGAGGCAATTACTCTGTCTGGTCAACTAGCCATTCGATGGATTGAAATGAAGTTGAATGGTTATCTAAACAAACTATTGAAGACTAAGGATATTGATTATGTTATTGCGTCAGATACAGACTCGGTGTACGTCAATCTTGGTCCGCTGGTACATATGGTCTATGGATCGAAGAGTGAAACGAAAGTTGAAACGATTGTCGATTTCGTCAACAAAGCATGTACAGAAAAATTCGAACCATTCATCGACAAGTCGTACCAAGAACTAGCAGACTACATGAATGCATTCGACCAGAAGATGCAGATGAAACGTGAAGTGATTGCCAACAAAGGCATCTGGACTGCAAAGAAGCGTTACATTCTAAACGTGTATGATTCTGAAGGTGTTCGATTCGCAGAGCCAAAGCTAAAGATGATGGGCATCGAAGCTGTCAAGTCTTCCACACCAATGTCATGTAGAGATAAGATTAAAGAGTCTCTGAAGATTGTGATGAATGGTAATGAAACAGACTTTCAATCTTTCGTTGAAGCATTCAAACAAGAATTCAAAACTCTTCCATTCGAAGACATTGCATTCCCACGTGGTGTTAGTGATCTATCTAAATACATGAGCAGTTCGGAACTATATTCAAAAGGCACACCTATGCATGTGCGTGGTGCGATAATGTTTAATACGTTTCTGAAAAAGTATAAACTGACTAAGAAGTATCAGCTTATTCAGGATGGCGATAAGACTAAATTCTGTTACATGAAAGTTCCAAATCCCGTTCAAGAAAATGTATTTTCTATTCTGACAGTCTTACCAAAAGAGTTTGGCGTAGAAAAATATATCGACTACGATACGCAGTTTGATAAAGCATATCTTGAGCCATTAAAAACAATCGTAAACACAATTGGTTGGAAGACAGAACGTGTTTCTTCATTGGAGAACTTTTTCACATGAGTACAAAAATACCATCAGAGTACCTAGCGTTTAGAAAAGAAGATGATTTTGGATTTAGTGCAGTTGACGAATCAACGTTAACTAGACTCACAGATCCAAATACATTAGAAGATACGGTTACTGTTAAACAAACGGTAGCACAATCTTCAGAATCTCTACAACGTGTAGAAGAAAAATTAGATTCGATGTTATCACTATACAATCAAGGTAAACTTGGACTTGATGCAGAACGTCAGAACATGATAGTAGATGTAAAAAAGAATCTAAAAGAATTAGAACAACTCATTATGCCTTTGCTTGTTAACCTGATGAAGAATCCAGAGAAAGAATATATCTATTGGCCGAATCGTACTGCAAAGATTCAAGAACAGATTGATAAGGTGTTGTTGTTAACTAGAGGATAATTATGCTATTTGCTTTGATTACATTATTGAGTGCAATATCTCTTTCTGCTATTGCCGCATACTATTCTGTTATTGGTCTAATGGCTATCTTTGCGGCTAGCCCCATTCCAATTGCAATCATGGGTGGTGCGCTTGAATTTTCTAAACTCATTGCCGCATCATGGGCATATAAGAATTGGACAATTGCACCAAGATTTTTGAAGTACTATTTTACAATAGCAGTTATAATTTTAATGTTCATTACATCATTGGGAATCTTTGGATATCTTTCTAAAGCACACAACGATCAAAATTTAGTAAGTGGTGATGTACAAGCACAGATTGCACTTATCGATGAGAAGATTAAAGTTGAAAAGGATAATATAGATGTTAATCGCAAAACTCTCAAACAGATGGATGAAGCTGTGGACCAAGTTATGGTTCGTTCAACAAACGAAAAGGGTGCAGAAAAAGCGGCAAGTCTACGCAAAGCCCAACAGGCTGAACGTGGTCGCTTACTTAAAGAAATCGAAACATATAACAAGCGGGTTTCGACTCTTAATGAAGAAAGAGCACCTATCGCCACCGAAATTCGTAAAGTGGAAGCAGAAGTTGGTCCGATTAAATATATTGCGGCGCTAATCTACGGCGACAGCGTTGATTCCAGTTTACTAGATAAGTCTGTACGATTCGTTATTATTCTTTTGGTTCTTGTGTTTGACCCAATGGCAGTCTTGCTTGTTATCGCTGGTAACTTTTCTCTGAGGCAAATAGCAAGAAAAAAAGAAGAAAAGTCTGGTGGATATCAGATTGATATTCCATCTGCTGAAGTTGCACCAAAACAAAAAAGAAAACAAAAAACACAAACGGCACAACAATCTACTGGTGATGAAAATTTGAATGCATCACTCATGGAACCCATACCCATGACAAAAGAAGAACTGGAAGATTTTAAACGCAAATACACCAGAGATGGTAGATCAAAATTTGCAAAGTACGCAGACACTTGATTTTTCGTTCGATTAATGTTATAATAATTTATTGTGTAATAATATAAAAGGTGATTGATATGAGTAATTTTTTTACAGATTTAGTTGAGCAATTGAAAGATGATGACACAAAGATTCTTTCTGATGGTGGCGCATCGGCAGAGTTTAGTGGTAGCATTGACACTGGCTCTTATGCACTTAATGCACTACTGAGTGGTAGCATCTATGGTGGTGTACCAAACAACAAAGTGACAGCATTTGCTGGCGAGTCTTCAACGGGTAAGACTTTCTTTGTGCTTGGTGTTATCAAACAATTTCTTGATGCAAATCCTGATGGCGGTGTTATCTACTTTGACACCGAAGCGGCAGTCACAAAGTCTATGATGGACAGTCGTGGTGTAGACACTAAACGAGTTGTTATCTCTGAACCAGATACGATTCAAAAGTTTCGTCATACTGCATTGCAAATCATTGAAAAGTATCAAGCACAAAAAGAATCAGCACGTAAGCCAATGATGATGGTTCTCGATTCTCTTGGTCAGTTATCTTCTACAAAAGAAATGGAAGATACTGCTGAAGGCAAAGAAACAAAAGACATGACTAAGAGTGCAATTCTCAAAGCGACATTTCGTGTGTTAAATTTGAAACTTGCTAAGATTGGTGTGCCTTTGATCGTAACAAATCACGTTTATGATGTTGTTGGTTCATATGTGCCAATGAAAGAAATGTCTGGTGGTTCTGGTTTGAAGTACACAGCATCTACAATCGTATATCTGTCTAAGAAGAAAGACAAAGATGGTACTGAAGTTATCGGTAACATTGTTAAAGCAAAATTGCACAAGAGCCGTTTAACAAAAGAAAATAAATTTGTTGAAATCAAAATCACATACAGCAAAGGCTTAGATCGTTATTACGGATTGCTTGACATTGCAGAAAAGTATGGCATTATTAAGAAAGTGTCTACGCAATACGTATTGTCGAATGGTGTGAAAGTCTTTGGTAAGAACATTAATGCTGAACCAGAAAAGTATTTCACTAAAGAAATTCTAGACTTGATCGATGAAGCATGTAAAAAAGAATTCATGTACGGACAAGATGCAGTTGAGGGTGTTGTTGATGATGAAGTAGAATTGGAGTTAGCAAATGAAGATTGATGAAGATTATGAAATCACACAGCGTGATATCAAATATAAAGACAAAGATACAGTCGCATCTATTAAAATTAATTCTGGTAAATATAAAGATGTTGAATTTACTTTTGGTGAAATTAATTTCTCCGAAGAAGAAAATCCTGACGGAACGTATTCAATTGGCTTCAACTATGATATAATAGATGAAGAACACAAAGCGTTACATGGTAACAATGACTTTGAAGCGCACCTCGGTGAAATTTTAAATGATCTTCTAAGACACTCATTAGACGAAGCAGAAAAAAGGTATAAGAATGAACTTGGAACAAAAAATACTGAAACACCTGATATTGGATGAAGAGTATACACGAAAGACTTTACCATTCATTAGAGGAGAGTATTTTCAAGATTCTTCAGAAAAATTATTGTTTTCTGAAATTGAAAGTTATGTAAATAAGTATAACACAATGCCAACGCAAGAAGCATTGGCTATTGAGATTGACAAGAGAGTTAATCTAACAGATGACCAACACAAGAAAACTATTGCGTTAGTCAAACAAATCACAATTGATCCTGAGGTGTCCGACACCAAATGGTTGATTGACGCCACAGAAGATTTCTGCCAAGAGAAAGCTATCTATAATGGCATCATGCAAAGCATTCAGATTCTTGATGACAAGAATAAGAACAATACAGAAAAACTTGATAAAGGTTCAATCCCTAAAATCCTAGCAGATGCGCTTTCGGTTTCTTTTGACAATCACATTGGGCACGATTTTATTGATGACGCAGAAACACGATATGATTTCTATCATAAAGTTGAAAGACGAATCCCATTCGATCTCGACTATTTGAATAGAATCACTAAAGGTGGGCTTGCAGAAAAATCTCTGAACATCGTTCTTGCTGGTACTGGTGTTGGTAAATCTTTGTTCATGTGTCATTGTGCGGCAGCCAATCTGACAATGGGCAAGAACGTTCTCTACATCACAATGGAAATGGCTGAAGAACGTATTGCAGAACGTATTGATGCTAACTTGATGAATGTTGAACTTGACAGATTGATTGGTATGCCTAAAGACGTATACTTGAAGAAAGTTGAAACTCTACGTGAGAAGACTAAAGGTAAGTTAATCATCAAAGAATATCCAACCGCTAGTGCAAACGTAAATCACTTTGCACATTTGTTGAATGAGTTGAAATTGAAACGTCAATTTGTTCCTGATATCATTTACATTGACTATCTAAACATCTGTTCTTCCGCACGTATGAAGATGGGCTCTTCTATAAACTCTTACACATATATTAAAGCAATTGCAGAAGAATTGCGTGGACTTGCAGTTGAGCATAAAGTGCCTGTCGTATCAGCTACACAAACAACAAGAAGTGGTTTCACAAACTCTGACGTTGGGCTTGAAGATACTTCAGAATCGTTTGGTCTGCCAGCTACAGCAGATTTGATGTTTGCTTTGATTTCAACCGAAGAACTTGCAGACTTAAATCAGATCATGGTCAAGCAGTTGAAGAATCGTTACAGCGATCCAACAACAAACAAACGTTTTGTGATTGGTGTTGACAGAGCAAAAATGAAACTCTATGATGCAGAAGAGTCAGCACAAACTAACATTTCCGATAGTGGACAAATTGAAGATGACAAACCCGCATTTGATAAGTCTGGATTCGGCAAACGAATGCAAAAAAACCGAGACTTTGGCAATCTAAAGGTATAATTTCATAATGTGAAATATACTCCTTTCCCTAAATATCCCTTGACAAGATGCCGTAACTGCATTACAATAGATATGCTAGGAAAGGAACTCAAAAATGAAACTCATTCTCAGGACAAAAGGGGTAACCTTGACGCCAAGGGATAGAAAGATTTTAAAGATGGCTACGCATTTTTATGCAAGCCGTTTGATGAGCGAGCGATTGTCGGATTCTTTAGAAATCAACGTAAACGTCATAAAAGATTTTTATACAAAAAACAAAATACTTGGTGAAGCGTTTCCTAAAGATGATGTTCTAGGACTACCAAGCAATAAACAATTTGTAATAAATTTGGAATGGAATAAAATGGGCAAGCGTGTTTTACAATGTCTTGCACATGAAATGGTTCACATAAAGCAATATGCAAAAGGTGAATTAAAATTCCATGAAAAAAGGAACTTGGTAACGTTTCAACGAGAACAATATCAAGGTGATGAATATTGGGAATCATTATGGGAGATTGAAGCATATGGACGTGAAATTGGCCTTTATCAAAAATTTAAACCTACTCTTAGATTACTTAAGAAAGACATTTGAAATGATTAAAATTACAGAATGGTATAACTGGGTTGTACTTCAATTTGGTGAGATTTGTGGTTGGATTGGATTGATTCTAATTCATGGCTCTACAGTACCAGTAACATACTTAGCAATTCAAGGTGAACCAACAGTATTGCCCCCATTAAGTATGGTTATATTAATCTGGAGTGGTTTACTGTTATTCTTTATTCGTTCAGCAATTACAAAAGATAAACTCTATATGCTATCAAACGGTATTGGGTTTTTCTTGCAAAGTATTATGTTAGCATTCTTGGTGTTAAAATGACAACTATCAATAGAATTGCAGAATACAATGCTGAGATATATCGTAACATGCAGATTAAAAATGCAGAACGCAGGCTTGACGAGTTACGACTAGAAGAACGCAGAACTAAACAAATACGTGAAGTGGCAGAACAAGCACGAATTGAAAATAATCGTATGATGAATCGTAATGGACAGAATGTAGACAGAATGGCATAGAGTGAAATCTATATCATTGTTTGTTAATCATCCAGAATGCTCTACGGATTGTTGTGATGGAATGATTAAAGCATTATCGTCAAATTACAAGATTAATTTATTCAATACAGATAGTGATTTACTGACAGTTTTGAACAATACAGATATTGTTGCATTTCCTGGAGGTATCGGAGATGCAGATTCTTATGATAAATTCTTTAGACGCAAACGTGCTAATATGATAGCAGATTTTGTTGAATCTAAAGGATATTATCTCGGAATATGTATGGGTGCATATTGGGCTGGCAGTCACTATTTTGATATACTAGATGATATTGAACCTGTTCAGTATATTAAACAAAATACAGCAGATATTCGTAGATCATATTCTACTGTAGCAAATGTTACTTGGAACGGCAAACCTGAAACGTTGTTTTTTTACGATGGATGTGCATTGACAGGCAATCTAGAACGTGCTAAAATAGTATCTACTTATGCGAATGGTGACGCTATGGCAATCATTCAAAATCGTGTGGGTGTGATTGGTTGTCATCCTGAGAGTCAGAAGTATTGGTATGAAAAGCCTAGAGGGTATATATCAAAACATTGGCACGAAGAACGAAACCATAAATTATTGTTAAACTTTGTTGACGAACTTACATCATGTTAATTTACACATATCAAAAATCAAAGAAGAAAAAAACTCCTGCAAAGAAAGTTGCAGAGTATGAAACTTGGCTAAAGAATCTTCCGACAACTTCATTTTCTAAAGGTTTCAAAAAGCCTAAGATAGTAGAAGCATACAAACCCCCAAAAGCAAACATTCGTGAAACTCCCAACTATCCCAGTTTAGCTACAGTTGGCGACAATTGCACTAAGCCTGTTTATGGAAAAGTTTACACTGGTGACAAGATGATTGGCATCGGCACGTTGCACAAAAGCAATGCAGTTCCTATTTTTTCTAATGATGACGCAAAAGATCAAGCATTGATGCGAAGATAATTATAAATAGGTCTATTGCAACGACAGACCTATTATGTTTAAATTTAAAGAATACCTTATTGAAAAGAAAAACACTCACATGGAACATGCGGAAGACGATGTTCTCAATGGTGGTGTTGAAGGTACTAGAGATAGCATAAACGCACTCAGAGCGGTGCGTGATATGCTTGCTGGACATTCCAAAAGCAAAGTTGACATTTCAGTCAAGTGGGATGGTGCGCCAGCAGTCTTTGCAGGACAAGACCCAACAGACGGCAAATTCTTTGTTGCGAAAAAAGGCGTCTTCAATAAAAATCCCAAAGTGTATAAAACTCCAGCAGAAGTTGATGCAGACACATCTGGCGACTTAGCAGACAAACTCAAAGCATGTTTGATGTATTTGCCTAAGATCAACATCAAAGGTGTCATTCAAGGCGACTTGCTATTCACACAAGCAGACTTAAAGACAGAAACAATTGAAGGTGAATCGTATGTTACGTTTCATCCAAATACTTTAGTCTATGCAGTACCGACAGAAACTGAACTTGCTAAAGAGATACAAAAAGCAAAGATTGGTATCGTTTGGCATACAATTTACGAAGGTGATTCGTTTGAGACACTATCAGCAGTCTTTGGTAAAGACATTCTAAGCACACTTACAAAAAATTCAAACGTTTGGATGACAAGTGCAGTCTATCACGATGTGTCTGGTAAAGCTACGTTGACACAAGCAGAGAGTGACGAAGTGACAGCAATTCTATCTGATGCTGGAAAGATATTCCAAAAATTAGATGCCGCTACTCTAAACTACATTAATACAGATGAAGATTTGATTGAACGCATTAAGACATTCAACAATTCAAAAGTACGTCAACAGTTGAAAATCACAAACGTCAAAGCGCACGTTAAAGAATTGATTACATACATTGAAGATTACTACGAGAAACAGGCTGAAGGTAAAGGTGAACGTGGTCGTGCTACTCAGATGCTAAAGAAAAGCAAAGTACTTAAATTCTTCTCGCCAAAAAACAAATCACATTTAGAAGACATTTTCACAATGATGAATCTATTAGCAGAAGCGAAGTTGATTTTGATTAAGAAAATGGATGAAGTTAAGACGTTGAATACTTTCTTGTTGACTAAAAAAGGTTACGAAGTAACTGGTGTTGAGGGGTATGTTGCTATTGACAAGATCAAAGGCAATGCAGTCAAGTTAGTTGACAGAATGCAATTCAGCTATGCAAACTTCTCACCTGATATCATTAAAGGTTGGCAGAGGTAATAAGGTTTAAATTGAAACCGGACACCTTTATGTATACATCGGGTAACTATTTTTAACGGCAAATATGTCATATTCTCAAAAAGTTTTAGATCATTACGAAAATCCACGAAATGTGGGATCATTTGATAAAGATGCTGATAACATAGGCACTGGTATGGTGGGTGCGCCAGCATGTGGCGATGTTATGAAACTTCAAATTAAAGTAGAAGAAGGAATAATTACAGATGCAAAATTCAAAACATACGGCTGTGGAAGTGCAATTGCATCCAGCAGTCTTGTCACAGAGTGGGTCAAGGGCAGAACACTTGACGAAGCAGGAAAGATATCTAATTCACAAATTGCTGAAGAACTTGCCTTACCACCGGTTAAAATTCATTGTTCAATACTTGCAGAAGATGCTATAAAGGCGGCCATAAATGATTACAATAACAGATGTTGCAAAGTCTAAGATCATAGACTTGTTACGAGAAGAAAACAATCCAAACATTTCACTACGAACGTTTGTTGTGGGTGGTGGATGTTCTGGATTCAATTACGGATTTACAATGGACGAAGTTAAGAATGATGATGATTTTGAATTTCCTCTAGACGAATTTAGAGTTTTAATTGATGCAATGAGTATGCAATATTTACAAGATGCAAACATAGACTACAAAGATGAGTTTATGCGAAAAGAATTTGTAATTACTAATCCAAATGCAAAACACACTTGCGGTTGTGGCAGTAGTTTTAGTGTATAATAATTAAAAGAAGGAGAGTAATGTGGCTAAATTAAATGAAGGTGATGTTATTGAGGGAATTTTTACTATTGCCTTGTCTCTATATCTTGCATATGGAAAAGTTGATAAGAATGAATTGAATAAAATTCGTACTAAAATTGACACCAAAATATTTAGTACTGGAAGATTTAAATATTCCGTAGTTGAAAATCACATGAGGCAGAAGGGCCAAAACCCTCCAGACTTTTTTAATGTTGGATTTGAAATGCGTTTGAAGCCAGAGTCCGTTGTTGGAGCATTCGACAAAGAATATGAAGTCCTGTATAAATCATCTAAAGACATTGGTAATATTAATAAAAAAATTGACAAACTTATCGAAGCCACAACTACAGCAAACTTTGTTAAAAGAGCCGCTGGTGCTGTAAATTACTTTTTAGATAATAATTATGGAGAAGTGGTTACATTTATGGTAATATCAGATGGTATTGCTGGAGAGGCTAGCGGAGGAGAACTTAAGGGCGATGTTACATTAGAAGTACATGCAGTTAGAAAAGGTTCCACTAAAAAACTAATTGCTGGATCATTACCATTTTCATTAAAATCAGAAAGTGTTACTGTAGCAAATTTATCTCCGTATAACGGCATGTTAGACATAGCAGACGCATTGGGTATAAAATGGACAGCCAAAGAAGATTACGTTAGATTATCAAAACCATTTTTCGGTCCCGTAGAACAAAAAGCAAAGTTTGAATTGATAACATCTCTGTATAATGATTTAAAAACAGAAATCATAAAAGAATCTAATAAACCTCAGTTCACAAAAAATGCCTTGGACTTTTTATCTAAGAGTATTTTTGGTTCTGATTTGTCTGACGTAGTTGATGTTAATTCCTCAGGGTTGAAAGAAATTACCGTAGAGTATTTTAATAATTTAAGAAAAACGGTTCAGCTAACCGCAGTATCAAATGGAAATAATTTAGTATTTAAAGACAAAAAAACTGATGTTCCTATATTTCAAATTCGAACGAAATTGAGACCACCTCCAGCAAATGAAGCTAAATTTTATTTGGAAGTCGGCAAAGGCATTTATGCACCACATTAAAATGTAATTTGATATTATTATAAATAAACTATAACGCAGTTAGGCTAAGGCAAACCTGTACAGATAAGTCTACGGAAAACTCTATTACACATGAAATCGTTTAAAGAATCAATATTGCTTGATGAAGCAAAAGCCAAGGGCAAAGTAATTGTCGTATACGGTGGTGGCTTTCAGCCATTTCACGCCGGTCATTTGAGTAGTTACACTCAAGCCAAACAAAAATTCCACACTCCAGACTTTTATGTTGCATCTAGCAATGACACAAAAGTCCGCCCAATCCCATTCAAAGACAAAGAATTCCTAGCACAACAAGCAGGAGTTACAGACGATTTCGTTCAAACAGTTTCGCCTATTAATCCAGAAGAGATTATGAAGAAGTATGACGAAAAGAAAGATGTTCTCATTCTTATTCGTTCTGAACGTGATCCCATGAAGTACACAAAGAAAGATGGTTCACCAGCATACTATCAACCATTTGTCAGCATTGATAAGTGTGAATCATTTGAGACACACGCATATATTTTTGTGACTAAGAAACATGACTTTAAAGTTAATGGCAAAGAAGCATTCTCTGGTAGTCAAGTTAGAAAAATGTATTCAGACGCAGACTCAGAAGGTAGAGATAAAATCATTGATGATTTATATCCAAAAGCTAAAAACAAAGCTAAGGTGAAAAAACTTTTAGACAAATACATAGGCGGTGGCATGAACGAAGAAATAGAACAACAAGACGAAGCGGTATTAAGTTTCTCTGCACGTAGACAGAGAGCGCAACAGTTACGTAGAATGTCAAAACGCATTCAACGTGCTAGAGCATTGCAAATGAAAAGATTTGCAGATACAAAACATTTAAAAGGTCGTGCCACTAAAATGGCATACAAGTTCTTTAGATCAAGACTTGCTGGTGGTAAAAACTATGCAGACTTAAGTACTGGAGAGAAAATTGCAGTTGATAAGAGATTACAAAAATCTTTACCTGCTATTAAAAAACTTGCAGTTCGTTTATTTCCAAAAGCAAGATCCGCTGAAGTTGTACGTAAAGCAACCATGATGATGAACAAAGAAGATATCAATCATATCTTTGCAGAATTCATTATCGAAAAACCAATTCTACCACAAGACAAAGATGTTGCAAAGAAAGACGGAACACAACCTAAGAAGTATTATGTTGGTTTAGACAAAGATACAAAAGACGCTAGAGCATCACACTTTGCGACAAATGGACCGAAATCGGATTCAGATAAGAGCGCATACAAAGATGCACCTGGAGATAAAGAGGCTAGAGAAAAAGGTTTACCACAATCTAAATTTACAAAAAAATTCAAACAGATGTATGGTGAAGGCGTAAAAACTCCAGAGCAAAGAAAAGAAGTTTCTAGATTAGACCAATTGGTTCGTTTGGGATTAGCAGACACTAAATCTCTTGCAGTTATCAAACGTTCTGTTGATAAATTAAAATCTGGTGACATGTTAAGTCCCTCAGAGCGCAATGTCACAAATGATTTGTTGACAACGCTACTTGATATGGTAACTTCAAGCGATGCATTGTTTAGAATGACAAAGACACAGTTGCAAAAAGAGGCTGTGGACGATAGATTTAAAAAGTACATTATTCCTGCAACAAAAACAACACCAAAAATAGAAAAGATTTCAATGCCTGCTGGAAGAACGACAGACCACATTGAGTGGAAAGTAACTGGTTCTGTTGCAAGTCAGACTAAGACATTTAAAAGCAAAAGAGAAGCAGAAGCATATTTCAATACTGTAAAAGAGTCTATTGATGAAGCCGCATACAAAGGCAACATTGGCATGATGGAAATGATGAAGTTCTTTGAAGTTGCAACAAAAGAAGAAAAAGAAAAACTTAAAAAACTTATTGCAGATAAAAATCAATCTGCCGCTTGGAAATTAATTCAAGACGTTACTGGCATGAAACTTGTCGGTATGAATGAAGACAATGAATATGATGATGAATATGATGATTCCGCAGAGATGGATGGAATCTCTATGGCACAAATTCAATTGTCTAACATTATTGATGATGCAGAAGATTTAATCCAACAGTTAGATGACATGGATGAAGAGCCTGATGAGTGGGTTTTATCTAAGATTACTAAAGCAGAAGATTACATTGCTACAGTTCGTGACTATCTAGAATTTGATGATAATTTTGAGATTGATGATAATGGTGAAGAAGATGATGGCGAGTTTTCTGGTGCAGAAATGGATATGCATCTAAGTCAAATGCAACCAGATGAGTTTGGTGATGCATACGAAGAATTCAAACCAATCTTAGAAGAAATCGAAGGATTGAAAAAGAAAGCAGAAAAATCTGGTATACCATATAGCATTCTAAAAGCAGTATATAATCGTGGCATGGCGGCATGGCAAGGTGGCCATCGTCCTGGAACAACATCACAACAATGGGCATTCGCTAGAGTGAATTCTTTTATCACAAAAGGTAAAGGAACATGGGGTGGTGCGGATAGTGATCTAGCATCTAAGGTTAACAAGAATGAAGCGTTTTCTAAATTTGCTGAAGCATTAGAATGGGGTACAGATGCGATGCGTAAAGCATATGCCTCAGATACTCCAGGTCAACCTACAGAAATTCAAACAGCAGATCATCAATCTTGTTGCGGTGATTGCGAAAAAGATTCAATTGGAGAAGAAGTTGATTGGGAACAAGTTGTCAATGAAGCAGAATATCAAGGTAAATCTGTTAAGTTAAATGATCCATTCAGAACACCTGATGGTCCAAAGAAGTTTGGTGTATACACTATGGGACCAAATGGTAAAGTTGTTGTCGTTCGTTTTGGTGATCCTAATATGGAAATCAAACGTGACGATCCTGAAAGATTAAAAAGTTATCGTGCTAGACACGGTTGCGACAATCCTGGACCAAAGTGGAAAGCAAACTACTGGTCTTGCCAAATGTGGCGTTCAGACAAAAGCGTAAGCGAATTAGATTAAAGTGGAGATACGCATGAAAAATATAGAAGAAGCAAAAGTTGGATCAGGTACAGCGATTGCAGATAAAACTGCTGAAAAACGTGCCCAATTATCATTGAAAATGATTCAGTTACGTATGAAACAAGATAAAGAACGTCAAGCACTTTCAGCACAAAAAAAATCTTTACAGAAGGAAGAAACAATGACAGAATCATTTAGCGCATCTCAAATTGCCGCTTTGAAAGCAGAGTACTCTAAGATTAATACAATCGATCCGGATAGCGACACATACAAGAAATTAATTGCTATGCTTGATAAATTAGATTTAAAATCTTTAAAATCTCTTGCTGATGCAAATGTAAAATTTGTATCTAAACTTGCACAGAATCGTGTTATGAGAAAGAGCATGAAAAAAGAAGAAGTGCAAATTGATGAGTTGTCAACCGACAAACTAGCAGACTACAAAAAGAAAGCTGGCGCTGATGCATCAGCCGCAGACAAAGCAGGCGATATCAAAAAAGGTAACAAGCGTTTCTCTGGCATTATCAAAGCAACTAGAAAGCAATTTGACAATGATGCTAAGAAAACAAATGAAGAATTAGATATTGAATTGGCTGAAGTTCTTGCTAAAGATGCAACCGCCGGTGATTTTATTCACGATTTTGTACACTCTGATAATCCTAAGTTTGCTGGTAAGTCTAAAGAGATGAGAAAGAAAATGGCTCTTGCCGCATACTATGCAAAACGAAAGAATGAAGAGTTGTCACCAAAACAAAAAGCATTAGATAAAAATAAGAACGGCAAGATTGATGGTTCTGATTTAGCAAAGTTGCGTGGTGAAGAATTATCACCAAAACAAAAAGCACTTGACAAGAACAAGAACGGCAAGATTGATGGCTTTGACTTAGCCGCAATTCGCAATAAAAAGAAACCACAAGGTGCTGACTTTGCCGCACAAAGACGTAAAGAAAGACTTGCATCTAATGGGCGTATGGATGAAGCAAAATCTGACTACGAAGTTTATCATAAAGATTATTCCACAGCAGTACAGACAGCAATCAAACAAGCAGAGAAGCGTGGCTTTGAAGTAGACATGGACGATTGGCACGATAAAGTTGCTACTGGTCCTAAGAAACCATCTGCTGGTAAAACAAATTCATTCTCTGTCAATCTAATGAAAGATGGCAAAGAATCTAAAAAGAAATTACACCTTCAAGTGTACAATATGGACAATCACAAGTATGAGTTGAACATGTACATCGAAGAGATTCAGTTAGACGAATTGAACAAAGACACATTGCACTCTTATGCTAAGAAATCTGAAAAAGATCAGGGCGATCAGTTCAACAAGATTGGTAAAGGAATTAGAGACAACGATCCAAAGTCTGCAAATAAAGCGGGACACAAATTTTCAATGAGAAGCATTGGACAAGACAGAGCAGAAAAGCGTTTGGCTAAAGAAGCGGCATCACCAGCACAGCAAGCGGCTATCGCTATCGCAATGAAGAAGGCTGGTAAGAAACCAAAAATGTCTGAAAGCATCATAGCCACTATTAAAGACAAACTTAATAAACTCAAACGTGGTAATGAAGCACAACAAAAAGCAGACGATCATTTTGACAAAGCAGGTGATCCAAAGAATGCAAACGCAAGCAAAGACTTGAAGAAAGCAGTTCGCTATCACAATCTTCTAAACAAAGAACAAACTGAAATTGTAACTGAAGCTAAAAAGAAGTCATGGAAAGACATGAGAAAAAAAACAAAGAATGAAGAAGCACCTAACAAGGCTACAGTTCAAAAAGGCGATCAATTGACAGGTAAAAGAGAACCAATTGAAATCAATCCTGAATTGAAAGATACGGCAAAATAAAATGAATAACGAATTGCCACAAATTTATTGTGACATGGACCAAGTGCTAGTCAACTTTATGGGCGGCGCAAATAAAGTATTAATGGCAAAAGGTCTACAGCCTTTTCAGCAAGGAGAAAAAGATGTCAAATGGGAAGCACTACGTTCAGTACCAAAGTTTTGGGCTAACTTAGAGCCTATGTCTGACGCTATGATGTTATGGAGATACATCAAGCCTCATCAGCCTTACATATTGTCTACGCCTTCTAAGCGTATGGCTACTTGTAAACCAGAAAAACTTGAATGGATTAGAAAACATTTAGGTAATGTAGAGCATGTTTATCTTGTTCCAAGAGAAGAAAAACAAAAATTCGCTGTAACTAGCGATGGAACCCCTAATCTTTTAATAGATGACTATGAAAAAAACATAAAAGAGTGGGTTGCGAAGGGCGGAATAGGAATAAGACATATAAATAGTATTAACACTATTTCACAATTACGAAAAATCGGATATTAATTAAAGGAGAACACCATGGCACTATGGGGAAGCAGAGATACATTCGCAGTAACAGGAACTGCATTTGCAAACAGTACTGTTAACACTACAATATTAACAGGCACATCAACCGTGTTTACAACAGAACTAGATGTTGGTGACACATTTGTTCTTGCTGGAACAAGACGCAAAATTGTTGGAATCACAAGCAATACAGTATTGACTTTTGAACCAGCATGGACTGCGGCTAACGTTGCAGGCACAGTTACTGGACAAGACACACCAAAGTGGTTAGCCGCTAACAGCGCAACTGTTCAAAGTTCACAAGTTTCAAATACCGCATACACATTTGGTGTTGACACAAACGAAGCAACAGCTTACAACGAAATACCAGGTTGGAAGTTTACAAACACGTATACTGACATGCATGGTAACAGCCGTAGAAAAACTGAAACTCTAGTTTCAATGGGATCCATTACTGGTGACGCAGAAGATGCAATATTCGGTGATAGCTTTATCACAATCACCACACAACCAAGTGCTAATAGCGCCGCTAATAACTCAGCCGCTACATTCACAATTGTTGCAAGCATTCGTCCAGTTGGCAATACGATCAACTATCGTTGGCAACGTGCCGCAAATTCAAATGCGGCATTCGTGGACTTGACAAACGCTGGTACATACAGCAATACAACAAATACAACATTGACGATTGCAAACAATACAATTGCGGCTGGTGGTGGTGGACTTTCAAATTCACTCTACCGTGTCACAATGTCTTCTACTGGAATTTCAGCGAATGTCGTGTCTGCAAACGCAACATTGACAACAGTTTAATCTTATATGGGGTGATGGGTAAAACCATTGCCCCTTTTGGTCCGAGTCCCGGAAGTAGCATTCCCATTCAATTGGGTTTACATTAAGGAAGAAAAATGGCAGATAAAAAAGTAACGCAGTTAACAGCATTAACTGTAGCAACAAAAGAAGATTTATTATTAGTTATTGATGATCCATTGGGTTCACCAGTAAGCAAAAAAATTACTGTAGACAATTTCTTTGGCGCAACTTCAACAGTCAGCGTCAACGCAATTAGCATTAGCGCATCAGGCACAAGCACACTCTCAGCTAATACATTTGCAATCAATTCAGTAAACGGACTTACAGTCAATACTGGTATCACTATCAATAGTAGTGGTTCTGCATCCGATACACGAATTTCATCTGACAATCAGGCAAACATGTTTTATGTTAATGCTACTACAGATAAAATTGGTCTCTTAACAAATGCACCAACAGAAGTATTCGACATTAATTCTGATGCAGTCCGTTTGCGTACCGCTAGAACACCAGCAAGTTCAAACAATACAGCAGTTGGTTGGGGAGTAGGTACAATTGCTTGGGATGCAAATTATCTTTACATTGCGGCAAATACGACACATATTAAGCGAGTGGCACTAAGCACGTTCTAATGTCTACATTAAATGATGATAACTTTGATGAGTACGCAGTAAGCAACTACTTTAATCCTAATTGCATATCAGTTTTAGAGTTTTTAGATGATCTGAAAATTATCAAGTATATCAAAAGACTTATAAACAAATATGTAGATAAGAGTGAGTTGAAAGAGAGATTGATTTTGAATCACATAATTTCTCTTTCAAATGTGTTTGGTGCTGAAGCGGCTGTCAATATGTTACGGTTCAAGATAGATATAAAAAACCATGATGTATTGAATGCATTTTTAGTTTATCTTGAGTATGTTAAATTAGAAGACGTAAGAGTTTTAGATTTAGCATTGTACAACAAATTAAAGAAGAGTATATAAGTGGCAAATTTAGTAGACTTATACTTAGTGTATAGAATTTTAAGATTGTTTACTACTCCGTTCGGAGAGTGGGAAGCATACAAAACTGGTGTTATTGATGACGAAGGAAACATTGTCGTACCTTCAGATAAAAGAACAATAGCACAAGATGATTCATTCACTAAGTTTGACTTATTGATTCTAAAACTTAAAAAAGTTTTGGAAAAATTGCCATTTGGTAAAACCAAACTTGCGTCCTATGCGGCCGCATTGTTCCTTCTCAAAGAAGAAAAGAACATTAAAGAAGAAACGTTAGAAGAACAATTCTTAGACTATTACAATGGCAAGACATATTTGTCTGAAGGCGTAGAAGAAGATGTTGCAAATGGAACTAGTGGCATTGCAGGCTTAGATGGTAATCCTCCAGCAAGCAGAACATTCTTACGTAGATTCGCAAAGAATGATGTATTTGTTGTTGACACAGAGCGTTTTAACAAAGCACGTACAGGTAAAAAGAAATATCTTAAGTATGAAAAGTATGTTGGTAGTGATGAAGTTGGAAATGCAATACGAACCTACGGCAGAAAGTATCCTAAGAAGCCAATCATTCTACAAGATGAAAAGACTGGCTCAATGATTTTCTTACGACATGGGCGTAGTGGAATGTTTACAGAACAATTTGAAAAAGAGCAATTAATTGAAGAAGTTTCTCAGGCGCAATTAAATGAATTAGAAAAATACCTAGATCAATTGTTCAAAGTGTTAAATGTTGATGTTGCATTCACTAAACATTTTTTAGATAGAGTTAACGATTCACGCAATGGTAAACCTATCACAGTAGATGAATTGCAGTTGTTATTTAAAAAGACGATTCAAAAGTATGGTAAAAAGATTCCCGCATTGGGACCTGATGCTGAAGCAGTATTGAATGACATGAAGACGCAAATCAATTTGCCATTTGTATTGAAGTGGGATAGAGATGCGGAAGAGTTAGATTTAGTAGCAAAGACAGTTATGCGTAAGAAAAACTTTATGACGCATAATCAGAAATTCACAGTATAAGGAAACAATATGTTAGAAACAATTTTTTGGATTTTAATCGGTGCATTTGTTGGTTGGCACTTTCCGCAACCTTCATGGGCGAAAACAATAGAAGCTAAAGTGCGTTCAGCATTTGCAAGTAAAGAGTAATTGTTATGTGGATTTTGGAATGGCTTCCCAATTGGATATTCTATGCAATTTTCTTTGCAGGAATATTAGGAGTTATTGCAACATACGTACTAGGATTCATTCCTTTTCTTTCTGCATATAAAATTCCTATTCAAGTAATATCTATTATTGCTATTGTTGTTGGCACATACATGGCTGGAGCAATATCAAATGAAGAGTCATGGCTTGCTAAAGTAAAAGATGTTGAAGCAAAAGTAGCAGAAGTTCAAGTACAGTCTGCTAAAGAAAATATAAAGATAGTAGAAAAAGTTGTCAAGAAACTTGAAATTGTTAGAGTGCAAGGCAACGAAGTCATAAAATATGTTGACAGAGAAGTTGTCAAGTATGACATTAAATTTGCGCCAGGTGGTATATGTGAGATACCTAAAGAATTTTTCATAGCACATAATGATTCGGCTAAGGATTCAAGATGATTAAATACCTTGCACCTTTATTGCTTATATTAATAGCAGGCTGTTCAACTGTCGTTCCAGTGACAGTCAAGTTTCCTGATGCACCAGATAGAATAAAAATCAGATGCCCTCAGTTAAAAACTCTAAGCGAAGAGGCTAAGTTATCTGACATAGCCAAAACAATAACCGAAAACTATACAACGTATTACGAATGTGCAGTTAAACACGATGCTTGGACGGAATGGTACGAGACCCAAAAAATAATTTTCGAGAAGTTAAACAAATGAGTGATGCTACGGTAGAATTAAAAGTTGATGTGGAAGTCTTAAAGAATCAAGTATTGACTATCACACAGCTTTGTGGTAAAATGGACTCAGTTATTGAGAAGCTGGTGGACAACCACGACCGCATGGTTAATCAAATCTATAACGATATGGAAAAAAGAAAAAACGATACCAATACAGATATCAAGGAATTACATTCCAGAATTACTACAATTAGTCGTGAGGTATCGGATAAAGTTGAATTGACGGAACGTAGAATTATGGATGAGATTAAAGCACTCCGTGAAGAAATTCAAGAACATAATAAAAAAGAAGAAAATGATTTGCAAAAAATTCTTCAATGGAAATGGATGGTAGCTGGTGGTATGGTTGTTCTTGCTTGGGTAATCTCTAACGTAAACTTAACCGCACTATCAAAAATATTTAACTAATTGACTTCCGTCTGAATGTCTGATATAATAGACATTCAATTGACATTGTATATTATGAGAAACATTTATGAGTATTTGGATAGACCAAAAGTATATTGGTACACTTTCAGTTCGCTTGGACAAATTTGTTCGCAAAGGCGACTACACCTATAACTTCAGATGCCCTATCTGTGGTGATTCCCAAACAAATAGAAACAAGGCACGTGGATACATCTTTGCACAAAAAGGTGGGCTATTCTACAAGTGCCACAATTGTGCTGTCAGCATTTCGCTTGGCAGTCTAATCAAAGCAGTTGATCCCAATCTCTACAAAGAGTATTGCTTAGAGCGATACAAAGAAGGTGAGACTGGTCGTAAAGCACACAAAGAACACGGATTCGTTTTTAAGCCTGTTGTATTCGGTAGCAACAAAACGGACAATCTAAAAGGTGTTCTAACTCCCCTATCTAAACTCAGCGATACGCATGAAGCGATTGTATATGCACGTTTACGAAAGATTCCTGAGGATAGATTAAAGTCGTTATACTATGTTGACAATGTTCAAAAGTTAAAAGTTTTCTCGCCAGAGTATGAAGAGAAGATTGTAACTGACGAGCCTAGAATTGTATTGCCGTTCTATGATAGCGATGATGAATTGGTTGGACTAACGGCACGTGGTATTCGTGGTGAGAAGTTGCGATACATCGTGATGAAAATAAAAGATGATTCGCCTATGATTTTCAACATGAACGGGATAGATATAACACAGACTATTTTTGTGACTGAAGGACCAATTGACAGTCTATTCTTACCCAATGCAGTTGCAGTTGGAAATTCAAATCTGAAGTATGCACTCAATCACTTACCGAAAGATAAGTTGGTATTGATCTATGATAATGAACCACGTAATAAAGAAATCGTAAGAGAGATAGGTGACGCAATTAGTGCAGGTGCAAATGTAGCAATCTGGCCTAAATCATATCAAGAAAAAGATATAAATGATATGATACTAGCCGGAAAAGCGCAGAATGAAATCTTGGATACAATAAATAAATTTACCTTTCGTGGTCCTAAAGCACTACTTGAATTCAACATATGGAAGATGAGATGAACGTAAAATTAATAAGAAGGAATTTGAATGTCAACTGATATTGTAATTGACTACAGTAGAGACTCATTATTTGATGAGTTAGGTATTAAAAGATTGAAAGAAAGTTATATGAAGGAGGATGAAACCTCTCCACAAGAAAGGTTTGCTCATGTCTCAAAAGCATTTGGTTCCAATCCAGAACACGCACAGCGATTATACGAATACAGCAGTAAACATTGGTTGTCTTATTCTACTCCCATTCTTTCTTTTGGTCGCAGTAGCCGTGGGCTGCCTATTTCATGTTTTCTTCCATATCTACACGATAGCGCAGAAGGGCTTGTTAACTGTCTTGCGGAAGTAAATTGGTTGTCTATGTTGGGAGGTGGTGTCGGTATTGGTGTCAGCATTCGCAGTTCGGATGATAAGTCGGTTGGAGTCATGCCCCACCTTCGCACATATGACGCATCAAGTCTTGCATATCGTCAAGGGCGCACCCGCCGTGGTTCTTATGCTACATATCTTGATATCTCTCATCCTGATATTCTTCTATTTCTTGAAATGAGAAAGCCTACGGGCGATCCTAATCTGCGTACACTCAATCTACATCATGGCATCAACATTCCAGATTCATTTATGCAAATCGTTGAACGATGTATGCAAGACAAAGATGCAGATGATTCTTGGGAATTAAAAGACCCACATAGTAATGAAGTGCGAGAAGTGGTTTCTGCAAAAGACTTGTGGCAACGTATACTTGACATCCGTATGCAGACTGGTGAGCCATATCTACATTTCATTGACGCAAGCAATCGTGCTATGCCACAGTTTCAAAAAGATTTGGGACTAAGTATTAAGCAGAGTAATCTTTGCTCTGAAATTATTTTACCTACAGATAAAGATAGAACAGCAGTATGTTGTTTGTCTTCAGTTAACTTGGAGTACTTTGATGATTGGAAAACTGATCCTTTATTTCTTGCTGATATTGCTGAAATGCTCGACAATGTTCTTCAGTATTTTATTGATAATGCTCCTGCCGCCGTTGAACGTGCAAGGTTCTCTGCCATACGTGAGCGCAGTATTGGCATCGGTGCTTTGGGGTTTCATGCTTATCTACAACGAAATAACGTCCCATTTGAATCCGCACTTGCAGTCGGAAGAAACAAACAAATCTTCTCACACATAAGGGAACAACTCAATGATGCGAATCTTAAATTGGGTAAAGAGCGAGGTGAAGCTATTGATGCTGTTGGCACTGGCCAACGTTTTAGTCATCTTATGGCTATTGCTCCAAATGCTTCTTCGTCTATCATCATGGGAAATACTAGCCCTAGTATCGAACCTTATCGTGCTAATGCTTATCGTCAGGACACTTTATCAGGGTCATCGTTAGCCAAAAACAAATGGTTAGATAGAGTTATTCAAAAATATCTTTCAGGTGATGGAGATACAGTATCACAAAATGATTACAATGATATTTGGTCTTCAATCATTGCAAACGATGGTTCTGTACAACATCTAACATGGATGGACGATTGGACAAAAGATGTATTCAAGACTTCTATGGAGATTGACCAACGTTGGTTAGTTAATCATGCCGCAGATAGACAAGTGTATATTGACCAAGCACAATCATTGAATCTATTTTTTCGACCTGATGTGAACATTATGTATCTACATGCAGTACACTTTCAAGCATGGAAGCAAGGACTCAAAACATTGTACTATTGTCGTTCAGAAAAGATTGGTAAAGCAGATAAAGTATCTAAACGTATTGAACGTGAAGTAATTAAAGAACTAGATATGAAAGCACTTATTGATGGTGATGCATGTCTTGCATGTGAAGGATAAAAAATGAAAGTACTTAGATTTACAGCATCATGGTGTCAGCCATGTAAGATGTTAGCAAAAACATTAGAAGATGTTGATACTCAAATTCCAATTGAAGTTATTGACATTGATGAGAATCAACAACTCGCAGTAGACTATGGCATTCGTGGTGTTCCCACTTTAGTCATGTTAGATGGTGACATTGAAGTTAAAAGATTTTCTGGCATGAAAATGAAAAATGAATTAACAGAATGGTTGGGTGCTTAAATGGATTGGAATTTTGGTGTAATGGAATTAATTTTTCTTGTTAGTTGCATAATCATTTTCATTAGAAACAGAATGCATAAAGCAGAAAATGAAATTGACAGAGTGATGAGAGAAGCTGAACAAGTCAAATATAAAAACATGGATATATTAATTTGTAAAACTGAAGTGCATGATAACCAAATCTTTATTTACGAAAGAAAAACAAATGTGTTCATCACACAACAACCAACCATCGAAAGTACATTCACGTACTTTATGAATAACTATCCTGGCCAAAGAATACATTTCGGAGAAGAATAACAAATGAGTATAACAAAAATAAAAAGTAATTTAATGGATAGCAGAGATGCATTCAAGCCATTCAACTATCCGTGGGCATATGATGCATGGTTAAAGCATGAACAGAGTCATTGGTTACATACAGAAGTTCCAATGGCTGAAGATGTAAAAGATTGGAAGAAAAAGTTAACAGCAGAAGAGAAACATTTTCTCACAAACATTTTTCGTTTCTTCACACAGGGTGACATTGACGTTGCTGGTGGTTATGTAAAGAACTATCTGCCATACTTCAAGCAACCAGAAGTGCGTATGATGTTGCTTGGCTTTGCCGCTAGAGAAGCGTTGCACGTTGCCGCATATTCGCATCTGATTGAAACATTAGGTCTACCAGATACAACATACAATGAGTTCTTAGCATATCAAGAAATGAAAGACAAACACGATTATGTGTTAGACATTTCAAATGCAAATGGTGACTTGCAATCTACTGCTACACACATTGCAGTATTCTCCGCATTCACAGAAGGTATGCAGTTGTTCTCTTCATTCATCATGCTTTTGAACTTTCCACGCATGGGTAAAATGAGAGGCATGGGACAGATCGTTACTTGGTCTATTGTAGATGAGACACAACATTGTGAATCTATGATTAAACTATTCAGATCATTCATTCAAGAAAACAATGAGATTTGGAATGATGAATTGAAATCACGCATATATACTATAGCAGAACGAATGGTTGAACTTGAAGACAAGTTTATTGACTTAGCATTCGGCATCAATGAGATGGAAGGACTTACTTCAGAAGAAGTTAAGAAATACATTCGTTATATTGCAGACAGGCGCCTTATCAGTCTTGGATTGAAAGGTATTTTTAAAGTAAAAAGAAATCCATTACCTTGGGTTGAAGAAATGATTAATGCACCAACGCATACTAATTTCTTTGAGAACAGAGCAACCGACTATGCAAAGGGTGCTACAAAAGGTGATTGGGCAGATGTATGGGGGAAAGCGGCATGAAAAAAATATTAGTATCGTTATTCATCTTATTATCATTTAATGCATTTGCATGGACTCAACGTGCGCCTTTATCACCTCAAGCATGTGCGGTTCATGCGCCTTATGGATTCCCTGTTGTGCAAAATGTTCAGCCAATTTGCAGAGAAGCATATCTTGTTGGATATGATGAACAAGCAAAGATTCCAAAGTTTGTAACATACGAATTAACTCCTCCGAATGCATTGGGTTGTGTAGCACGTACTAATGCATTTGTTGCAGATCAATCAGTACCTAATGGTCCACGTCCAGATGATTATGTTGGCACGGGTTACGACAAAGGTCATGCGGCACCAGATGGTGATTTGTCTTGGGATGTTCAAGTTGAATATGAATCTTTCCTAATGACAAACATGTATCCACAAGCAGGTTCACTAAATCGTGGTGTTTGGAAATTACTCGAAACTTCTGTTCGTGGTTGGGCAGTTCAGCTAAATCAACCTTTTACTATATACGTTGGTGCATTTTATGGTGCTGGTGATAAAACAATTGGGAATGGTGTTGTTGTTCCACATGGTTATTATAAAATTGTAATCAATAATACAACACATGAGGTTGCTGGATGGAAATTTCCGCATGTACCACCATATCCAAATCTCGGAAATGACATGCGTGTATATCGTGTGCCAATCTCAGAAATAGAAAAACAAGCTGGTGTAAAGTACTTATTTCCATCTAAAGCAAAAGAGTTAGAACCTGGTCAAGAATGGCCAGTTGATTTTGGTGCACTAACTAATGTTAAACGTAAAAAGTGTGGATAAAAGGATTAACAAATGAAAAAAATATTAACTGTATTTTTGTTAATGGTGTCTGCTTCATCATTTGCACAGCACCATGGTTATCATCACGGTTATGGACTTAGACCATACAGTTGGATTGGACCTACAATTATAGGTGGTGTCATTGGGTACGAAATCGCACGACAACAACCCATATATGTTCAACAGCAACCAATATATGTTCAGCAACAGCCTGTTATAATTCAACAGTCACCTCAAGTGTGTACTGATTGGAAAGAAATTCAACAATCCGATGGAAGAATCTATCGTGAAAGAACTTGCACTCAATAACCATGTGGCGGCTGTGGGCAAAAGCACTAGGACACAAATCTAGTACATGTGACAAAGAGTCGGACAAAGTTGCAATCATCAGAACATGTATTGTGTTTTGCTATATAATAACGAACCTGTTTATTATAGCAGGCGTTATAAGGCATTGGTAAAACATGGCACACATAGTAGCAAATCTTCCCGCAGTTAAATGCTTTGTACGCAAAGAATTTCTCTATGACTTTGAAAAAGGTCACGGAGAATTAGTTCCTTGCTGGTGGATAAGTATAAAGAGTTTGAGGGGACAAGCATTTCGTATAGAAGCATATTTAAATGAATACGGCGCACTATACGACAAGTTGCCTTTACACGCATTCTGTTGGAAAAAAATAACAGAAGAAATGCCTTTAGATCATTTACAATTGTGGGATTGTTTATCATATGACATTACTGTAATTAAAAAAGCGCAGTTGCAATCTCAAAAATGTAAATTTAAAAGTAAGGCTGGTGACTGGAGATACGGCGAGTACTTGTTTACTGTCGATTCTGCACATCCAGATTTCAATATACTAGATACGGGATTCAGCGAAGATATTGAAGACCATAAATCTTATAACTTTATTAAATGTGACAATGGTCAGTTTGCGGCACAGCCGAACAATAGAATGCTGATTTTAGAACCTAGTAGCAACCCCAAGGAATTAAAAGTTCCTGATTTCAAAGTAGCAACAAAGCGTTGGTCTGTAGAGACTGACGCAAAATGGGCACTTGGAAGCACAAGTACGGTAATGTACGAATAAGGAGAAAAATGACAACATATAACGTATTCTGCGACACATGCGAGGCTGAATATTCAGTAACTCCATTAGTAGGCGGAGATAAAACAACACCAACAAATTGTGCATACTGCGGTTCAACAATAACCGAAGAAACAATTTCAGAAAAAGACGAAGATTGGACAGATGAGGATTGGGACAAATTAATAGAAGATGATGAATGGTCCTCGGAAGACGATAGATGATTATCGCAGGAGTAGATTATTCTCTAACATGTCCTGCAATGTGTGTATTTGATGATGAAGATGGTGAGTTTAGTTTTGAAAAGTGTCATTTTTATTTTCTGACTCAATCTAGAAAATACGATGTGCAATTTAAAAATATAACAGGTAGATTTTTTGACCACGAAGGAATGACTGACGTATTGCGATACGATGGTATTTCAAATTTCTTCATTGACAGATTGTTAGAAACAGATAAAGACTGCCATGTATTCCTAGAAGGTTATTCCATGGGATCAAAAGGCAGAGTGTTTAACATTGCCGAGAATGCTGGTATTCTAAAATACAGACTATGGTTGTTTGCCGTAGAGTGTACAGAGATACCACCAACAGTACTTAAGAAATATGCTACTGGTAAAGGTAATGCAAATAAAGAACGAATGCAAGAAGTCTTTGAGGAATTTAATGACATTCGTTTAAAAGACGAACTACATATGACTGAGAAGCAATGGAATCCTTCTTCCGACTTAATTGATGCATATTGGTTATGCAAATATGGGGTTGACAAGTTGACATCCGAAACAAAGTAGAGTATACTCTATATTATAATAGAAAGTGATAATCATGGAAGAAGAAAAACTTAGTTCGTTGTTTGGTCTAGATGATGACAAAAAACCTAGACAACCAAAAATAATTGGACAATTACACACACTATATTTGTGTGGCGAATTAAATTCGCCTAATGAATACGTAGAGTGGTTTGAAGTTATTAGAAACGCAAATGAAACTGACATAATTAAAATTCACATCAATTCTCCTGGTGGTAATTTATTTACTGCTGTGCAGTTGATGCGTGTTATGGCAGAGTCTCAAGCAAACATCATTGCATCAGTAGAAGGTGCATGTATGTCAGCCGCAACAATGATATTCTTAGCCGCAGATGGTTTTGAAATATCAGAAAACTCCATGTTCATGTTTCACAATTACTCTGGTGGCACTATCGGCAAGGGTGGTGAAATGTATGATAATATCATGTATGAACGCAAGTGGTCAGATAAATTCATGCGAAGTGTCTATTCTGGATTCTTAACAGACGATGAAATCAAATCCATGTTAGAGAATAAAGACATTTGGATGGATCCCGAAGAAGTATTCAAACGTTTAAATAAACGTGGTGAAGATATAATGAAAGCATCTGCGCCTAAAAAGCCTAGAGCCAAACCTGTGCCTAAGAAGGCGCCCGTTAAAAAAGTGAGGAAGACAAATGAGTGATGGTGTATTTTTAGTATCGTCAGCAATTCATGCAAAGCATGGTGTGTATGATACTCAAACAAGACTTGAACAAACTATTGAAACATGTAAGTCTATTAGAAACAAATGTGATGCAGATATCATTGTACTAGATGGTGGCTATGAAGATATCACAGAAAAAGAACGTGAGATACTATCACAATACATTGATAGATTTTATACTTTTTCTGATGCTGAAAACATTCAACAACTTCAACAAGTTCCTAATCACGACATTGTTAAGAACATGATTGAAATTATTATGTATGGTTCTTTCTTTGATAAAGCTATTGACGATGGTTGGCGTGAAAAGTATAAACGTATCTTTAAGATGAGTGGGCGTTATATATTGAATGATGATTTCAATTATGATAAACACATGCAAGCGGTAGATAAAATTATTGTTCGTGGTCCATTCACAAGTCAATTCAGACAAGAAATCACAGGTGGTGTATCACTACAATATATGAGTCGTTTGTGGAGTTTTGATGCATTCTTGCTTCCATACGTTAGAGACCTTTATACTGACATGTTTAATCATATGACAGAGCGATTGAACGCAAAGGGGTATATTGATATTGAACATTTATTGTTTCATCATCTTGATCCCATACTGATTGAGAACATTGGTAAACTTGGTGTAGAAGGAAACATTGCGCCAAATGGAGCGAGGGTATCAGATTGAACTATAAGATTTTTCAGATTTGTTTTGAAGACAGACAGATTGCTTTAGTTGATTCTTTGTTAACACCATTTGATAATACTTCAAATGAACATCCAGAGTTGCGTGAGTTTCATTCGTTCAATCGTATCATTGACGAAGGCTTTGCAGATGACTTAGACGCATGGGGTGTGTTTGGTCCTCGGTGGCAAAGCAAGATGCGTTATGAAGCTAACGTAATCAAAGATGCTATTGATGAAAATGAAGGATTTGATGTTTACATTTTCAATCATGCTAGAGTACAGAATGCACTAACTGCGAACGTGTGGGAACAAGGTGATTATTTTCATCCAGGAATTAAACAAGTTGTTCGTTCTGCATTTATTGCCGGTGGCTATGATACCAATGCACTTGATAATGTAATGACAGATTCAACTTGCTATTGCAGTTACTTTGTTGCAACAAAAGCATTTTGGATAGAATACATTGCATTCTTAAAAGATATTAAAAAACATCTTGAAGAATTAACTGGTGAAGATGCAGAAATTTATCATGGTAGCGCAAACTATAGCAGAGACCCAAATCTGAATATGTTTCCGTTTATTGTTGAACGACTATTCTCTACGTTTCTTCAAATGAAAGAATATAAAGTCTATAGTCAGCCATACGATTATAGCGTGTATCAAAATCAAATTAATGATTTTAGCAAAGTATTAGAATCATTGTATGGTATCAAGCGCATGATTGTCGAACGACAATCACAAGAACTTTTTGAACATTGGAATTTATTAAGATTGTATTTTGCAAAGACGCATCCTGATTTGTTTAACTTGGATTAGTTTTATGATTATTGATTTGTTTCGCCCTACTATAGAATGGATAAAAGATGACTTTAAGTCTAACAGGATTCGCTTTTTTATTGAGTTGCTTGCTTGGGCTATTAGTGTTGGTTGCAGTATTACTATGGCAATCACAGTCCCAAACCCTCCGCTTCTTGCTCTTTATCCCGTTTGGATCACTGGCTGTGCTTTGTATGCTTGGGCTTCTTGGACTAGGAAATCTTTTGGCATGTTGGCTAACTATCTACTGTTGACTACAATTGATACCATAGGACTAGTGAGGATGCTTACCGTTTGACTTTCCATAAAACTTGAGTTATAATGAATGTATTCGTTTAAGGAGTAAACATGGAAAACAAAACTTGGACTATAGAATTGCAAGAAGATCCTGAGACAGGTGACTTGATTCTTCCATTGAATGATGATATACTAGAAGGAACTGGTTGGCAAACTGGTGATAGTCTTGAATGGATTGACAATAAAGATGGAAGTTGGACTATGAAGAAAATTGAAACACAATGGGTGCTTGTTGAAACTGTATCTATGTTTCGTCAACGATACATGGTAGAAGTACCTGTTGGCACAGACCAATACGGTAAAGACAAAACAGATTGGGCACTTGATACAGTTACACTAGAAGAAGCCAAAGAATTTTCGCAAGAACACTTAGGCGAAACTATCGTGTCACATCGTGTCGTGACTAAAGAAGAAGCACTTGCATTGTGCGATAAAGACAATGACTACGCAAGAGTATGGAATGATGAATTGAAAGTTAAAACGTTTTTCACAACAATGGAAGAACATATTCGGGAGAATAATTATGACGCTACCTGATGAAAGATATCGTGCGTTACGATGTGGGCATCAAATGCTTTTAGATTTGTTGAACCCCAAAATAACGCCTAAAGTTCCAAAGTACATTCGTCAACGTGCATATGGTGTTCTAAGGCATTATCCAAGTTCATATGATTTTACAAAGATCGTAGAAAGATTGCCTGAAGACTATGCAGTCTCTAGTCAATTTGTGAAGGTGACGAATGAAAACGAAAACTGAAAATGAAGTTGTACATTTTCTAAAAGAGTTATTGCATCCCGAAGGATTTGGATGGGCAGTAACCTCTGAGATTAGTAGAGAATCAAAACGTCTTTTAATTATGATAGAAAGTGAAAGTAGCAATGAGCAAGATTCAACAATTCGGCAGACCGCATGAAACGTTTGACCCTGGCAACAAAAAACATAGAAAGATTTTCCATGATGTAATGCAGTATCGGACTTGGGGTAGATCGCCAATTTGTTTTTGGGCAGAAGATGATTCATCTGGTTCTAATAGTTTGATGGATCAATGTATTAAAGCAATGGGAAGATATTATATGGAGAAAGAATTTGGGCAACTACATAATGATGATCCATTTATATCTGGCGAAACAATTCGTGATCGTCCTAACCCGCATCCATACATTTACACTAGAAAATCAACTATAGCATGAAAGTATACATCAACAATTACAAGCATCATTGGCTTTCCCCATATCACATTCTAAAGTTTGTTTGCTTTTGGGAAAAAGATGATAGCATCTTTTACAATCTTGAAGATAAACCTGATGCACCTTACGAAAAGTGGGTTAATCGTTTAGATCCTATCTGTAAAGTTATGGCAAAAGTTGCAGATTTTTTTGATCCTAAGATTGACTATGTGAAGATTGACTATTGGGATACTTGGTCTATGGATCACACTCTCGGTCAAATTGCTTTGCCTATGTTGAAACAGTTGAAAGATAAAAAGCATGGTGCGCCTTTTGTTGATGATGAAGATGTGCCAGAAGAATTAAAGTCTACTTCAGCACCAACAAAAGAAAATGAATGGGACACCGATGATAATCATTTCAAGCGTTGGGATTGGGTCATGGATGAAATGATTTTTGCTTTTGAACATCACATCAATAAAGAGTGGGAAGAAGCATATCGTAGCGGTGTTATGGATCATAAATCAGTTGCTTGTGAGTGGTATGAAAACGGCAAAGCTAAAATGTTCAAATTAGAAGATGGTCCGAATCACACATACAAGTGTGATTATGAAGGTATGAAAGTTGTTGAAGATCGTATTCAAAATGGCTTTAAACTATTCGGCAAATACTATCAAGCACTTTGGGATTAATTCTATGCTAAATACTCCTATGATAATCATAGGAGATAGCAATGGACTTTTTTACGGAAGATGCAGTAAGACAGTTGATACCTAAAGTAAAAAACTTTGACGAATGGTATAATAATTTACTGAATATATTGCCAGAATACGATATAGATACACCGCATAGAGTTGCGGCATTCATGGCACAATGTGGACATGAGTCTGGTGGCTTTACTTTGATGCAAGAGAATTTGAATTACTCTGCTAAAGGTTTAGTTGGCACATTTAAGAAATACTTTCCTACTGAAGCCCAAGCAAAGTTATATGAACGTAGACCAGAAATGATTGCTAATCGTGTATATGCTAATCGTATGGGCAATGGAGATGAAGCATCTGGAGAAGGTTGGTACTTTCGTGGTAGAGGCATTGTACAGATTACAGGAAAGAACAATTACACTAAGTGTTCGCAATCATTGTTTGAAAGCAATGTGTTAGTTGAGAATCCTGATTTGTTACTTGAAACAGAGTATGCTACTCACTCTGCTTGTTGGTTTTGGTCTGCCGCTAGACTAAATGAACTAGCAGATATTGGAGATATGAAGACAATGACAAAACGAATCAATGGTGGGTTCATTGGCTTAGAAGACAGAATCAATCATTACAATCATGCGATTGAAATTTTAACTTAAAAGGGCGATAATCATGTTTAAAAAAATTAAAGAATTTTTCACAAATAGCAAACCAGCAGTAGAGGCAACTCAAGAAGTTCCTTTGACTGTGGTAGATGTTGCAGTTAAAAACATCAAAGAAACTACAGAGTCAATAACTGCTACGGTTCAAGTTACACCAGCCACAACACCAGTAGCAGAAGCAACATCTGCGCCAGCAAAAGAACAAGCATGGACTAAGAATCCTCCTGCGGCTATTGCTAAACCCAATAGGCAAAAGCAACAGCCTGCTAAAGCAGTTACTGCACCTAAGAGAAGAAAACCAGCGCCAAAATAAATGCGCTGTTATCTGCCTATATATACCTTTGGTTCTCTTTCTCGCTGTCGTTGACGTTCACTCTTAGGAAATAACTCATCACCGTATTGAGGATATTTTTGTTGTCTATCGTATGCAACCCACATAAACATTGCGCCCATAGTAAATATTACTATTAAAATAACCAGACCTATTATAGCATCTTGCCTTAACTGTTTCATCTGTGCGGCTCTTCTTTTTGATTGCACTTCTTCTGCTCTCATCTTAATTGTCATAAGTATTTTTTGTTCTTTACCCATAACTTTCATCATCTCTTCTACTTCAGTATACAAAGCACCTAACTCAGGTGGGCTTTGATACACCATCAATTCACGTAATTCGGTCCCCATTTGTTCCAATTGTTTTTTCATCAGAACACGCTGTAACGCACGTTTACCTAAACTGTCATCACCTTCATATAACTCCTCTTTACTTCTACGTTCTTCTTCTGCAAAGATAGCCATGCATTTATTTAAGTTATCATAGTATGTGCCAAGATGATTTCCAATTTCTGTATAGATGCCAACAGTTTCACCATCACGTTTGTTTAATTCTATAACACGATTTTTTTCTCCTATGTAAGCATTACGTTGCGTAATTGTTGCTGGCTTGTCTTTATGATTGTTATGAAATTGTTCATCTAAATCTTTGAGTACTGCTTTAATATCACCAGCCGCACCTTTAATATCTTTGTATAGTTGGCATCCTTTTTTAACCGCTGACACAGCGGCATTAGCCATGGCAAATAGTGTGATTGGATCCATTTTAATTAAACGTAAAAATCTATAGTGCTGACATTGTATATTTCCATGCGTATGTGATTCTCATGTGATCTTTTTGAATACAAATCATACAAATAATCTCTAAGATGTATTTTTTCAATTAATTGTTTATTGTATTCTTCCCACTTTTGTTCATTTTTTTTCGCATGAACATCGGCTAATATGCCATCTACATTTGAGTAACTTGGTGGTACTATCGGAAACCATGTTATTCCGTCCATTATGATTTTTCTTTTCGTTCTCTTTCCTCAGCCCTAGAAAAATAATAAAGAAGTTTCCCTCGCAATTCTGCTGAGTCGGATGCACCACCCCATTCGGCAAGACGATTCCAAATTATAACAAGTTGTTTACTGTCACACTTGTTTCCATTTGTTGTTAACCATGATGATAATTGTTGATGTCGTAATCCGGGATCATGTATTGAATATGCAATTTTATAAAAATTAGATACCAAACAGGTGTTGGTATCTGTAGCAACAATATTGCCTATGCAATCATCACATTGTTCACTTAAACTTGATATACTCAGAAATGATAATATAAATGCTATTATCCATTTCATCGTGACATTTCAGAAGATGCTAGATTAATTCTAGTTTTCACTACATTTAAGTCTGCGGGTTCTGTTTTAAAACCAACTGCAACATATCCATCAAAGTCTCCAATCTCTGGAGGAATACCACCACGACAAATAAATGTAGCACCTTGCTTGGCTTCCCACTCTGAGGACTTACTAGTTACATCTAGTTTATCGCAAATAACCTCTCCGTTAAGCATACCAATAATTGCGGCATTACGGCCAGGATCTTTATTAAACAAACTAGAAATTAATCCGTCTAAAGAGTTGTCTCTGCCTTTAGCACCGAAGGCCAACATTGTTGTTCTTGTATTAACTACTAAACTTGCTTTGTGTACTACAACAGATACAGCCTCCAAATCTTTTTGTAGAGTAACAGCAACAGGAATAAGATGATTTACTTCTTTGAGATTAGTTACTTTACTTGACTGAGTAATTGCATTTAGAATAACTGTTCTACTATCCCATGCAAAGTATCCAAAAAAGAATACACTTGCAAGTAAGATTACTTCAAACAATTTAAAAGGTGTATCAACCCACTTAATTAGATCAATAGCTTTATCTAACATTGACGATGCGGATTTTGTAGCACCACTCACATCAACACTAATTACTGATGCTGGTGCAGGTGATACTTTTTTAACTGTTCTTTTTACTGGTGCCTTTTTAACAGGTGTTGCTTTTTTTGTTGCTGGCTTTGCTATAACTTTTTTTGTTACCACGACAACCTCCTTCTAATGTGTCAACATATTTATGGTAAACCAAGTTTTCGGCAATTATCAGAGGCGGATTTTGTTGTTTTTGAGCAACAAAGCCAAAATAACCCTTGACTTGCTGTCCCATTGTGGTATACTAGTCATATGACATTGAGAAAGAAACGATCCGACAGAAACCATGTGCTGTATAAAGTTACATGTGTAGATACTGGCGATTCATATGTTGGCTTGACTGTTGCACAGGGACAAGCCTACGTCCGTTCGGTCAAAATCCGTTGGCAAAAACATGTGAGTCGTGCGAAGTGCGAAAACAAAAACTGGGCAATGTGTAATGCATTGCGTGAGTTGGCTGGTGCCGCATGGCAATATGAAGTCCTTGAAGTGATTCGTGGGCGTAAACCCGCACACCAACGTGAACGAGAATTGATTGCCGAGTTTGAACCATCTTTGAATACATTTTGACATGCCATATATGGTGTGTTATACTGTTTAAAGTAACATATAGGAGTGCTTATGACAAATTTCAAAACCGATAATCTTGCATTATTTTTTGGTATATTATTTGCCATTGTAACTGCGGTTGCGATTGGTTCAATTTTTACCATCATGTCAATCAATGTAATTTTCGGAACTAATATTCCAGTTAGTATGGAAACTATTTCTGCAATTACTTGGTTGACTATTGCAGTTGGTGGAGTAATGAAAGGAAGTAAACAATGAAAAGAATCTTAGCGGTTGCAGTTACTGCATTAATTGCAACATGTGCATTTGCCGATGATATTGTTAATTATCAAATTGTGCAAGTCATTAAAGTTGATCCAATTGGAAGTATGAAAGCAATTTCAATGCCTAGAATGTCATGTACCAACGTTGAACCAATTGAAGGTGCGGGTGCGCCCGTTCAAACGCAACAACAAAAATGTGTAACATATAGTGACAGAGAGTTTCGCTATAATGTTACTGCATTCAATGTGACATTTGAATATCAAGGACAAATTCGTACAGTTAAAATGAATTACGATCCTGGTAATGCAATTAGAATCAAGACAGTAACGAAAGTTTATGCTGTAGAATAAACTATGAAAAAAACATGTACGCTACATAGTATAGTGACAACTTTATTTTTGTGTAATTTTGCACAAGCTGGAGTTGTTCTTGTAGAAGATTCGTCAATCAAAGACGGCTACTATATGGCAAAAGTGATAAATGTGAAACCTATTATAGAAAAGGTACCGTACATGACTACAAAAAATTATTGTCAAAAACAATATGGAATAACACACTATTCGGGACCAGGAACTAATACTCTAGTCTTGGGTATGACGCCTCCGCTTTCAACCCCTATATGTAAACTTGTCAATGAGCAAGTATATCAAAGTGTTGTCAAAGGATATCAAGTAACATATGATTTTAAGGGTACACTTAAAACTGCAATTTTAAATAATGAACCAAGTGAATTTGTGCAGGTGTATAATGCCCCATGACGTATTATGTTTATGGTGCAGAGGGAAGCAGAACAACCAATAAAGTTGAAACGCTGTTGACAGTCTGTAGACGCCAATATAAATTATTCATATTGGGTCAAGATTATTCAATAGAACAATTGAGGATATTAGTTCCAGAAACTAATTTTGTTCCTCACATATATCACGATGCAAAATACATTGGCGGTATTAAAGAACTATACGATTATTTGTATAGTGAAGTAAAAATGGAAAAACAATTTCAAAACGAAACCCGAGAATAAAACTTGACAATTGATTGGATTATGAGTATACTAGAGACATTGAATGGAAGACATTTTTAACATGGAGAACTTTGATATGACAACTTTTAATTATTCAACAACTACGCCAAAAGAACAAAAAGCATTTCGCAAGTGGCTTGTTAGCCACCTCAAATTTGGTCCTGTGACTGTTGACTTTCTGAAAAAAGATGGTACAATGCGTACTATGAAATGCACATTGCAGGAATCTGCAATCCCAACATACGAAAAGAAAACCGAACGTGTTCGCAATACTTCAACTGACGAGGCAATCTCTGTGGTTGACTTAGAGAAAAACGAATGGCGTTCTTTCCGTTACGATTCTGTTAAATCTGTATCATTTACAATAGGTGAATAAATTATGAAATTTTCCAAGATCAATCCTGGCGCTGACGCACAAGCCTTTGGCACAGAACCTTCTTGGACCAATCAAGATGAAATCAGTAATCTTAAGGTTGCTGAAATTCGTGCATTGAATTGGTATAATTATTTTTGTGATAGCAAGCAAGCAAAAACATTTGTTGTCGAATACATGGCTAGCATTGGTCGATCAAAGGAAGAAATTTCTTTAGTCGCATCAAGTGACGCATCTATTCCAGTACAACTTGGTTGGGTAGCACGTATGATGTGCATGGGATATAATCCATCCGACACATTCAAAAATTTCTTTGTCAAAGAGTTTAAAACTGTCATTGAGACCGCAAAGAAAACCAAAAAAACAAAAGCACCTATTGTTGCATCAACTGCACCAATCGTGTCTATTCAAGACAGAATTCGTGAAAAGGCATCGGAAGAAGTCGGAGAGATTGAAGGACTTGTTGATGAGTTTATTGCTGGTGGATGTAAGTTTGCACCAGACATGGAATCATATCTAAAAGGTAAAGAATTATCTTCCGTTGTGCAGAAAAAAATGTGTGAAGTGTTCATTAAACGTTCTAAAGAATTTGAAGACGTTATGAATACATCCGATGCTGATATCAAAGAGGCATATTCTAATTTCAGTAAAGTACAATTGCGTAAGATTAAAGAATTCTACGATGCGATTGTTGCTGAAACAAATCGTGGTGCAGAAAAGAAACCTACACGTAAAGCACGTAAAGTAAAAGAGAAACCTGCAAGTGTGATTGCCGCTAAAGTGCAATACATGAAAGATTTCGCTGAGTTGAATTTAAAGAGTGTTCTACCTGAAAAGATTATTGGTGCAAATCAAGTGTGGTTGTACAATACCAAAACAAAATTGCTTGGTATGTACAATGCTGACAATGCAAAAGGTCTGACAATCAAAGGTACAACAATTCAAAACTTCAATGCTGAAACATCCATTGGCAAACGTTTGCGTAAACCTGAAGTGACTATTAAACAAGTACTTGATGGTGGTAAGATCGTATTGAAAAAATTGTTAGATGGATTGTCTACCAAGCCTTCCGAGTTGACAGGGCGCATTAACTCTGATACAATTATTGTTAGATTAATAAATTAAGAAAGACTGTATGGCAATCGTTACTACAAGTGAGGTGCATGATCGTGTTAGTCATTGTGAGGCACTTCAAGATGAAATTGAAATCTTGAAGAGTCGAATAGAAGAACATGATACTGGAAATATTCATACCGCAATCTCGGTGCTTGAATCCAGAGTCAAGGAACTATCCAGTTGGATTGTTCAGAACTATTGAGAATATAAAATGATTTTGATTGACTTGAATCAAGTGATGATTTCCAATCTGATGATGCAGATAAATTCAAATGCATCAAATGTAATTGATGAAAATATGGTACGGCATATGGTGCTGAATAGCATTCGCATGTACAATATGAAATTCAAAGATGACTATGGTGACATTGTTATCTGTTGCGATGACAAAAAGTATTGGCGCCGTGATTACTTTCCATACTACAAAGCTGGTCGTAAGAAAGACAGAGAGGCATCTCCGTTTAATTGGAATTTAATTTTTGAAACGCTAAACAAAGTGCGTGACGAAATCAAAGAATACTTTCCGTACAAAGTGATTCAAGTTGATAAGACAGAAGCCGATGATGTTATTGCTACGTTGACACACAAGTTCGGTGTTCCGCTTAAGAACAGTACTACCGAAAAGATTCTGATTCTGTCTAGCGACAAAGACTTTATGCAATTGCAGAAGTTCGCTAATGTAGAACAGTATAGCCCAATGGGTAAGAAGTTCTTGCGTACTAACAATCCAGAAGCCTTTCTGAAAGAACACATTATTCGAGGCGACAGAAGTGATGGCATTCCCAATTTCATGTCTTCCGATGATACATTTGTCGTAGAAGCCAGACAAAAACCTGTAACTGAGAAAAAGCTAAATAAGTGGTTAGAAGAAGAACCAAGGTCTTTTTGTGATGATGTGATGTGGCGTAATTACAAACGAAACGAATTACTGATTGACCTATCTAAGATTCCGACTGAGTATCAAGAGAAGATTCTTGATGCCTATGAAAATACCCCTAAACGTGGTAGGGAAAAACTACTTAACTATTTTATCCAAAACCGCATGAAGCAGTTGATGGAACATATACAGGAATTTTAAAATGGCTATTGATATTAGTAAGATGACTTTGCCCGAGTTGCTACAACATGTTGCAGAATTACCGGCGGCTAAAAAAGCAAACTCATTAAAGCAGATTGCAAACTTGACACCAGAATTGAAAACGGTGTTGCAATACACGTTTCACAAAAACATTGTATTTGAATTACCAGCTGGAGTACCTCCATACAAACCTATGGAAACTCCAGGTAATTGGGGACACAATCGTCTTCCAAAAGAATTGAGAAAGTTTCAGTATTTTCTAAAAGGTAGTACTTTGAATCCCATCAAACGTGAATCAATTTTTATTGAGGTTCTTGAAACAGTTTCTCCAGAAGAGGCTAAACTAGTTTTGATGATGAAAGATAAAAAACTTACGTACAAAGGCATCAATCGAAAACTCATCGAAGAAGCATTGCCTGAAATCTTGCAGGGAGAATCAGAGTAACAAAATGGCAAAGACAAAGAAATATTCCAGTTTCCGTGACTTCTATGAAGACGAGGATAGAGCAAGGAAACCGAAGTTGAACGAATCTAAAAAACAAAAAGATAAGTTCAAGCACCAAACAAAGTTTATCGACCCACAAAATCTTAAAGAAGATGATTGGGACGAATTTGAAGAATTTGATGAATTAAAATAACTGAGTAATATATTATGATTTTGAGTATTGATACTGGAGAACATTTAGGCTGGTTTTCATGGTCTAACGCATATGATCGTATGGACTGTATAAGCGAGGGAATATATGCTTATTACTTTGGTGAAGATAAACCAGACAAAGATGTTATGCCTTTTGAATTAGAAGACACATTCTATATTGGTATGGCGTGTGGATCATACCACGATATAAAAAATAGAAAAACTTGGAATGGAGTGAGAAAAAAACATTTACAAAAAAGACTCTTGGATCACAATGCATATTTGTCCACGTTACTTGAAGAACCTCTCAATATGGATAAATTGTCAAAGGAAAACAAATTAGAAATAAAAAAATCTAAAATGTATTTTGAACATTTTTCTCCGCCATTGTATCCTCAATGTCAAAGATGGGTTAGCATTACTCTTCCACCTAAAGATTGTAAAACTGTTTCACTAAAATCACATGTGCGTACTGTTGAAGAACGATATACTTTAGAATATATAAACCGTTTTGATAATTTGCCTTTGTTAAATTTCGATCAGATATATGAATCGGATCGTCAAAGAAATTCATATTCAAATCGTATAATGAGTTCGCCTAGTATTTTAAAATTTTGTGAGTAAATTATGAAAAATGAATTGGATGAAGCACTAGTTGCAAAGTACCCAAAGATTTTTAAGTATCGTCATGCACCGATGACACATACTGCTATGTGTTGGGGTTTTGATTGTGGTGATGGTTGGTACAACATCGTTGATGTATTGTGTGGAAACATTCAACATCATGTAGATCAAAAACGTAAAACCCGTGCAAGAGCATTACGATTTAATCGTGCATTGAAACGTGCATTGGCTGGCGACATACGTCCACTTCAAATGCATTTCACCTTTGGTAATAAATCAGAACCCGATAGTTTTGGAATTGAATGGGCAAATAAAGCAATTGAAAACGCAGAGTTCAAAGAAGTTCCTCCATACATACCATACATCACAGCAAGTCAAGTGAAAGAGAAGTTTGGCGGATTGCGATTCTACACAAATGGTTATAACGATGTGATTAGTGGAATGATTAGCATGGCTGAGTCCATGTCATATCGCACATGTGAAGTGTGTGGTAATCCTGGTCGTTCAAATAACTACGGATGGATTTCAACATTGTGCGATACACACCGACTGGAACGTGGCGAAGACTTGCCGCAAAACGAGGAAGATGAAATAGAAGACGCCTAAAACCGCCGTCTGGGACGGCGTAGACCGTTCGGTGTACTGACACCCCTCCACAGCCTTAAAAACCGCCCAAAACCGGTTCTAGGGCTGTTGTTTTTTCCCCACAAGTGTTGTATTTTTGCACAAAGTGAAAATAACCGTTGACGTACCCACCAAACCATGTATAATAGATTCTGTAGCGAGTGAGATTAATAGGAGATTTAAATGCTTACAGTTTTGATGATTTTTGCAGTAATGGTTTTGTTCGGTGCCGCTGTTAGTGGTTCTGTTAAGACCCTCGGTTAATTGATAAAGGAAATGAAAATGATTGACGGATTTAACGAATACCTCGAATGCATCAAAGCTGACTACATCAAGTGGCAAGGTGCAACACCCTCCGAAAACCAAAAGGCAATGGCGCAAGATTTTTGCGATGGTCTGACATTCGAAGTTGGATCAAAATATATTAAAGTGATTAGTGGTCGCAAAGGTAGCGGTCGTTCCGTTCATTCCTTTGTGTGTCTCCGTGACATGGGCAAGTTCACCAAAGGCGACATTTTGAAAGCCGCTGGTTGGGCAAGTCCTGCTAAGAATTTTGCCCGTGGAAACACGATGGCACGGACTTTCCAAAACGTTCGTTGGACTGGTGCTTGTTGAATACCAAAGTATTCAGTTGCAAAAATACAACAGAATCGAAAATAGTTGTTGACAAGTATGCCGATTCTGTTATACTAGAGTCTAGAGATTGAAAAAGAAAAGGAAATTTGAAATGCGTACAAAGACTTACATTCAGGGCTTCAAGAATTCACAAAAAATTCGTGTGATGTTTGACGGAATTGGTGTCTACACCACCGTTGCTGGTGTTGCTAGTGTGTTTGCTACATACACCCATTCACAAGCGGCTAATGATGCTTTGCTCCGTTTGTCTTACATGCGTTACATGGCGCAAAAAGATGGTGCGTTAGTTCCCACTGGTCTTGGTATGACAAGTTACAATACCAGCCAAGTTGGTACACAAGTTCAAATTGATTTGATTTAAGGAAATAAAATGACTACATTGACACATGATATATCTTACGGAATGTTTAGCGAAGTTGGCAACTTAGCCGTTCACGGTATTGTTGTTGCCGCAGTAACAATGAACCTGACATGGCCAGAAACTTACAAGTGTCTCAACATGTTAGCCAAAAATGATTACAACAAATTTGGTGAAGCGATGGACACTACAGTTCGTGAATGTGTCTACAATACTTGTGGTTTTACTTCTGACTTTTATGGTGCTTAATATGAAAATCGAAACAGCAATTGGTATTCTGAATAAAGAGCGTGAATTTTTAGGTATGGGTTTCTTGGAGTTGTTGCAAGATATCCAGAAGTATGGTAAGATGATTTACTCTGAAAAGACTATGGAAGCATTCGAGCGGTTCATGGTTGATGGTCGCAAGATGTTTGCACCTGTTGCGGAATAACAACACTACCAAAAATAGTTGTTGACTTATCCACCCAACCTGTTAAACTAGAGTCTGTTGATTGATAAAGGACATTGAAATGAAAACAGCAAACGAACAAACCCTTTGGGAAATCCAAGCATACGGTGCTAAGAAATCCGAAATTCTTGAGTCTGTAACAGATTCAATCAGTTTCAAATTTTCTGGTCCTGGCATGGTGATTTCAAGTTATCTTTCCGATGCACAGGAAGTGATGCAGTCTGGTAGTGAACGTGCGTTGAATGATGCACGGCAGTATATCAATATTGCAAAAATGTTGATGATGGAATTTGAATTGGGTTTTACACCTCGCTAAGGAATAAATATATGATGATAGTTATCCGCACTCAGTACCACGAAAATTATGGCGCACATGATTGGGATGGTGAAGGTGAGTGCCCTCAGTATTGGAAAGCAAAAGGCGGTTCCGAGTATAAGATACTTGACGTTCCCCTTAACATAGACTATAATGAGTTTGTGAAGTTTGCATTGAGTGGTATTGAAACTGATACAGATTATTCTAGTGAGTACATGACTGATTGGTCTATGGAAAGTGACGATTACCTTTCGTGGTTTGAGAAATCTCAGTTACAGTTTGATGGTGCTATCACCAGCAAAGAACCCACAATGACGTATCAACAAGTTTTGGATAAACAAAAGGAACTAGCATGAGTAAAATGAGCGAGTTGGCTATGGAGATTGAAGAGTTGTATTTACAAGGCTACAATGAATTCACGATTGCAACAATGCTTAGTATACCAGTAGAATTGGTAGATGGTTTTTTTGCAAATTTTTCAGATATAGATTATAATGATAGCATGGACGGAGATTTTGATTCCGCTATGGCTTCAGCAGGATATGGAACCGATGAGGATTATGGAAGTTATGGAGAGCCTGAATTTTAAATTGTCAAAAACAAAACCACGTAACATGGTAGCGAAGGACTTGCGTAGCCCTAAGTATCGTATGCGTGTGGTTGAAGACAAACGTAAGAGAGAACCTAAGTACAAGGAACATTATGTATATTGATGGTATGGGTCCAAGACAATCGATGGCTGTTGAAATTTTAGATACAGTTCGATTTGGTGGACTAGACAAGATCAAAGGTGCTAATGGGTATGCCAAGAAAAAACTTGACAACGGTGATGCTTATGTGGTACCATTTGGACTCAATAAAAAATTATTTGGTGCAGTAGTAATTTCTGCTCCAAAAAGGCTATATATTACATATAGATTGAACAGTAAAGATAAAACTGTGCGAATGACTAACGCATGGGAAGTGAAACGATTCTTGGTGAAGCAATTCATTCAGAATACGTAAAAGTGATTTAAAAGGTTAAATAATGAATAGTGTTGAAAAAGAAGTTTTACTAATTGCACAAGAAGAATGTGCCGAAGTGACACAGGCAATCAGTAAAGTTTTTAGATTTGGTTTAGATGGTGAACACAATGGTGCATCTAACCGAGACAGATTGACAGAAGAAGTTGGTGATTTATTTTGTATGATTCAGTTGATGATTGAAACAGGTATCATTAACATTGATGACGTAGATAAAGCATCCGCAAACAAGAAAGCAAAACTCCAGAAATGGTCTAATATTTTTAACGAAGAAACAGTAAACTAAAATGAATTTAATATCGAAACTCTCAACAAGAAATTATATGCCGATTACGTGGCAGAGTATTTCTCGCTCAGAGAAATCCGATTGCCACGCACCAGTGATGGGGGCTTGTTATACCTGAGGACCATAAGTCCAAAGAGAATACAAAGACAAGCCCCCTAGAGACTGAAAACTCTAGGGGGTTTTTCTTTGTGTATATCATCGAATATATTACAAACGTTCTTTAACAATTTGCATCCATATTTTTTATGTTGGGGGTTAGTGTAGCGGTAGCACACCAGACTTTGACTCTGTTAGCACAAGTTCGATCCTTGTACCCTCTGCCAAATAAAAGGTGACATAGCACAGCGGTAGTGCAATTGCTTCATACGCAATCGGTCGTTGGTTCAAATCCAACTGTCACCACCAATTTGGGGGTATAACTCAACGGCTAGAGTAGCTGGCTTTTAACCAGTAAATCCGAGTTCAATTCTCGGTGCCCCTACCAGTTTTCTTTGGTGTGACCTTAGTGTCAGCGGTTAGCACCTCGGATTGTGATTCCGATAGCATGGATTCGAATTCCATAGGTCACCCCAAAGAAAATTGCCTTGTTAACTCAGCGGTAGAGTGTCTCCCTTACAAGGAGAAGGTCGGCAGTTCGATCCTGTCACAAGGTACCAATTCACTTGATGCTAGGCAAGTTAAGGCCTAGCAGTCCTATCCCAAGGATCACTTGCGCTAGAACGCAAGGCCGATGAGCATTGAAAGCCCTACCACGGGTGCCAATGGACGATAAATTGGGAAGCAATAGTTAGTAGTGGGAGATGAAAATCGAAATTAATCCCGGATAGTTAAATGGTATAACGTAGGCTTGATAAGCCTTTATCGCAAGTTCGATTCTTGCTCTGGGAACCAAATGCCCTCTTACTCCAATTGGTAGAGAGATCGGTCTTAGAAGCCGTAAAGTCTCAGTTCGAATCTGAGAGAGGGCACCAAATGTTTTTATGCGCCTTTAGTAAAATGAATATTACACAACGCTACGAACGTTGAAGTGGGAGTTTGATTCTCTCAGGGCGCACCAAGTTATGGAAGTGTGGTCGAGTCCGGTTTATGGCACTAGTCTTGAAAACTAGCGAACAGAAATGTTCCGTGAGTTCGAATCTCACCGCTTCCGCCATATAGAGAGTTGCCTGAGTGGTTAAAGGAGCAGTTTGCTAAACTGTCATTGCGAAAGCGGTGCATGAGTTCGAATCTCATACTCTCTGCCAGTGTTAATAAAAAACAACAGTTACCAAAAATAGTTGTTGACAGGAAATGTTTAGAGTGTTATACTCTATTCATAGATTGAGAAATCAATCAAATGTTCTTTAAAAAATTATGCACCTATCGTCTAACGGTTAGGACGGCGCCCTTTCAAGGCGCAAACGAGGGGTTCGATTCCCCCTAGGTGTACCAGATTTAATTACATTGGTTACCAAGCCAGTAGGTAATTTAACAAGTGAGAACCAGTTGACGGACTGGCACTTCTAGATTACATGAACGAGCGAATCACGCTGGAACAACTTGGTCTGTAATGTGGTTGACAAGCAAATCCATGGACGACATGGTAGGGCAGGTTCAAAACTGTTATTTTTGTCAATCATCCAGTGTAATTAAATGTGGTATTAGATTAGTTGACGTAAGCCATGGGCAATCGTAACGCCTGAGTAACTGCGTACATAAACGGTAAGGTGGCCACTAATTCCGTTGAGCGTAGCAAATAGTGCGTCAACTAATCTAATACCATGGAGATGCCGCCGTAATGGTATGGCAGGAGACTGTAAATCTTCCGACTTAAGTCACAATAGGTTCGATCCCTATCATCTCCACCAAGTTTTGGTCTGTTCGTATAGAGGTTATTACTGTGGATTGTCTATCCACTTACAGGAGTTCGATTCTCCTACAGACCGCCAAGTTTATGCTCTGATATTTCCACGCCAAGTTCGCAACTTGGGTTCTACGATGAATTCGCAATTCATGGCAGTAGAGGGATAAAAACCCTGATTATAGGGTCTCCAGTGAACAGGTGAGAATCCTGTAGAGCGCCAAATTTATGTGAGTGTGCGCTGAAAGGCTAGGCAACGGTTTGCAAGTCCGTATAATGCAGGTTCGAGTCCTGTCACTCACTCCATACATATATATTATAGCGGGTTACGTCAGAGGTCAGACTATTAGGCTCATAACCTAAAGGACGGAGGTTCGAATCCTTCACCCGCAACCATTTTCTATTCCAGAGTAGCACAGCGGTAGTGCAGTTGACTGTTAATCAATTGGTCGTAGGTTCGATCCCTGCCTCTGGAGCCATTACAAAGAATCATATGAAAAAAATAATCTTATCTTTAGTATTGCTGTCGGCATTAAGTGCTAGTGCGATTACAGTCTACACATACAATATCACTAAACAGTATCCAATTGTTGATTCTGAAATTGATACAATAAGACCAATAGCAAGCATTACAAAATTGATGACCGCACTTGTCATAATTGAAAGTGGAGTTCCATTGAATGAGAAAGTTCCATACAAAGGAATGTTTTATTCACACAATAAGTTTACTAGAGAAGAATTATTAAATTTAATGTTAATCAAAAGTGACAACAGAGCCGCAGAAGCATTAGCAGAAAGCATGGGCGGTAAATTGTGGACAGTTTACCAAATGAATAAACGTGCAATTGCGCTAGAGATGTACAATACAAAATTTGATGATACGTCTGGTCTAAGCGCAAGGAATACCAGTACCGCAAGGGACTTGGTTGTCTTGTTGACAGATGCGTATAGACATGATAAAATACGTGAGATATCAGCATTGAGTAGATACGATTTAACTGTTGTAGATAAGAAGAATAAAGAAAAACACATTTCAGTCAATAACACTAACGTGAAGTTGATGAATAAATTTGATATCATTGAAGTATCCAAAACTGGCACAACGAATGCGGCTGGTAAGTGTCTTGTTATGATAGTACATAAGAATGGTGAGCAGTATGCAATTGTTATTCTCGGAGGCACCATAAGAGCCGATGTGGATAATTTAGCTAAGAATATAATTGAGAAAGCAATTTAAGTTTCGCCCTATTAGTTAAATGGTAGAACACCTGTTTTGTACTCAGGTAACGGCAGTTCGATTCTGTCATGGGGCACCAGTATAAATAACTCGGTATGGTGAAATGGTATCACTTGTCGTTTGGGACGATAGAGCGTAGGTTCGATTCCTGCTACCGAGACCAGTTTAATAATTTTAAAGGATAATATCATGTTTATAACACTAACGAATTCAAGTCCAGAGTTTAGAGGACACAAAGTTTCAATCAGAAAAGATTTAATTGTTACGATACACAGAAATACTGTTACCCGTGAAGATGGAGTAATTGAAGATGTAACATTTGTTTATGGACCTCCTCATGGCACATGGGAAGTAAGTGAGACACTAGAAGAAGTTGTAGAAATGCTAAAATAAATTTATTGAAAAATAATGATTGATATCAATTACATTGACTGTCCATATGCGGTATCTAAATTTGAAGAACATGACAATTTAAAAAATGTTCTTCTCAAAAGCATTGATAGTATGTCAATTTTTATCAATGATGACAAAAAAATTACTAATACTGATTGGTATGTTGAAGAGAATGTCGAGAGAAAATATTGGAATATTTTACGTCCTTCTCTAACTGAGCATATGAAAAATGTATATTCAAAATTAGGATTTACCCAATTTGGATATTTAAATTGTTGGTTTCAACAGTACTATAACAATAGTTTTCATGGTTGGCATGTTCATGGCACAGCAAATTGGACAAATGTTTATTATCTGGAGTTACCAAGTGATGATGTTAAGACTCAAATTAGGAATCAAAAAACAGAATCTATTGTAATTCCTAATGTCGAAGAAGGTTATATTTTAACGATGCCAGCAACTTTGTGGCATCGTTCTCCTATAAACTTAGGACATAAAAGAAAAACGGTGATTTCGTTTAACACCATAACACCGAGTTAAATGGGGGATTAGTGATAATGGGAGCACATGGGCTTTGCAAGTCTGAAGTGGGAGTTCGATCCTCCCATCCTCCACCATTAATGTAGAGAAGTGAGAATAAAAAATGAGAATAAAAAAATGTTATATCTAATAAAATCTTTTACTGATAGTGTAATGAGTATGTTAAGTGAGGATCCTGTGCGCCCTCATATTCCACATGTTGATAGGGTTGGCGACAACAAAGATATCTTTGTGTTGCGTGATCCAGATGACAAAGTGAAAGCAATCACATGCGTAAGTTATCAGACAGAAATTCCAACAAAAGAAACAGAGTTATTTCAAGTTTCATCTGAACCTATTGTTGCAATTTTTTATACCATTTGGAGTTATGCTCCAGGTGCCGGTCGTACATTAATTTTTGATGCTGTTAGTCACATCAAAGAAAACAAACCAGAAATTCAAAGATACCTTACGCTAAGTCCAAAGACTGAATTGGCTAGACGTTTTCATTTGCGTAATGGTGCAGTTGTTTTTAGAGAAAATGAAGATACAGTTAATTACGAATATCATAGGGTGATTTTATGATAGACAAAAAGAATATTGCGGCAGCCGAAGAGATTCATTCTGATAAAGGATATGAATTAGGAACCGAAGAAGAGCAAAGAGCATTTGCAAAAAAACGCCAAGAAGCCGCATTGGATGAAATGGTTCGTATCAGCCAAGAGATGGGTTTGTATGATGATGAGTTTGAAAACAAATGAAAGTCGAATTACATAAACTATTCTACACACCAGTTTGGAGATTTCATTATCCAAACTTTGAGAATGACCAAGAATTCTTAGTGCGATATCTTGCACAGGATAATCTATATCTTTCTGAACGTGAAAGGAATGGGCTTCAAATCACTAGAGCAAACTTACACAAAGATGATAAAGTTAAAAAGTTAACAGACTTCATTCACAGTTGTGGTAAGTATGCAATGGATGATATGGGTTATTATGATGAGTGTGGGATTACAAGTATGTGGGCGACTAGACAAAAAGCTGGTGGCTTTCATCACATGCACAGTCATGCGAATAGTTTCTTGGGTGGTTCATTTCATTTGTTTGATGCTGATGGTAATGCAAGCGGAACAGTATTTCCAAATCTAGGTGCAGAGAAATATGTAATACAACCTGCAATTTCAGATAAAAATGAATTGATGTTGAAGTCTCAAGAAGAGTTACCTTTTGTCGCAGGTACGTTAGTTATGTTTCCCGCATGGGCAACGCATCAAACAAGTCCTACTGATTGCAATTATAGAATCATTGTTGGTGTGAATATTATGCCAATTGGTAAAACAAATTTTGACCACTTTGATAGATACGATTTTCCGCATACGGGAAGTATGCAATTGATGGAATATGATGATGAGTAATTTTAGATTCATTGAAACTGGAATTGACATAAGTAAAATTCTAGGGCAGATTGACGATACAGATTGGCAAGCAGTTTCTACTTATTCTAAGATTGGTGGGGAAAAGAATCCGTATGGGTTTCTTCCTCTAGTGATGGCGATGGTTCGTAGTCCAGATGAGAATCCTAAAAATTCTGATTTGCAAAGACGCACACCGCTTTATGATAAGTATACTGAAGTGAGAAAGTATCTTAAGAAGCACGACATTACGCAAACTTCAAGAGCCGCTTTCTTTAAATTAAATCCAAACGATAGTGTTGGTCGCCACGTTGACGATGGTACATATTATGAGACAAGAGATAGATATCATTTATCATTGCAAGGCACTTACTTGTATGAAGTAGATGGTGAAGAAAGACAAATAGAACCAGGAACATTTTTCTGGTTTGACAATAAGAAATATCATTCTGCGTGGAACAATGGTACAGTAGACAGGATTACATTCGTGTTTGATGTACCACATTCTGCAAAGAATCCGTAACAAATGTCTCCTTAGTATAATGGCAGTACTGCGGTCTCCAAAACCGTAAGTGGGAGTTCGAGTCTCTCAGGAGATGCCAAAAAATGCGGGGTTCGTAAAATGGTATTACCTCAGTCTTCCAAACTGAAGTCAGGAGTTCGATTCTCCTACCCCGCTCCACTTGACACACAAATCAATATAAACTATACTACATGTATAGAAATTAATTCTGACTGTAGCTCAGTAGGATAGAGCAACGGATTTCTAATCCGTCGGTCGGGGGTTCGAATCCCTCCAGTCAGGCCAGTTATGTGAGAGTGGTGGAATGGTATACACAGGAGACTTAAAATCTCCCGCCGCAAGGATTGAGGGTTCGAGTCCCTCCTCTCATACCAAGTTTTAGGGCAGGTAGCTTAATGGTAAAGCAGGCGACTCATAATCGCTTGAGTGGGAGTTCAATTCTCTCTCTGCCCACCAGGTTTTTAAGGAGTAAGTTGTGCGTAAATTAGATTTAGAAGAGGTGAGGCAATTCATAGAAGATCAAACACCTAATACTAAAATCTATATTGGTTGTGATTCTGAAAGATTTAACATTGGTGGGCTTTGGTACGCAGATTATGTTCTTGCTATTGTAGTTCACATTGACGGAAGACATGGATGCAAATTGTTTGGTGAAGTACAGCGTGAACGTGACTATGACCAAAAAGTGAATCGTCCAAGATATCGTCTGATGACAGAGGTATATAAACTTTCTGAGTTATATATCAAACTTGCAGATGTATTAGAGGGGCGAGATGTTGAAGTTCATTTGGATATTAATCCAAATGAAATGCATGGTAGTTCTTGTGTTATTAACGAAGCAATTGGCTACATCAAAGGAACATGTAATGTTGTGCCTATGGTTAAACCAAATGCATTTGCCGCTTCTTATGCGGCAGATAGACTGAAAGGATTGAAAGTTGCGTAAATTATTTTTTATGACTTTGCTTTGTGCGAGTAGCCTTGCATATGCTGAACGTGTAAAAGGTACTGGTGAATACTCATTCGGTCCTGATACTGCTGAAAATGTTGCATGTAGACTTGCTGAAGAAAAAGCAAAACAAAATGCAATTACAAATTTTGTGGGTGAAATGATTGAAGCCGCACAAAACGAAAATTGTAAAGATGAGAAATGTACCGTGCTTTCTACTCTTTATACTGAAGTGAGTGGTGAGATTAAAACTGTTTATAAAAAAGATAAACAAATCTACCCAAATAGAGACAGACAAGTATGTGAAGTTGACATTGAAGTTGATGTTCATAAAATTGTCAATTCAATGAAATTCCATGTTGATGGCAAGAATCAACTTAAAGTTGGAGAACGATTTGTGTTTCAAGCTGTCTCTGGGATTACAGGTACCGTTGGTATTTTTAACTTAGTTGACAAACAGTATCAATTAGTCTATACTGACAAAGTACTGGAGATTAATAAACAGATTCAAATTCCATCTACTAGATACAAAATGCAAGCTGAATTGCCAATCGGCAAAAGTCATTCTAATGAGTTGCTGGTGTTTTTGTTTACCGATAAGAATTTGACTTTTAGAGATAAGTACAGTACAATGGAGTTTGATTCGCTGGTAAAGGATATTCCTTTTGACAGTCGGAAAGTTATTAATCATCATGTAAGCATTGAAAGGTAGTGAAATGAAGTCTCTTTTTATTATGGGTGTACTGGTAGTCTTAACTGGCTGTGGTACTGTGGGTGGCACTCTGCAAGGTGCTGGACAAGACTTGAATCAAGCAGGTCAATACATTAAGAATGTAGGAAAATAATCATGGAAAAGTTTTTATGTTATGCAGTATTGCCGTTTGTAATTTCATTGAGTGCATGTAGTACTATCAAAGATGGTCCAAGTGTGAGTGAAACGAAAATGTTTAGTAACGAAGTTGACTATCCTAAGTGGTATGCTGATGCGCCGAAGAAAGATGATTCTGCTATCTATGGTGTTGGTACTGAATACTCAAACGATTTTCAGTTCTCTGTAGACAAAGCAATGTTGTCTGCTAAACGTGAATTAGCATCTAACTATTCTTCATACACTAGTGCTATGATGAAAGACTTTGCAGTTGAATCTGGTGTACTTGGCAAAAGTGTTGCTAATGCTGACATTGAACGTACCACACGATTGATTGTTGCTAAAGTAAATTTAGTTGGTGTGCAACGTACAAACTTTATGGTAGTTAAAGAGAATGGTGGTTTTAGAGCATTCGTTCGTTTGCGTTTCTCTGCTGACGAATCAAACAAGATTATGCTTGCTGAGATTCAACGTAATGCTGGACTCTATGCACAATTACGTTCTTCAAAATCTTTTCGTGAGTTAGATAAACAAACAGATAAGATTGAAACACAGAAAATTAATGAATTGAATGCGATGAAGGTGGACTAATGGACAAAGTTATTCGTGATGGAAAAGTTGCAGTACTTGTATCTCCAGGATTTGGTGCTGGTTGGTCAACATGGAATTCTGATTCAGAATTGTTGTTTGATCCAACTATTGTAGAGATGATTGAAGACGGAACAAATTCTGAAACAATTACACAATATTGCGAAGCCAAATATCCAGACACATACTGTGGTGGTGCAGGTGATTTAAAAGTTCAATGGTTGCCTGTCGGTACTGCTTTTCGTATTCACGAATATGATGGTGCTGAATCTGTAGAAATTCGTGATGACATTGATTGGATTATAGCATGATGAAATTTTTATTTGGGTGTGCTGTTGGAATCTTTCTTGCAACAGCGGGCACTTCCGGAATAGCAATGCTTATAGATAGTAGTGTTAGTAAATTTCAAAACACTATCAAAGAATCTGTGCGTGAACAACAACCGCAGAACATTCAGCAACGTAACAAATATATGGAGTCATTATGAAACATTGGAACGAATTAACTGAACTAGAATCTGCAATCATTCGGGTTGGAGAATTTAAAAATCTATTTAAACTTCTTGTCGCTGGTACAGAGAATGATGTGGACATTAAAGTATTGCAATCTGCAATCTACACACTAGAAGGCATGATTGATGATATTGATTCTACATTGTATGAAAAATTTCAAACTGTATGGGATTGTGTTAGGGATGAAGGCGATGATGAAGAACCAGAACAGGATGAATTTGAATTTAATTTTGATGGCGAGCGCCACATGGATGTGAATACATACGGCACATATACTGAATACCCAAGTACTACAAGTTATTCTTATGATCCTGCAACCTCAGAAGAGGATGAAGCATTCAGGGACTTAGAAAAAGCACTTAAAAACTGGCGTAAAGTGACACCATAATCAGGCTTTTGGGCGACTTTCCGCTATAGACTGTACTCTTACCCCTCCAAGACTAAAAAAACCGCCCACAAGGCGGTTTTTTGCGTTGTTTTTCTACAACATTTTTAAAAATAGTTGTTGACATGTTTACCTATTCTGCTATACTAGAGTCTAGAGATTGAAATTATGAACAAACCGACTTACACTATCAAGAAATCCTACACGATGACCAAGACTGGTCTAGAGAAGGCTGTTTGGTACATCATGGACGGTGACTTTGTGGTAGACGCATGTGACCTCAGGCGGGATGCCAAGTACTATTGTGACCTGTGGAATTCTGCAAAATAGTTGCAGAAAAACAACAACCTTGAAAATAGTTGTTGACATGTGTTCCGACTGTGATATACTAGAGTCTAGAGATTAAGAAAAGAAACGGAAATTTATGAAACTACTATCTACTGGAAATCCCAAGGTTCTTAAAGGAATGTCACAAGGTTACAATACCTACATTCTGCACCTTGCGCCAGCTAACTTGAGTGGTTATGAAACTTGCCCTAAACGTACCGCTGGTTGTACTTCCGCCTGTTTGAATACCGCTGGTCGTGGTGGTATGTTTAAGCGTGGCGAGACCACTAACGTTATTCAAAAAGCACGTATTCGCAAAACCAAAATGTTTTTTGAAACCCGTAATTATTTTATGACTTTGCTTGTTGCTGATATTGAATTAGCAATTAAACAAAGCAAACGGATGAACCTTGTTCCCGTGTTTCGTTTGAATGGTACTTCCGACCTTGCGTTTGAAAAGTATGAAGTTGTCCGTAACGGTCAATTGTTCCGTAACATGTTCACCGCTTTTCCTGAAGTCCAATTCTATGATTACACCAAGGTTCTTGGTCGTAAAGTTGTTGATATCGCTAACTACCATTTGACATTCTCTGCCGCTGACGGCAATGATTCCGATGTTACAAAAGCAATTCAACAAGGTTATAATGTTGCTACCGTGTTCGGTATTAAGAAAACTTTGCCAATGCCTGAGACTTATATGGGTATGCCAGTTTTCAATGGTGACGAATCCGATTTGCGTTTCCTTGATCCCAAAGGTGTTGTGGTTGGCTTGTATGCAAAAGGCAAAGCTAAAAAAGACACCACTGGTTTTGTAAAGTATCCTACTCTTATTTTGATGGCGGCTTAAAATGAAAAAAGCATTTAAAAATTCTGTTCTTAATCGTGTTGGTCGTAGCACCGCTGTTTTTCTGAAGGCGGCAAACGGCACCAATTTTCTTGTTCCTTATGGAATGGATTTACCTAAACGTACTTGTAAAAAATACGGAGTGACTTTAAAGGTTGCTGTGCGTAAAGGTTTACAAATTCAAATTGTGACTGTTTTAAAATGAATTACACCCTCCTCATGCCAACTGGTAAAGTTTTAGTTTTTGGAATTAAAGAATGTGCTGAAATTTATCGCCGTGCATATGGTGGTGTAATTATGACAGATAAAATTGTAAAGAATATCCTTGAGGGGAAAACTAGCCCTACCGCTAGGCGGACTTGTGTTGCGTAATGTTTTCCCCCTTTTTTTTGAAGTGAAATAAAATGAAATCTAAAATCTTTATTATCCAGCGTGAGAATGATAAGTATTTTAAACAGAAATTGCCTACGTGGCGAAATGGTTATTGTGAAATTATGCGGAACGTTACTGTAGAACCAGACCCGTATAATGTTTATGATAATTGGGGCACTATTGAAGTATATGGGCAAAAACTTTCTGTTTATGCACACGATTATGAAGGTGAAGAAAAATTGTGGCAAATTTCTGGTGTTGCAAGAAAACAACAGCCTTGAAAATAGTTGTTGACATATAGTCGCACTTTGGTATAATAGATTCATAGATTGAAAAAGGAGTTAAAAATGTTAAAATACGAAACAATGATTGTTAAATTAGCAAAGATGAAAGCTGGAATTTACTTGAGTGGTGGATATGGTTCGGTCAGTACTGAAATCCAAATGGTGGCTATGATTTATGGTAAGAAAGAATCAACAGTTTCCAAAGCCATTGCAACAGTTTATCCAGCAATATACAGCAAAATGGCTGGTGTAGCATAAAAACAACACTATCAAAAATAGTTGTTGACATTCTTTCCCATTGTGCTATACTAGAATTTGTTCAGTTGATTGGAGATTAAAATGGAAGTTTATATCGTTAAGAGTTTCGGTCCTGAGAATGGTTGGGTCAATTTGAAGGCATTTGATAATAATGATGCCGCCGTGTATTTTGCTAATACCGTTGAAAAGCAAATACCTGATGATATTGAAGATGAATTTGTTGAAATTGAAGTACTTAATGTTAGGAGTTGGTAATGCGTGGTTCTATTCGAATGCTTGTCGGTTTTCTGATTGTCTTTGGTGCTGTTGGTACCATTGAAGTGAATCCCAATGCCGATTTGATTGTCCAGATGGCACTTGCTGTTGCTGGACTTGCTTTGATGTTTACTGGTGTTAGTGCAATGCGTGAGGATGCATAATGAGCGATATTGAAATTGAAATTAATGAATTGCTGGATACCACAGTTATGCTTTGTGAAGACATTGCGGCGCAAGTTGGTTGTCCAGTTGAATGGGTTGAAGTGATAGTTGAGAAGCGTTGGAACGATACGTTGTTTTCAAATGCTGATTTTATTAATGGTTATGATATGGCAAAGGAGAATGCATAATGGGTACTCGGTCTTTAACTTTTGTGTACGATGGTTCCAATTCCGATGACGGAACTAATGAACCAATCATGTGTATCTATCGTCAATACGATGGATATCCATCGTGCCATGGGCACGAACTGGCTCAGTTTTTGAATTCTAAAACTCTAGTCAATGGGTATAGCGATAAAAATTCGGCTGAAGCCAATGGCATGGGTTGTCTTGCCGCACAATTGGTTGTTCAATTGAAACATGGTGTTGGTGGAATATACATCTATGCGCCAATGACTGGACGTGACTACAGCCAAGATTATGAATATCATGTGTATAAAGACAAAGTGATTGTGTATCACGATTTTCCATATGACGAAAGTCCATATGACCAAGAGCCTTTGTTTGAAGGCACATGGGAAGACTTTGCACAATTTTGTTTAGATCCAATTTCTGCGGAGTGAACATGACAGGTTTTCAAAGCAAACGAAAAATGGCAGAAGACAGATTCAAAGTTTATTGTGAGTGGTGCCACGATTGGCACTACACCGATGAAGTTGAAATGTTGAATATAGAAGAAGACATTCAAGGGCGTGATGTGATGCACTTTGAATGCGGACAACCACCCTCATGGAACGAAGATATTTCACGATATGATGGTACCTCATCACTTGTTTATAAGGAATAAATTATGTTACTCGCAAAACCAAAACTGACAAACACACTTGACTCTAAGCAATTCAAATCGTTTGCTGAATGCCAAGAATATCTTGAAGCGTATACTAACATTTCAATGTCACTTGTTGAATGGATCGCACTTGGTAAGATTCTTGTTGCTGAGACAATGACAACACCAGAATACTACCCAAAGAAAGTTAAAGGTCAAATCGTTATGGCTAAATTTGACATTGAGGAATTCGCATGAAAGATATTATGATACAAAACGAATTCGGTATTTGGGTACATGATATCTTTGCCGAGTGGTTATCAATCCATATCCAAGGAGAGATTATCGATTTAAACCCTATTCATAACGCTGTACCCATTGATATCTTTGCAGTTGCATTAATGGGTATCGCTAATAATGAATGGGGCGGTGCAGGTGGTATATTGGCATTTGGGTATTAATATGAACGAACGAATTAAACTACTTGCTGAACAGGCTGAAAAGTATACTGACTATAACTTCAAAGGTGAGCCTTTCTGGACGGAGGCATATGAATCAAAGTTTGCTGAATTGATTATTCAGGAATGCCTAAACATATGTGAAGATATGGGCGACAATGGCAAGGATGGACATTATTGTGCAGATAAAATTGCTAAAACATTTTTGAGTTAAACGATGAGTGATTACACACCAGACAAATGGCTAATGGTCAAACTGACTAACAAAGACAATGAATGCCACTACAGGATTTTTGCATGTTGGTATGGCGGCTATCTTGGTAGTGATTCTTGGAAGTTAAATTCTGGAGTGACTAAAATAACAGAAGATGAACGTTCATATTATTTTGAAGGTTCGTCTGGTTCAATTTATACCTGCAATAAAAGTTACTATGGTTGTAGCGGATATGGCGCTGGTGTGTTGGGAGATTTAATTGAGAAAAGTAAAGACACTTTAGAGATGGAAATTCTTCCACTAGAAACAAACTTTATGGAGTTGAATTATGAGTAGCGGACTTACACTTGACTATGATATCGCAGATAAAATTGCCTTGATGACTATGCAAGATCAATTAAAATATTTGCGAAAAGAACTTGAAGATTTTAAAGAAGGAAAATGGTTGCATCCAGAAGATGTTGCAAACAACATCAAAATCATTGCCGCTTTAGAACTGCTGATTCCGTACTACGGAGGAACCGTGTGAGTCCAATATTTCATAATCGATACAATGATGCAAAACGAAATGGTATAAACAAAAGATTCCGTTTCAAGGTTTGGTGTATCCGAACGTTTGGTTTTGTTGTGGGATTTGTTACAGGAAGATAATTATGAGTGGCGGACATTTTCAATACAAACAATATGAATTCGGACAAATTGCAGATGAAATTGAACAGATTATTCTAGACAATGATTCCAAAGAAGTGGACGAATACGGGGACAGAAAAAGTTATGAGTATTCACCAGAAACTATTGAAAAATTTAAACTTGCACGAATGACAATTTTATTGGCACAAATTTATGTGCAAAGGATCGATTGGCTGGTTTGTTGCGATGATGGAGAAGACTCTTTCCACAGCCGTTTGAAGCAGGATTTAGACGCCCTAGACCGCCGTTTGGGCGACTCTGAGGGTTCGGATGTACTCTAGCATCAACTTATATCTAAAAACCGCCCAAAACCGCCCTAATCTCGTTGTTTTTTTGCAACATTACCGAAAAAAGACTTGACAGGTGCTGGTTTTCATGCGATACTTAAGGTGTTGGTTGTGAGATTAAGGACTAATTATGAATATTGATTTGATAAACGTTGAATTACAGACTGTTGCTTTAACCCAACAAGAAGAAGAAATTGACTTGACTTACCAAGCATTCCGTGATACTATGAATGCTTACCACGATATGATGATGTATGAATCGTATTCGTATGATGAAGACTGTATTTTTTATGGAGTGAATTGAACATGGCTTATATGAATCAAGAACGCAAAGCGGTTATCAAAGCAAACCTTGACAAGGCGTTGAAAGGTACTGGCGTTAAATATTCCCTGCGTTGCGATAGTTTATCTATTACATGCACAATCAAGTCCGCACCCGTTGACTTTATTGCCAATGCTAATGAAACTTGCGGGCGTGACTCTTATCAAGTGGCACGTGGTTTTCAACCCAATAAAAGTGGTTACGACCAAGTGAATCATTATTATTATCAGGATCATTATTCTGGTAAAGCAAAAGAACTAATGACCAAAATCGTTACTGCGATTTATTCTGGTGATTATTATGACCGTAGCGATGCGATGACAGATTATTTTGATACCGCTTACTATGCTCATATCAACGTTGGCAAATGGAACAAACCTTTTGTTGTTACCGCTTGACAAACACCCCATGGTGTGTTACCATGTATCTCTTAGTTAACTCTTTTTAAGGAAATATATTATGACTAAATCTGTTCAACAATACACAAAGATTTTTGAAGTTTTGCAAGCCGCTAATGCGCCAGTTCCAGTTAGCACCATTCGTGCGATTGATGGCATTGTTGCGACTCGACTCTCTACTTATCTGTGGGAAATCAAGAAAAACACGGGCTTTGCTGTTCGTGCCAATCGTGATGGTCGCACCGTTGTAAGCTATGAACTCGTTGGCGCTGGTACTGCACCTGTTGCAAAGCCTGCCAAAGTGAAGGCAGTTAAGACTGCTAAGGCTCCCGTTGTGAAAGCGGCTAAGCCTGTGAAAGCGAAGAAAGTTACTCCTGTGCCTGTTCGTGCTGGTGATTCTCTTGATGGAATCATGTCTGCAATGGCAAAGTCTTCCGCAAAGAAACCTGTCAACCTGTTAGATGAAATCGATACAGAAGTTGAGGACTTTGAAGACCGCCAATTTGCTGAAGCATATATTCGAACATGATAATGAATGGAGTAGTATGGATGACCGTGATGTAATAGAACGATACATCCTTGAAGCATGGGATCAAGGCTTGACTGATACTGACGTTGTAACATATGTCCAGTATATGTCAAGCATTCCCGTTTTTGAGATTGAGCCTGTTTTAGAAAATTTAATTGCGAGAATGTCAGAATGAAACTTACCATATATGAGAGATTATTGAAGTACACTTGGTTTCATAAACTAATGATAAACTTTACTCTTATGGAATATTTTGTGTTTATCGTAGTCATTGGATTGGTTCTATGGCTGTGAGTAAATTGTATCTAGACATGGATGGTGTTTTGTGTTCTTTTGAAAACCGCTATCTTGAATTGTTTGACGAAAGTCCTGGTTCATCTAGAGACAGAAAAAACTTTTCATCTAACTGGACTAAATTCATTGAAGGTGAAAATTTTGCGACACTAGATTGGAATCCTGGCGGGCAAGAATTGCTTGCTTACGTGCGAACTATACCAAACATTGAAATTGAAATGTTAACTTCAAGCGGTGGAATGAAGTATCATACCGAAGTGACAATTCAAAAGACACAATGGCTTTGCGAACGTGGAATAGAATTTAAAATAAATACTGTACCTGGGCGTAAATTAAAAGCTGAATACGCAAAATCCACAACCATATTGGTGGATGACACACCAGATGTGATTGATTCGTTTGGAGCCGCTGGCGGTATTGCTATACTGCATAAAGATGTAAATGAGACTATTCGTAAACTAAAATTCTATTGTGAAGAATATGTTCTCCCACCTCATACAGATTGAGAGTATAAATGAGAATTGCTATTGCATCCGATGTTCACCTAGAGTTTGGTGATCTAATTTTAAAGAACGAAGAAAACGCTGAAGTATTAATACTGTCTGGCGATATTTGCGTTGCATCTGATTTTCGTGAATCTGATGGAATCATAGAGAATGGTAAAAGTCAACGTTATGTTGATTTCTTTAAACGTTGCACATTTGAATTTCCTAAAGTGATTTACATTGCAGGCAATCACGAACACTATAATGGTGACTATGCTGAAACGTTTACAATTCTGCGAAACTATCTTGGGCACATTCAGAACTTGCACATCCTTGATAAAGAGCATGTGACAATTGATGACGTAACATTTATTGGCGGTACATTGTGGACTGACATGAATGCACAAGACCCTGTTACTCTGTTCAACATTCGTGGTATGATGAATGATTTTCGTATTATTCAAAACGGTGCCGAAATGGTCTCGTACAAAACATTCAATGTGAATGAAGAAGGTACGCAGATTCCTACGTTTCATAAACGTCCTGCCAAATTCACGCCAGAAGATACTGTACAAGATCACAAAAAAATGTTACAATACATTAATGTAATAAGTGAGCCTCTTGGTAAATATGTTGTTGTTGGGCATCATGCACCTAGCAAAGCATCTACGCATCCACGATATCAAACCGAATTGATTATGAATGGTGCATACAGTAGCCGTTTAGATGATTTCATCTTGAATCATCCACAAATTAAATTGTGGACTCATGGACATACACATGAAGAATTTGACTATATGATTGGTAGCACTAGAGTTGTTTGCAACCCACGTGGTTATATTAATTACGAAAACCGTGCTGATGAATTTAAACTAAAATACGTGGAGATTTAAATGAAAGACGACATTGACTTTGAGAATTCACATCCTTGCATGGAAAAAATTATTGGATCGAATAAACTTTTACCAGTAACAAAATCAGTAGCAAAAATGCTAATGAGAAATCCATACACTTCATTGGGTAAATTCTTTAAAAAATTGTCGGATGAAAATTTACAAGTATTAATGGAAATCATTGATGAAGGTGATAGTGAATTCAATGACGGCATGGAAGATGTTGTATTGATGACAGAAATGTTATCCCGTGCCGAAGGTGTGCCAAGCCAATGTATTGAAGATATTACCGAAAATGTAAATTACTTTGGTGCATGTATTACCTGTGTTTCACTTGCACGTAAGGGGCTTGTTCGTGTATACTATGATAATATGTCTTTTGGTACAGACCAAGGCGATAAAATACTTGTGGAGAAATTAGATTGAACATTTTTTATCTTGATCCTGATCCATCAACGTGCGCTAAAATGCACTTAGATAAACACGTTGTTAAAATGATTGTAGAGTATGCACAACTCATGTCTACCGCACATCGTATGCTTGACGGTGAACAATATACTGATAAAACTGTTAATAATCGTAACATTCAACGTTGGCGCATGAAAAATGAAATGTTTGAAAGTACTTTGTATAAAGCAAGTCACGTTAATCATCCGTCTAATATTTGGGTAAGACAATCAAAAGAAAATTATCGTTGGCTTTATCGCATGTGGTTTTATCTTTTGCAAGAGTATACATATAGATATGGTAAAAAACATGCATGTGAAAAGTTGATGCACGTACTCTATTTGGACCCAGTAAATATTCCCAAAGGAATCTTTACTGAACCTACTCCTGCAATGCCGGATACATATAAAGTAACGAATGATTCTATTCGCTCGTATCAAAATTACTATATACATGATAAGAGTAGATTTGCAAAATGGAAAAACAGAGAAACACCAGAGTGGTTCTTATACGGAGTAAAGAATGCCAACATACAACTTTCGCCATCGTGAAACCGGCGAAATAATTGAGAAACTTTTTAAAATTGCTGATAGAGAGGAATTCCTTGAACAGAATCCTCAATATGAATCTGTTATGCTAGGCGCTCCATCATTAGGTGATCCTATTAGATTGGGCATTCGGAAGCCAGACAATGGATTTAGAGAAGTCCTTGCAAAGGCTAAAGAAGCACATCCTTTAGGAAACGTTAATACGTTCTAATAATGGGGATACATTACACAACAAGTAAAAAGGCTCCTTCAATGGCAAGAAAATCAAGCGCAGTTAAAACTGCGAATACTGAACTTGAAATCCCATCAACAACAAGACTCAAAGCAGTCAATAATACACTCAGACTTAGACTAGATGATTTAAAAACTTTTCAACCTTTAACAGAAAACCAAAAACTCTTTTTTGAAGCATACAAACGTGGAGATTATTTCGTAGCACTTCACGGTGTAGCAGGTACAGGTAAAACATTCTGTGCGCTATACAAAGCAATTGAAGAAGTAATGGACAAATCAAATCCATTTGATAAAATTATCGTAGTACGTTCTGCTGTTCAGTCCCGAGAGATTGGACATTTGCCAGGTGACGTAAATGAGAAAATGGAAATCTATCAACAACCGTATCGTCAAATATGTGAAACATTGTTTGGTCGCAAAGACGCATGGGATAGATTAGAAGAACAAGGACACATAGAATTCATTTCAACATCATTCATTCGTGGTATGTCATTTGATGATGCTATCATTATTGTTGATGAAATGCAAAACATGACGTATGAAGAAATTGACACCGTTATGACAAGGGTTGGATATCGTTCTAAAATTATTTGGTGTGGTGACTATAGACAAACAGACTTAAACAAAAAAAGAAACGATGTATCGGGTATTCTTAAATTCTTTGACATTGCATATCATATGAATGCATTTACAAAGATTGAGTTTACTGTGCATGACATTGTTCGTTCTTCCCTTGTTAAAGATTACATTCTTGCTAAACTGCAATATGAAGATGGAATAGAGACTGCTAAATAAAATATCATTATATTACAGGATTATGCGAAGTGAACTTTAAACACATTGGATGCGACATTGACTATGATTTGGAAACCGAGACAGTAAACGGCAAACGATTCTACAAGACACCAGAGGGATTACTATATCCCTCTGTTACTACCATTACCTCTCAGCACGGCAAAGATAAAATCCTCGAATGGAGAAAACGTGTGGGCGAAGAAGAAGCCAATCGTATTTCAACTAAAGCATCCAGCCGTGGAACTAGAGTACACAAGATTTGTGAAAACTATTTGAACAACGAAGAAGACTATGCACGTAAAACAATGCCCGATTCTGTTGCTATGTTCAAGTCTCTACAACCTTTATTAGATGAACATGTAAACAACATTCATGCGCTAGAGATTCCTTTGTATTCTCATCATCTAAAAGTTGCTGGTAGAGTTGACTGTATTGCAGAATATGATGGCAAGCTATCTATCATTGACTTTAAGACTTCAGGCAAGTTAAAAGAAGAGAGTTGGATTAAAGGATACTTCATGCAATGTTCTGCGTATGCAGTCATGTATGAAGAGCGAACTGGAATACCAGTATCACAAATTGTAATTATGATAGCAGTTGACTCTGAACATCCACAAGTGTTCATTAAGAAGCGCAATGATTACATCAAAGATTTTATATCTTACCGTGAAGCATATGATGCTGTATTGATTGACTAGTTGTATAAATAACGTTATAATGTTAGTTATTGCTGTATGAAGCAAAGAGAAACAGGTTCTGGACGGGGGTGCGAATCCCCCCACCTCCACCAAAAGTATTCTAAACTGGACGCAGGATCAGAGAAGGTTGAAAGTGGATTGATCGCCACAAGTATGCTGGAGATTAAGAATGCTTTTGATGGGGGTGCATAGTTTCGACAGGGCAAAGAGTAACAGAGTGGACAGCACATCAGCAACGATGTAAAAAGAAGAAAAAAAAGTAAACGCAAACGACTCACGTTTCGCATTGGCAGCCTAAACGCTGACTAGGGTTTCGACAGGTTTCCTCGTAACAGAATAACCTGTCACAGATTTCACAATAAAATAGGATGGATATAATATGCAAAAAACTGCCTTGATTACAGGTATTACAGGACAAGATGGAAGTTATCTAGCAGAACTTCTACTTGAAAAGGGTTATAATGTGCATGGTCTTGTACGCCGATCAAGTACAGGAAACAATACTGCAAACATCAACCATGTCAAAGACCAAATTACATTTCACTATAGCGATCTAACAGATGCGGCCAATCTTGAAAGTATTATTCTCAAAGTAAGACCAGATGAGGTTTATAACTTAGGCGCACAAAGTCACGTTAGCGTAAGTTATGATTGCCCAACATACACTGGCGATGTTAACGCTATTGGTGTACTCAAATTGCTTGAAGCAGTCAAACGATTGTCTAAAGAAAAGCAAGTCAAATTTTATCAAGCATCAACCAGTGAGTTGTATGGTAAGGTAAAAGAAACTCCACAAACAGAAAACACTCCATTCTATCCACGTTCACCTTATGCTGTTGCTAAGATGTATGGCTATTGGATCACAGTAAACTATCGTGAGAGTTTTAATCTATTCTCATGCAATGGTATTTTGTTTAATCACGAAAGCCCACGTAGAGGTCCTGAATTTGTTACACGCAAAATTGTACTAGGTATGATTCGTACTCATCTCGGTTTGCAAGATATTCTAGAACTAGGAAATCTAACAGCAAGGCGTGATTGGGGACATGCTAAAGATTACGTTCGTGCGATGTGGTTGATTCTACAACAAGACAAACCGGATGACTATGCAATCTCTAGTGGTGAAGAGCATTCAGTAAAAGACTTCTGTAATGATGTTGCGACATATCTCGGATTTGAAATTGAATGGCGAGGTGAAGGTTTGAGTGAAATCGGTATCAATAAGTCTACTGGTAAGACTATCATCAAAGTGAACAAAGACTTTTATCGTCCAGCAGAAGTGCCAACAATCTTTGGTGATTGCACTAAAGCAAAAACTGTTTTGGGTTGGACACCAGAGTATACATTTAAAGACTTGGTGTTTGATATGTGCGAAAGTGAAATGAGGATTCAGAAAAATGGAAACACCTAAAGTAGTATATGAAAGTCCAGATGGCGGTAAAACAATTTATGCTAGAGAATTTGGTCAAGCGCCAAACTTTAGAGTTTTAGTCAGATCACCAGAAAAAAGAGTTGTTCTAGTTACAGGTGGATTTGATCCACTTCACTCAGGGCATCTTGCATACTTCAAAGCGGCTAAAGCATTAGGCGACACACTTGTTGTTGGTATCAATTCCGATTCTTGGTTGAAAAGAAAAAAAGGACGTTCGTTCTATACTTGGAATGAACGTTTTCAGTTGATTAAGAATTTAGAGATGGTAGATTACGTTATTGAATTTAATGATGACGAAAATAATTCTATCAATGCAATCAAACAATCAACTCAAACATTTCCTGGCGCAAAGATTATTTTTGCAAATGGTGGAGATAGAACAGCAGAAAACATTCCTGAAATGGGATTGCTTGATGATATACGATACAAAGACAATTTAGAATTTGTATTCTCTGTTGGTGGTGATAACAAAATGAATTCATCTTCATGGATTCTTGAAGAGTGGAAAGCACCCAAGACTACCAGAGCATGGGGTTACTATAGAGTACTGCATGAACAAGGTAAAGAAATCAAAGTTAAAGAATTAACTGTTGGTGCTAAAACTTGTTTGAGTATGCAACGGCATAAAGATCGTTCAGAACATTGGTTTGTTGCTGAAGGTACTGCTACAGTTTATACACTAAATGCTGGTACTGATATGGACTTAGTTGGGACTTACGATAAATTTGAAAGTCTACATATTAGTAGAGAGCAATGGCACAAACTCTGCAATGAAACAGATGAGCCGTTAAGAGTTATTGAAATTCAATATGGCGAAAATTGCATTGAAGAGGACATTGAAAGAAAATGATTTATATACCAGTAAGTGTTGGAGAGTTGATAGACAAGATCACCATTCTTAAAATCAAGTTAAATCAAATCAAAGATAAGAATAAATTAATCAATGTTCAACATGAACATGATGCATTGACTTCTATTTCTGAATATGTTACAATACAAAAAGATGTGCTAGAACACCAGCAAGAATTGATGGAAGTCAATTTGCGTTTATGGTTTCTTGAAGAAGACATTAGACACTATGAAAAGATTCAACAATTTACTGGCGACTTCATTGAGGTTGCTAGAAAGATATATAAAACAAACGATGAACGAAGCCGAATTAAAAAAGAAATAAATATTCTTTGTAATTCAGAATTGGTTGAAGAAAAATCACATGAGGAATAATATGAAAAAACTACTTGAACTTGGCGATCACTATGTAAGCGACTTTATCAAAGATGACGGCGAAATGGCTGGACGTAAAAAGTACAGTCTTGATTTGTATCTTGATGAAGAGTTAGGCGCACCACGATTGAAAGATGTTGCACCAGCATCTACAATGTGGGGTAAGTATTGGTATCGTAGTGCAATCAATACTAGCATGACACTTGAACTTCAAGGCATTGTTAAAGAAATCACATCTAGAGTTAAATTGAAAGATGATGACATTTGGCTTGACATTGCATGTAACGATGGCACTTTATTGAAAGCAGTACCAGACAATCTAAACAAAGTTGGTATTGATCCATGTGACGATTCTTTCTATGCAGAAAGCAGTAAAGTTGCTACTGTCGTACAAGATTACTTCAGCAAAGATGCATGGAAGAAAACAAAGTTTGCAGATAAAAAACCAAAAGTTATTACTTGCATTGCAATGTTTTATGACTTAGACAATCCACATCCATTTGTGCAAGACATGTATGACATTCTTGACGATGATGGCGTTGCTGTTCTTCAGATGAGTTACACACCTTTGATGGTCAATCAATTAGCGTTTGATAATATCTGCCACGAACACGTTTACTATTATGACTTGAAGAGTATCAGCAAGTTGTTTGCTCAACATGGATTCAATCTTGTTGATTGCAGTTTGAACGATACGAATGGTGGTAGCTTCAGAGTTTACTTCCAAAAAGATACAGCAAACGTTGCAAGTTTTGGAACTTCTCCTTTGCGTGATGTGTGCGACTATCGTGTAAACACTATTCTTGAGTATGAGAATAATGTGTTAGATATTTCAAGTCCTTTAGTTTGGGATGCATTCAAAGTTAGGCTTGATGATTTACGGACTGACGTTCTTACATTTATTGAAGAAGCAAAATCTTCAGGTAAGAGTGTTTATGGTTATGGCGCAAGCACTAAAGGCAATACTTTGCTACAGTACTTTGGTTTAGATGGTACTTACATTAATGCTATTGCAGAACGTAGCCCATACAAGTTTGGTTATAAAACAATTGGAACAAACATTCCAATTATTAGCGAAGAAGAAATGCGTAAAGCAAATCCAGACTTTGCTTTGGTTCTTCCATGGCACTTCATTAGCGAATTTCAAACAAGAGAAAAAGCATTTTTAGATGCGGGTGGTTCATTTATTGTTCCATGCCCAATCTTTGAAATTATTTCAAAATGAATTTCACCAAGATCGTTTTCTTCAATCAATGGAGAAACGGCGACTGTTTCATAAACAAAGAATATGTTCGTGATATCATTAGCCGTTTCCCTAATGTTGAATTCTTATATGCACACAACAATCATGCAAACATTGTTTCGGATTTAAATTGTAAGCATATAACACTTAACGAGATTCCTGCTATTGGCACGTTTGTGCCTTTAGCAGTTTCGCAGAATGATTCCAAAACATTATATATCAATACTTGGGTCGGTTGTTGGATTGGTAAACATTTAAAAGAAAAAGATCATGCTAATTTTCATTGTCTACATACGATGTGGAAAGAGATTTTCAATGCATTAGAAATTGAAATGAAAGGCGATTACTTCTTCTATCTACCAAAGATTGATTGGTATCGTTTTGATCTAAAAGAATGCGATTCATATCTAAGAACAATTGTTCCAAAGAATTTAATTCTTATTTGTAATGGTGTTCAGCAAAGCGAACAGAGTAGCATGGGTGATATGAAAAATATCATTGATTCGATATCATCTAGTTTTCCAGATTATGCATTTCTAATCACACATGATATTGGCGTTACTAAAAATAACGTAAACTGTACCGACAGTATTTTTGGTTCTCCAACAGGCAATCTAAATCAAATCGGATACATCAGTCAATTTGCTAAACTTATTGTTGGCAAGAATAGTGGTCCATTTACGTATGCACACACTAAAACAAACATGAACAATCCAGAACAAACCTTCATGTGCTTTAGCCATAAGATGCGTGATTGCTTGATGGGTGAAGGTGAGTATTTGACAAACTCATATTTTAGTGATACAATAGACGATCAAGTTGCAATTAAGATTATTAGTGATTTAATTCTGACACCAACATATTCTTCCAATAGAAAACCTACAAAACATATAACATGAAAAAAGTAATTTTAGTAACTGGTGCGACTAAAGAATGCGGTATCTATCAGTATGCAGATTCTGTATATGAAATTTTAAAAACATCTAAAAACTATGAGTTTGAATTTTTAGCTACCGATTCACATAGAGAATTTAATCAACAAGTGGCTGATATAGATCCATATGCTATTATATACAATCATCATCCATCTACATTGAATTGGCTAAACAATGGTATCACTAGACCGATTGCAAATTCAACAAAGACTAAACAATTAGCGATTGTTGGGCATGAACACGTTAATAAATTTACTGGAATTAATTCTTACATTTTTACCGACCCTAGAAAAGAAACATCGGGAGATGAATACGCTGGCGTTCCTCCAATCTCATACTACGATAACATTCAATATTCAAAACCCAATGATGTATTGAAGATTGGCACAAGTGGCATCAGTAATGTAACAAAGAATCTAGAACAAATCATCGGATTAATAAACGAACAATTTAGCGAAGATGTTATTTTAAATCTTCACTTAGCAAATGGTGCTTATGTTGATCCATCTGGTGGGCTTTCAAATTCATTAGAACGTGCATGTAGAAAACTTGCTAAGAGTAATGTTCAAATCAATGTGACTCAAGAATTCTTCAATAAAAAAGATTTGATTACGTGGTTAAATCAAAACGACATTAATCTGTATTGGTATAAGACACCAAATGTTCCTGGCGTGAGTGGATCAGTAGATCGTGCGTTAGCATCAAAGAAACCTTTTGGCGTTAATGATTCTACATTCTTATCACATACTAGAAGAGATTTCAACGATTTGACAAAAACTTCAATCAAAGATATTGTTGCTGGTGGAATTGAACCATTTCAAGAATTCTATGATGCTTGGAATCCAAATAAATTATTGACATTGTACGAAGGATTATTAGACAAATGAAAACTGCATTAGTACTAGGCGCTGGTGGCTTCATTGGCGGTCACATGGTTAAGCGTTTAAAATCAGAAGGCTATTGGGTTCGTGGCGTAGATAAAAAACTACATGAACATGAATATAGTCACGCAGATGATTTTCAACTTGCAGATTTAACTTCACAATCTGAAGTAAAAAATGTTATTGACCAACAATTTGATGAAGTATATCAATTGGCTGCCGACATGGGTGGTGCAGGTTATATCAATACAAATTTATATGATGCAGATGTAATGCACAATAGCGCAACAATTAATTTGAATGTTCTCCATAGATGTAAAGAGATGAACATCAAAAAAGTATTCTTCAGCAGTAGCGCATGTGTATACAATGAAGAACTACAATCATCAAATGTAAATCCTGATTGCAGAGAATCAAGTGCATATCCAGCACATCCCGATTCTGAATATGGATGGGAAAAGTTATTCTCTGAAAGATTGTTTCATGCATACAATCGTCAACATGGTATGCAAAACAAAGTTGCTAGATTTCACAATATCTTTGGACCATATGGTACATGGGACGGAGGTAAAGAGAAGTTTCCAGCCGCAGTTTGCAGAAAGATTGCAAAAGCGAATGATGGTGATGAAATTGAAATTTGGGGTGATGGCGAACAGACTAGAAGTTTTCTATACATTGATGATTGTATTGAAGGCGTTAGACACTTGATGAATAGTGAAACGTTTCATGGTCCAGTTAACATCGGTGCAGATCAAATGATTAGTATCAACGACACAGTTGATCTTGTTGCACAGATTGCAGGCAAAACAATCCGCAAGAAACACATTGATGGTCCAACAGGTGTACGTGGGCGTAACAGTAACAATGAGTTGATAGAAGAAAAATTAAATTGGCGCCCAAGTCAAAATCTGAAAGAAGGACTGAAAGAAACCTATCGGTGGATTAATTTTCAAGTTGAAAATGGAAAACAATAAAATGAAACGTACTATATTATTTGTCACACAGACTTTAGGATTTAAAGCCGCTTGTGGTATAGGATTGATGGGTGACGTTACAGGTAAAGTATTACTTGAACATCCAGAATTTAATTTCAAGATGATTTACGCAGACAATATGAATACAGTAGAAGACGCAATTCTATCTTTAAGTCCTGAAGCAATCGTTTATAACTATGCACCAGGAACAACTCCATGGATGGATCATCCACATTTGAGAAATGTATTTCCACACATTAAACACCTACGAATCATGCACGACATGAGCCAATCAATTGCAGATTCATATTCGCCTAGATCCAATCATGGTTGGGAATACATTATTGCAGATGATCCTAGCGTGAAAGAGACACAGCATGTGTTCACAACAAATCGTTTGCTTCCAGGAAAACCAACAGTATCATATGTTGAGCCTGAGAAACCAATCATCGGATTTCAAGGGTTTGGTCCACCACACAAAGGCATTGCTAGACTAGCGCACAAAGTACAAGAAGAATTCGATGAAGCAACATTGAGACTTCACATTCCTTTTGGATTCTATGAAGACCAGATTCATGGGCGTAAAGGAAGTAATGCACTTGCAAGAGCCGAAGAAGTTAAACGCATTATTACAAAACCAGGAATTGATGTTATCATCACACATGATCTATTAGATACTCAACAGATTATTAACTTGTTAGCGCAAAATACAATTAACTGTTATTTTTATGATTATCTAGATGGATGTGGACTCGCAAGTAGTCCAGATTATGCATTGGCGTCAGGGCGCCCTATTGCAGTAACACGTAGTCATCAGATGCGAAATTATTGGGACTTAGAACCTAGCGTTTTAATTGAAAATAGTAGCATCAGGCAAATCATTGCAAATGGTACTGCACCCCTAGAACCTCTGTATAAAGCATACAGCAAGGAAAGCGTTTGGCAAGATTATTCAAGAATTCTTAATAGATTGCTAAATAACTAACCCACTAAACAATTATGTGGGTATTTTACACAACTCATTACACACACAGGAGGAAATATGAGTAAAACACCGTTTGAAATTCGCCTTGAGATTCTCGATATGGCGAAAGGCATCGTAATGGAAGACTATTACGCAAAGCAAAATTGGACTAGAGAGAAGTGGGAGTTTGAATCAAGTGCCGCAAGAGACACGGGCAGTACGATACCAAACAGACCAGAGAATCCTCAGTTCCCAACTTCAGAAGACATACTGAAGAAAGCAAAAGAATTAAAAGCGTTTATTGACAACGCATAATTAGTTTGCAGGAGGGGTACAATGTATCCCTCCATTCAAAAAAGAAAGGAAAAATATGAGAGCATTACTAGCAGTAATATTTTTAGTACTATCATCAATCACACCTCTGTCACATGCATCATCAGCATTACCAACACTCAGAGAATTATCAGAAGCATCAACTGCACCAAAAGATTCAAGTAAATCAGACTTGTATTGGATGGCAATGAACATTTATCACGAAGCAGGCAATCAACCACTCATCGGCAAAATTGCAGTAGGCGTAGTGACATTAAACAGACTAAAGGATAAACGTTATCCAAAAAACATTCGTGATGTTGTCACGGAATCACAACAGTTTTCTTGGTACAATAGTAAACAAGCAAGCACACCACCAGCTAACAATAGTCGTTGGAAAGAATCATATGAAGTTGCCAAATTATTATTGACAAAATCAATAGGTAGTGATATAATTAAACTCTTAGAAGGTGCTACACACTTTCATGCAATTGATGTTAAACCAGCATGGATTAACAAAGTGCATAGGATTGCTCAAATTGAGGGGCATATTTTTTATAGATTGTAATTAAAGGAAATTTTGAAATGAATATTATGAAGACTGAAATTAAGATGAGAACGTATCAGCGTAAGAATGGATATCCATCACACTACTATGCGTCTGAAAGCGAAATGACTAATTTGAATTTTCGTTCGGCAAAACCAGCAAAGGTGCAAACTAAATTTGGCTACTACAAAAACGGCAGAATTACATCAGTACGATTCTATGAATCTTAATATTTTGACTCAGAAAGAATTTGAATCTGAAATTAAGAAGATTCAATTTGATAAGCATCCAATCACAATGATTGATGCTATTCTTGAATACTGCACTATTAAAAACATTGAAGTTGAGACTGCGGCATCTTTAGTTACACCTCGCATGAAGTCTTCCATTGAAGGCGAAGCAATGAAGTTGAAGATGATTGCACCGAAAGCTAGATTACCTCTTGAGGTTGAAGACTGATGAAAATGGATGCTATAGACGCATACAAGGTTTACTTAGGAGTTAAAAATCATTTTACGTTAGACAGCTACGATTGGTTCAAGTATAATAAGAAAGTCAATGTCACTTACGATTCTTTTTTGAAACGTAAAGACAAAATCTTTTTTGCTAAACTTGGCAATCGTAAAGATGCTTACTTAGAAGAGTTTTTAGTTTCTAATTTTATGCACGACACAAAAATGTGGGTCGGTGAACTTCTGTCTGAAGAGTGTGAAGAACGCTACAAAGAATGGAAACGTAGACAAGAATCGTTGACGTATGTATTTAAGAATGAGATGGATTTTATCTCTGGTTGGACAGCAACCGAACTGAATGAATTTTTTAATGCTAAAGGTGGAGATCATCCACCAATCATAAAGAAATACTTAAGAAAAGAAATCAGTCTGGAGACACTTGCGATACTTAATTCGCTATTGCAATTTGTCAAAAGGTATGATATAATGATACATGATCCAATCTACAAAGAGGTAAGCAAGTTATGCAAAAAGTACCAGCCCTTTTTAAATTACGATACGGCACGGATGAAAAAGTCACTAAGAGAGTTAGTAGTGACGTAGTGGCAATAATGCGTAAACCATCAAAGGTTTGCCGTCTATTGACACAAAAAGAGAATTGTGATAGACTATATACTATAGTAGATTATGATAAAAGTGGACAAGCAAAACATACATTTAATACTTAACATACAAGGAAATACTAATATGGCATCAACATCATTTGCAGATTTGAAAAAGTCACGCACCAAAGATTTGGAAAAACTCACAGACGCAGTTTCCAAACTCACAAATAAAGAAGAAGGTAAGAAGTCTTATGAAGACCTCCGATTCTGGAAACCCACAGTAGACAAAGCAGGTAACGGTTTCGCAACGATCCGTTTTCTTCCCGCACCAGCAGGCGAAGATGTACCTTGGGTTCAAGTTTTCAATCATTCATTCCAAGGTCCTGGTGGATGGTACATTGAAAATTCGTTGACTACACTCAACAAGAAAGACCCTGTGTCTGAACACAATAGCATCCTTTGGAACTCTGGTTCTGATGCTAACAAAGATATTGCACGTAAGCAAAAGCGTAAGTTGCAGTATATCGCAAACGTTTATATTGTTAAGGATCCTGCGAATCCTGACAATGATGGAACAGTTAAATTGTTCAAATTCGGTAAGAAGATTTTTGACAAGTTGAATGACTTGATGAATCCTGAGTTTGAAGATGAAACTCCTGTCAACCCATTTGACCTTTGGGAAGGTGCGAACTTCAAGTTGAAGATTCGTAAAGTTGAAGGTTATCAGAACTATGATAAGTCTGAGTTTGAATCACCAGCACCTTTGTCTGGCGATGAAGATGATCTAGAACGTATCTGGAAGCAAGAGTTTAGCTTGTCTGAATTCTTGAGCGAAAAGAACTTCAAGTCTTATGATGAATTGAAAGCACGTTTGAACAAAGTGCTTGGGCTTGAAGATGGTTCTGCTGGAGATAATTATTACTCCACTAAACCTAACGTACCAGTTACAGCTAAACCTGAGGCAGTAACTAAGCCAAAGACTACAGTTGCAGATTCAGTTAGTGATGATGAAGACTTGAGTTATTTTGAGAAGTTGGCTGAAGATTAATATTTCGTAATCTCCTTTGTGACTTTGGGGAAGCAGTAAAATGCTTCCCCTTTTTTTATGCAGGCAATCCAGTATTCAAACTAGCATCTCTAATAGCATTTTTAGATTTGCTTAATAGGTTTGCATAATATGTGTTAACAGACTGATTGTTTGTCTGGCGGTTATCAGCAACAGTATTAACCGTTACGGGTGTGCTTGATGATCCAGTCGCATTGCCACCAGTAATAATAGTTGCAGAATTGGATGGTGTTGCGCTGATAATATCTGCTATATCAATGCCATTACTATTAGTATCGTAAATTAGTTTTCCATTTTTATCATACATCAATGCAGTAGTATCATAAACTTTCCGTTTAACCTGAGATACATTTCCATACTCATCAGTAACGTCTACCATCTTTTCAGTAAATGGTGCCTCAACATATTTACCTTCTTTCATGCTATAAATCATCGGATCAGTTCCTGCAGTATACTCATCTCCAGAAGTGGCCTCCTGACGTTTATTAGCTAAACCAGCCGCAATGATTGCATCTTGTGCAACAGTAGCACCAAACACACCTTGCTCTTTTGTAACATCAATTTTATTTGCGCCAGTACTTAACTCTTTAATTAAACCTTTTGATATAGTACCATAAGTTTTAGAGTTTAATAATTTAGATGCTTTATCAACAGCATCTGATTTAGCCGCATATGCGGCCTTGAATGCATCCGCAACGTGTTTAACAATTTGTGATGCCGCCGCACCCGCTGAGAAATCTTTTCCTGGTGCACCCAAGTTCAAATCATTTCCAGCAGAAGATGGTGCGCCCGTTATCAAACTAATCGTCACACTATTTTTGTCAATCGAACACATAACAAAATCAAATGGAGATTGTTCTTTTGTTTGAACTTCTGCTTCTTTAGTTGCATTGAATGCTACTCTAATTAGAGAATCTGCGAATTCTACCCAACCTTGTGGCGTTGCTTCTCTTGGCGCTTGCAAATCTGCAATACCAGCGATGTTATTATTTCCTTTAACACGAATGATACGCCAGATTTGAGGATTTGGTTGTGGGGGCGAACTTCCTCCACCAAATAAACTTCCAACAATACTTCCAATAAAACCTCCAACAGGTCCGCCAATTGCATATCCAATATAAGTAAAGGCCGCAGTTACAGCCGCACCTTTAATATCGCCTTGTGCTAATTTTATGATGGAGGCCGTATATGGTAATGCATCCATAAAATCAAATCCTGGAAGAAAAGAAGTAGATGATGCGGCGCCTGCGGCTCCAGCACTTCCAGCACTTCCAGCCGCATTAGCTGTCATTTGCTGACCTAATTGCAAGTCGGCCATTGTTGCGGCATCATAACCACCAGCCCATGATGGTGCATATGTTCCATAAGCATTACTAAGTGTATTTCCTGCACTAGAGAATGCGCCAGTAACACTTTGTCCTGCGCTAGTACCAGCAAACATATCAAATGCTTTACCACCAAGGAATGATAATCCTTTGCTAACTGCAAAAGATGCAAGCATAGCCATGTATGGATTTTTAATACCCATAGCTTGAACAGCTTTTTGAGTGATAGCAGACTTACCTAAGTCAATAGCCATGTTACCAACTTCAGCAAGAGGACCGCCTCCACTAAAGAATCCTCCGCCTCCACCCGCACCTCCACCACCAATAGTTGTTCCACTACCAGTTGTTGCTCTAGATGCAAGAAGTCTATTAGTTAAAATCTGCTGTTCATATTGTGCTTCACTAACCATTTTCTGTGCAATGGCTCTTTCTGTACTACCACCTTCAGCATCTAAGAATCTTTGTTGTGCATCTTTTTCAGCTTGTTTTGCTACATTAAGTTGGTCTGCTGTATCTTTTGTTAATTGTGGTACGTTATCTTTAAGAACAACCATGCCATCTTTATTCAATTGCATATATGGATTATTCTGTGCGGCCGCTTGCAATGTTCCTGCTGAAGGCATTCCTGTAGGTGAACTGCCATATTGTCCATTGTATCCACCAAACGCACCCATGGTTCTCATTCGTGGATCCATGTTAGGCATATTAAGTGGACTAGTTCCTAACGCATTATCAACAGGTCCCATTGCGGTTGAACCCAATACATTCGCCATGTAACTGATACCTTCTTGTGGCGATGCAAAACCATATTTTGCAAATATAGTTTCAGGTCCAAGTGCAACTTGTCCTCCACTCACACCATAGATAATTTGTTCTAATGCAGTTACTTTACCTTGTTGTGTTCCTTTAGCAAGATTACCTAAAATCTGTCCACCAAGAATATTTGCTTGGTCGGAATTCATTCCCATTGAACCAAAGATACCTTGTGCTACAGACCTAGCACCAACTTCCATATAGCCTGTTGCGGCTTTACTGAAGATTTGTCCGAATGCAGGACCATATTGTTTACCAAATATTGATGTACCAAGTTTAGTAAGTTGTGGCGTCAGACCCAACATCTTGTTGAGTTGTTCACCTCTATACATTTGTCCAGATGCTGTTTTCTGACTTACGTTTTTATATCCACCTGGATACAATGCACTCATCAAAGTGCCAGAGATTGTTTTTGTTAATTGTCTTTGTAAACTATCAGTAAATTGTTTATTTACTCTAGCTAATATATCCTCAGATGTTTTAAATTTACCTTTAGACATACTGATTCTATTGTCTTTAACTGCTTTTGCAGTAACACCAGTATTCTCTTTGATAGATTTTAATTTTTCAATGACTTCTTTTTTATTGTTTTCAACGTCACGTTTATTTGCATATGATTCTGCAACACTTGCATCACCCATTTCAATTAATGGTGTTGTTGGTATTGGTATCGCTACACGTTTTGCAGAAAGTTTTGATATAGCATCCGTTGCAACAGGATTATCTCCAGCAACTTTAGTTGCAATTGCGGTTGCTTCTTCTTCAGTCTTACCTTCTTTTAATGCTTTGTAATATGCTGTAACTGCATTTTCTGCTAATTTTTTATTTGCTTGTGCGGCAAAACCAGGAACACCTTGAGCCTTTCTAGGATCAAAATTTCCACGTTTAGCATCACCTTGAGGCGCACCACCTGGTGCTGTGGCTGGAGCGCCAGGCGCAGTTTCTTTGTTACCTTCTCCGAATTTAATAAAGGTTCTAGGATCAACTGGGCTACCGCCACGCTTTAATGAGAAGTGTAAGTGTGGTCCTGTTGAGTGGCCAGTACTACCAACAAAACCAATAACGTCTCCAATCTTTACATTCTGCCCAACTTTTTGAGTCAAACCCGCAGATAGATGACAATACGCTGAAGTCATTCCATTGCGGTGGTCTACTATTGCAAATATTCCAGCAGTTTTATTTTCACTTACTAGAACAAGAATACCATCGGCAGCGGCTACAACATAATTACCCATACCGACTGCTAAATCGATACCATCATGTTCTCTGCCTCCTCTTAATGCACTTTTTTCTTTAAACTCACTACTAACTCTATATGGTACTGTGAGAGGAACCCTCCATAAAAGTCCTGAAGTTTTATTTGCACCTGTTTGTGCAGTTAATGATTTTGGTGAACGTGCATCACCTTTTTTATCTTCGCCTGATGTATCTGGACCAGCACCTGTAGCGTTGCCCATTGCATCATATTGCATTGGTTCATTGGGTTTACTTGCACCCTTTTTTCCAGACCCCATCATACCAGTGGCCGCCTCAGCAACGTCTGCGGCTAGTAAAGCCCAACCCACATAAGGTATAAATCTAGAACCAACTTTACCTGCAATTCTTGCACCAACCCCAAGTGCGCCTGCAATTTTACCTAATTTTCCTCCACCACCAAATAACAATGCCGCAGATAATACTAACTCTGCGATGAATGCGGCTAGTCTTTTTCTAAGTCCTAGCAATGCACCCATAACAACTGTGCCTAACATTCCACCTAAAGCATTTCCAAGTATGTTACTTAATAATCCACCACCGGCTGCGGCACCTGCTTCGCCAGCTTTACCTCCGCCTCCACCCATGCCTGAATTTTTAATTGCATCGATGAGTGCTTGATTCTGTTGTGCTTGTTCTCTAGCCTTCTCTTCTTCAAACATCATTTTGTATTGTTCAGCTTTAGCTGATGCTCTTGCAACATTAGCCGCAGTAGCAGTATTAGCATTAATCTGTGCTAACTGTTGAACCATTTGTGCAAATGGATTACCACCTACTGGTGATGAAGATGCTGGAGTAGTATTTGTAGACCCCTGTGCAAGAGCCGCTTTAGCTTGTCCAATGCTATTTGCATTTTTGCGTAGCGCAGAGAATGCGCCGTAGCCGGCAACAAGTCCTGGCATCTCAGAGAGTGCGGCTCCCTTGAGTCCATAACCAAAGCCTTTAACTATACCGCCAGCAGACTGTTTAAGTGCGCTACCTAGTGCGGATCCGTAATTGCCTATTGTTGCCATATGCTAATTACCCTCTATCAAACACAGAGTCTGGATTTGGGTCTGCGAATTTTGCGGCTTTTCCGGTTGCGGGTTTTGAGATTGAATTTGTTCCCCAACTTGATGAGGGTGCAGTCGTTGATGCTCCAAAGCCTGAACTGCTATCAAAGCCTCCTGCTGACGGCGAGCCATATGTTGTTGTAACGCTTTGACCCACGGGTTGCATTCCGCCATTGTTTGCTCCTGCTAGTTTTTCTTGTGTACGCCCAAAAGCCGCAAGACCCAATACAGCACCCATTGCTATGTGATATAGTCCAGCACCTTGCAACGTAAGTGGTTGCCATTGACTAGTTACTTGGCCATGACTAATACTCTGTAATAAACTCCATAAGATAGGGAATAACACAAAGTCTGCTGTACATGTAGCCATATAGACCCAACCCATCATTGGGCGCCATTTGCTGTTCATCCAGTCTTCTTTTTTCTTCTCACTATCAGTTAATTTGTTATATTCTTTTTCTGTAGTCATTGCCATCAACCCCTTCTTTGCGCTTGATTTTGTTGCTGTATTCTGTCATTTTCTTCTTCGATATGTTGACTTAATAGCATTATGTAAATATCACGCTCAAAAGGAATCATGTCTTCCAAATCACCTAAACTGTATTTATGATGTTGCATTAATGCAAAATTAGTCTTATAATAGTTTGCTAAACTATCATGCCCCATCACAATGCGAAAAAATTTCCCATTCCCTCCAATGTAACTTCATCGTCACAACCGCAACCAGTACACTTCCAATTAATAGTGTGCTTCAGCTTTGGCATGGTTTCAAAGAAATTCATTACATTTTTAAACTGTTCTTGTGAAAGACTATCTACAAATTCTTCTAATTCTTTTCCTGTAGAGTCTTCTTTCTTATATACTTCATCTTTATCGTAAATGTAATCAATACATGCAATTAGCATTTTGACTGCAACATCTAATTGACTCATATTGTCGGTATTCATCTCAGTAAAGTCTGCCGTTGGATATTTTAACTTAATACCTAAACCTGTATCTTCGTCAATTGTAATCTTGTCTGTATGAGTGATAGTTTTTTGAACTTCAACTTCCATGATGTTAAACGGGAACTTAGTTACATGCTGACACTCTTCTTCTTTAGTGTTTAATCCTGTAGGATGACGCAATTGCAAATCTACTGTTTCACCAATAGATTTACCACGTAGTCTCATAAAGAAATATTCTAAGTCAAATGTCGGCAACTTATCTACGTCAACTTCACTAACAGCGCAATTATTAATAATTTGCTTTACTGCTGTCATAATTGATTTTGCTTCTCCACTCTCTAGTGCAAGCAAAAGAATCTTCTGCTCTTTCATTAAGAATGGGCGATATCGTATTGCTTGACCGGTTGATGATAAAGTCAATTCAAAGATAGGTGTGTTAATTTTAGGCAAAGCCATGATATACCTCCAAAGGTGTAATGATTAAAATTTGTTGAGTTTAAATTTGTGATAGCGATAGAATAATGTAACGCCAAAACGCTGATACGAATTTACTTCTTCCCATGTCGCATTCATAGGTGATATTACTGTAGGATAAACATCATTTAGTTGATATGAAATAAGCACTTTGCCAGCTTCATCTAATTGTTGAACTTCTAGCGTAACGCCTCTAGCATAGTCCTGAAAGTAAGAAACTAAACCTCCTACTGATGCACCATTTGCTTCTCCGGCTGGTCCAACAATAGAATCAATCCAAGATTCAAAGAATACACGCTCTTTCATATCTGCTGAACATATAATTGAAATTTGAATATCATTGTATGTAACATCGTATGGAAGTTTTAATGCAGGACCACCACCGCCAGTATCATCTGACGTAGCGATAGAACGACCAGGTAATTCAGCTTTCTCGCATCTAAAAACAAAATCGTCAATATCTGAAACTCCATACTGAGCCATTGTTGCGGCTAGAACTTCATTATCATCCCATCCACGCAATATAGCACGAAATAAATTAGGACGAACTGGTTTACCTATAGCATCTTTAAACGTGGATATACTAAATGGATTTTCTATTTGCCCAGTAATTGTAACTGTTTCTAACCGTGCTGTTGTTGCCATTTTATGTTCTTCCTATTTGTTTGCGTGACTCTTCCCAAACACGCCCTGTGTCTGCTTTTCTGAAAGACTCTGTTGGTAGAAAAATAGCAATGTCCCATTCGTTTACTTGCACTTCTAAGAATTGAGAACGAACATGACTTCTTAGGTATTTTTTTAGCATTGGTTTGAAGTATCTGTACTTAGATGCAGACTGTAGAATAGAATATGAAATTCTAACTTTTGTCGTATCGTCATACTTTTTATTTGTCAATGTAGAATATAATGCATTCATTAATTTAGCACGTAGCACTGGAGGCAAGTAATGAAAGTTGATCCCTAAGAATCCATCAGAGTCTATTCTCACGGGAAAGATTAATGGAAACGTATCGTAATACGGCAAATCTTTTTTTGTTTTTGGATCGTACTTAAATGCATACATATATCCAAATTCCATTGACGAAACTTTTCTTGCCTCATCGGTTCTTTTCTCAAAGACTCCAGGACTTATGTTCGACATTAATTTGCCAGCCGCAGACCTATACCAATCCCTTGCCGCAACTGTTCTTGCAGGAATGATGCCTTGTCTAGCGCCTTGAATGAGTATGTTATCAAATATCATCTTCTATTTATCTCAAATCTTTATCGGTTATGATTTTAAATTCCCAATTTCTTTCAATTGAGTACTTTGTTGCGGCTTCCCATTTTGCTTGATTGACGCCCCATGTCATTACTTCATTGATGAATCGTCTGGTTGGTTTACCTGCTGGTGTGTTTTTTCTAACAGGAGGGCGTGTTTGTATGTCTGGCTTGACTTCAATTAGCACAGATTTTATCTCTCCGTTCTTGTCTCTATACTTCATCCAGAAGTCAACAAAGTATCTATGATATCTATTGTCAACAGGAGACACATAAGGAACAACGATTTCTTCAGAAGACCACTCAAGTATGGAAGGAGTTTCATCACAATAGACCATGAATCTTCTTTCCAACAAACTTCGATACACAATATTTGTTGGATTCCCTTTGTACTTTTGATAGTTTTTAGGCTTAAATTTACCTTTGTATGACATAAATAGAATGATGAATTAATATAAGGGAAAGCCAAAATGGCAACAAGACAACCATTTACAGTAACAACTTCTGGATTTCAATATCCATCTGGACCAGAAACTGAATTGATATTTGGTAGCGACTTTGCTCACTCAGAATTTGTTATTCCAATGGCTAGATTTAAATTCTATGATGCAACGGGTGCAGATTCTGATGCGCCATCTATTTATATACGACTCGGAGGCACGTTTAGCACACAGTTAAGCAACAGCTATCAAGAAGCTACAGGTATATTTGGTTCTATTACTCCGGGACAAACTAGTAATGCTACTTTAAAAGACATGACAGATTTGTTAGGTAAAGTCAAAGGTAGTGGTTTAGAAGCTATTCAAAAAGGATTAATGAATGCGCTTGGCGCTGGCGTTGGATATATTGCGAGTGCAGGACAATCAGGAAAATCTCAAGCAGAATTTTTGACAAGAAAATTATTTAACAGTTTTCAGCAATTGATTTATCAAGGACCTAGATTCAGATCATTTCAATTGCCGTTTAATATGAAGCCTACAAGTTACGAAGAAGCCAAAACGATGCGTGATATTATTCACACATTTCGTGTAGCATCTTCACCTAGAGGAAATTTAAACGATTCATTAACAGGATTTAATGAAAATGCTTTAGCCGAGTCTGGAATATCTCAAGAACGAATGGATGAAATTAATAAGTTGCCAGATGAAGAAAAAAAATTAGCACTAACTGAGGTAGGTTTAGATGCATTCAATGAAAATGAAGGCACAGCAATTACCGAAGCATCTAAGGCTCCTTTAACATTTGGATATCCAGACATGTGCGAATTAGAATTAATTCTTTATAAAAAGAATGGTACAAACAGCGAAATTGTTTCATTGTTTATTTCTGATTTTTGTATGATTGAAAATGTTGGTTTAGATTATGGAGCACAAAACAAAATGGTGTTTCTTTCAAATCCTACGTCTTCCGCAGCCGGCGAATATTTTGCATCTGAGGTTAACATGACGATTGCATTGAGAGAGAGCGTATTGATTACAGCAGATTACGCAACAGCAGAACACAATACATCAGGTAGAACAATTTTCTAATTATGTCAATATACACATTCTATCCAAAGATAACTTATAAAGTTGATGCCTACGATTCGCTTACGGCAATTGATATCACATCATCTTTAAAAGTCAAAGACTATTTAAAAAACTACAGAGGAATACTATATTCACCATATCAAGTGCAAGATGGCGAGCGTCCAGATTACGTATCATATAAACTCTATGGTAGTACAGACTACGATTGGATTATCATGCTTGCTAATGATATTCATAGTTTGTATGATGATTGGCCAAGAAATTCTGTAGACTTAGAATCATACATCATTGAAAAGTATGGTAGTCTTACGTCAGCTATGTCTACTGTAAAATATTATTACGATGCAAGCGGAGACATTATTGACCAAACAACTTATAATAGTCTTGCATTAACTGCTAGAACATCCGAGACAGAATATGAATATGAGTTGCGAGTTAACTCTAACAAATCAAAAATAAGAGTTATTAGAAAAAGTTTAATTAGTGCAATTACTTCTGATTTGAATTCTATTACTAAGAAACCTGTTACCTAATGGCTACCACCAATAATAATTTTTCTGCGTTTACTAAATTTTCGCCTGACATAGGGCAGACTTCAGATATAAAAGTATCGCAAGATCCGTCAATTGTTCCCGGTTTTGGATCAGACGTTGACGTTAAAGAAGTTTTTTTGCTCACACAATACGGTGAGAGGGTAGACTTGATGGGCGCATTTAGAGATATTGAAATTATTGAAGATATGTTTTCTGCATGTATTGAAGGTGTAATTACCATTGACGATTCTGGTGGTGGTTTAGAGAAATTTGCATTGCGTGGTGGAGAATTAATTGGATTAAAAATTGCAAAGCCAGGAAATGGTGAGGTCATCATTTGGCGACAAGATTTAGTTGTGCATAAGATTAGCGAAAGCACAGTAGATCAAACAACTTTGCATAGCGTATATCAGTTGCAATTTACGTCAAGAACTTACATCAATTCTACTAAAAAGTGTTTGTTTAAAAGTTACAAAAACATGTCTATTGGACATGCAGTAACATCTATGTTTTCTGAAATGGGTGGTGCAAATGATTTGATTTTAGAAGACCCTAATATTACATTAGAGAAACCATTTATCTCTACAGGACTTATGCCACATAAAGCGATTGAAGCAATGACTCATCGTGCATGTGCAAAAGGCGACTTCTATGTGTTCTTTGAAAGATTTAATCCCGTATTTGCAACAAATTCTATAACAGATGAACCATTTACGTCATCATATTATTTTGGCAGTCTGAATAAACTAATCAGAGATTCGGCACAGTATGGCATACATAATATTAAATTTGCACAAAAAACTGTAGCAAATAAAGAAGACACAACAATAAGAACTTTAAAGTTTGAAAGAAGAGAAAATTTTAATCATTTGAATGCAATGCTATTGGGGCTGTATAATACAACAATCACATCAATTGACGCAATATCAAGAACTCATGCGATGAGAAAATTGTCATATGCAAACGGGCAGAATGAATCAACTGATTTCTATTCATTTAAAACGATTGACGATTCAAACATATTTTCAAGATATGACGATATTGCTGGACAAACTCCAGGAAGAAAGTTGATTACCTCTTCACTAAATGATTCTGTAAATAGAGATGAGTGGTTATCAAATAACATCTATGGACATTTGACTAAGAACTTATTTCAAATTGGCATAGAGATTGAAGGTGGTAAGAATAACATTGGTGTTGGGCATATTGTGAACTTCATTGTTCCTAGTGCATTTGAAAAATTAGCAGACCCAACAAACCCAAGTATACCCAACGATAAAATTTATTCGGGTAAATATTTTGTTATGTCGGTTCATCACAAAATTGGACTGGGTTCGTATTCAAAGTCTTTAGAGTTAGGTAGAGCAACTATTCCGTATGACTTCAATACTGGTGTTGCAACACCAACAGCAGATTCTAGATTACCAAATAGACGTTATCAAGACAGCACAGATTCAACAACAATAGTGAACAGATATTGGAGAAAAGGTTTAGTACCATGAAACTTAAATTTTCAGAGTATGTAGATTTAAAAGACTACAAAGCAAGTCAACTTGTAGAGAAACAAATTCTTTATAACAATGGCGCAAAGTATGGGCAGATTGTGTTTCTTGCTGGTGGTGCGGGTTCTGGTAAAGGTTTTGCCGTTCAGCATTTTATGCAAGGGTCTGATTTTAAAATACGTGACGTAGACGAATTGAAGATTGCATTTCAAAAGCTAGATGCACTTGGTAAATTCACGACACAAGACTTGCTTGACAAATATGGCGACAAGATTTCCGATAAAGATAAAGACCTTATCAAAAAAGAATTGATAGACAAGAATTTAAAGATGGGTCAGTTGGACTTAAAAACTCCAACGCATGTTTACATCTTACATATTCTTATTCGTGCAACTGACGTAAAAAACAAGACATTAGACTTAATGCTTGCTGGCGCTGAAAAGGGTCAATTGCCAAATCTTATTTTTGACAGCACATTCAAAGAAGTTTCAGACATGACAGATGTTTTGCCAAAACTGTTTGATGCTGGATATGAACCAAAAAACATTCACGTTTCATGGGTTCTGACTAATTATCAGATTGCAATAATGAATAACAAAAAAAGAGCAAGAGTTGTGCCAGAAGATATTTTACTTGCTACTCATGCGGGTGCCGCACAGACTGTATATAACTTAGTGACAACAGCTATGCCACCATCGGTTCAAGGCGGTGTTTACGTCATTCTAAATAATCCAGCGAATACAATTTTCATTGTCGATCCAAAAACAAATAAACCATATAAAGACAAAAACGGTAATCCTGTTATCAAAGACTTTAAATACTTAACTCTTAAAGAACCAGGAAAACCTGCAAAGACAGAACTTGATGTAAAAAAACAATTACTGACTTGGATTAAAGACAATGTTCCTCCAGGCGCAGTAGATACATCAGAATTAGACAAGCTATGAAAAAATTTAAAGAATTTATACAAGGCACCACACTTTCACAAGAAGAGTGGGAAGAAGAAGTTTACGGTCCAGAATTAATTGAGACACTTAAACAAGTAGACGGAAAGTGGGCGTTAGTCTCTAAAAAAACAGGTAAGCCATTGCGTTACTACAAAGGCGAGGGTAAACCTTCGGATGAATGGGTTGCAGATCAAGAGAGACAAATTCAGTATTTTAAGCATATGGGATAATTGATGAGAAATTTTATTGGGCAGGATGGATTTGTTTGGTGGATTGGAGTTGTTGAAGATATCAACGATCCATTGACGCTTGGCAGATGCAAAGTAAGATGCTTTGGATATCATCCTGCAAAGGCAACTAGTTTAGTTCCGACTGAAGACTTGCCTTGGGCGTTATCTATTCACCCTCTAAACACACCAAATCTTTACGCAAGTCCTAAAGTTGGTGAATGGGTATTTGGTTTCTTTTTAGATTCTATGTCTGCACAAGAGCCTGCAATTTTAGGTTATCTTCCTGCAATTCCGCAAAATGCTTCAGAGTATTTTGGCACATCACCCAATTTAACTAGAAACTTTGCTAGGGTTACTACTTCAAAAAATTCTGCAAATACAGTTTGTTGGGAGATTGGAAACAACATCATTGAAGTTGTCACGCAATCTTCAGGTGAAGCGAATGGGCACATATTAATTCAACACAAAACTGGCGCAAAAGTCAATATAGATTCTGATGGAAAAATTTCAATCTATACACCAACCAATGATATTTCAATTGAAGCGTCAAATGGCGATATCAATTTAAACGCAAAGAACATCAATTTAACAGCGACAGAATCAATAACGACTACATCAACTTTAGCAACAAGTATTATTGCTGGAGGGCTTGCTTCTATTACTGCTGGTGGCGCATTTACTGCAACTGCTGGACTATACGCAAGTGTACGTGCGCTTCTTGGCACATTGAATCTCCAATCATCAGCAACAACAACAATTACTGCACCTTCAGTTAGTGTGACTGGAATATTAGAAGTTGCTGGACCAATAACAGGTGCGGTTTCTGTAACTGCACCGATTGTAACTACAGGAACTACAAGTCTTGGAACTCACGTTCATGGTGGAGTACAAAATGGTGGTGGTGTTACTTCTACAGGTATAGGTTAAAATCATAGGCTACACAGTAGTATAGCACTATGTCAAGCAAAAGTCAACATTTTATAAGGAAATAATAATGACGAATCACGAAAACTTAGTTAATTTATTTGAATCATATCTCGCAGAGAATGATAAATTCGACAACAAAGGAAATAAAGCCGCAGGAACAAGAGCAAGAAAAGCATTAGCAGAGTTTACAAAAGCGGCTAAAGAACGAAGAAAAGAAATTCAAGACGCTAAAACGGCAGAATAACAGACATAAATAAAAGAAAAAAATGGCTACTATTAATTTTTACAAAGATTTACCATTAGACTTCACGCCTCATCCTGTGACTGGTGACGTTCGTCCCATCACAAATGAGGTTGCAGTTAGACGTTCTTTGTCTAATTTAATTAACACGACAAAAGGCTCACGCCCGTTCATGCCTGATTATGGTAGTAGCGTTAAAAATTATTTGTTCTCTAGAAATGGCGCATTTACATTGTATGAACTTAAAAAAAGTCTTAGAAGAGACATTGAAAAGTATGAAAAACGCATATCACTAAGAGACATAAAGATAGATTATTCGGATGACGGGTTTGATATCAAATTAGAATATGTAATTAAAAATGCCTCTGGTATTGCAAACTTACAAACAACAGTCAAAAGGACAGCATAATGGCATCGGACAATAATTTAAAAATAGATGCATTAGATTTTCAGGGAATCAAAACTAACTTTAAATCTTATCTGCAAGCACAGGATCAATTCAGAGATTATAACTTTGAAGGTTCTGGACTTAATGTTCTGCTTGACCTGTTAGCATATAACACATACTACAATTCATTCTACCTCAACATGGTAGCCGCTGAGGCATTCTTGCCAACAGCACAAAAAAGAAATTCAGTTGTCAACTTGGCCAAGTCTCTAAACTATACGCCACGTTCAGTTACATCCGCATCTATTAGTGGAACTGCAACATTGACACTTACTAGTTCTCCAGTGAGCATAACTATTCCTGCATACACATCTTTTACGGGATCAGTAGACGGAACAACATACAACTTCTTGAATACAAGTTCGGTTATTGTATCAGCAACAAATGGTGTTTATAGTAGCGCAATGTCTCTCAGAGAAGGACGATATATTAATAGAAGATATACTGTAAATTTAAATGATCCAGATCAAAGATTTTTAATTCCAAATAAAAATGTTGACACATCAACATTGACTGTTAGCGTTTTAAATTCTTCTACAGACAGCACAACACGAACATTTTCAAAAGTTGCCAATTTAGTTGAAGTTACAGCCACGACTAAAGTTTATTACATTGAAGAAGTTGAAGATGGACAATTTGAAATTAAATT